CTAGATGAACAAATTGCCTCATTAGACACTGTCATAGGAGGTATATCTAACGAGCAAAAGCAAATGGATGATGCTTTAGCTCATGGTAATATAGAAGGCGCAAAAGCTCAATTACATACAAGTAATTTTTTAAACAATTTTTCAAAAGCTTTCTCTTATACAGAAACCTCTAATACTTATCAAACTAATCCTTTTGCTCAAGCGTCTCAATGGAGAGCTGAACAAGATAGAGATTGGAAAAAGTTCATGTTAACTTATGAACAAAAGAATAGAGAAATAGACATTCAAAGAGCTAAATTAAAACAAGAAACTACTGGATATGGAGGACTTCCTGGTTCTGTAGATCAATCCTTGTTACCACATCTAAATATAGATAAAGTGGTAGCTAAAACACAAATAGATCAAAATGCTCTATCTTCTCTGGATGGAGGATTTCTAGGTAAAAAGGGAAAAGACGAAGAATGGCTTAAACAACAAAGAGATGCTTGGAGTAGAAGTCCTAATGGTGTAGAGGCTGAAGTAGCATATCATTTATCCTCTACAGAACCTCTTAGAAGGAATGTAGAAGCTAATAAGTCAATGTTAATTGATGCTCAACAATCAGCAGGAAAAGCTTTAGGTATAGGAGATCCTTCTGACTATATTAATAAACTTATTCCTAAGAATGCTCCTGATATACACTATACTGATGGGGTTAATCAGTATGTTTACTCTCCTAAAGATTTTGTAGATTATAATAATATTTTATCCAAATATGTATCAAGTGGCGGTAGTGGAGGAATTGGTGGATATGGAGGAACACTTTTTGATTATAAAAAAGCAAAAGAAGAATTATCTCCAAAATTGTATCATTTATTAGAAATACAAGGAACCAGAAAACCTCTTAGTGATGTAGATAAACAATTATTAGGAATAACTCAAAATTATCAACAAATAGTAAATACTCCCAATAGAGAAATGTTAGGAAAGATAGAAGAGGTTTCTCAAGAAGAACTAAAGAATAGACTAACCTCTCCTCAAGGAATGGAGTATGGAGTGCCTACAACTAATGAAGCACAGAAACAATCAATGGGAAACAATCTTGCTAAATTAGCTAACAAAGCAGAATCTCAAAAAGGCAAACTTCCAAATTCTCCTGATTTTAATGTAGATAATGCTAGAAAGTTAGCATCTAATCCTGATACACAATACACATTAAAAGTTGTAGAAGGTAGTGAATTTCAACAACCTATGTATGAATTAACAGCTAGTGGACAAGTAGGTGATAAAAATTTATTTACAAAAGCTTTTATTCCTGTAGAGGATAAATTAGCTATGTTTGGACAACAGTTTGAAGCTGATCCTAGAGTGAGAAATATTAGACCTTATCAAGAACAAATAAGAAAAATGGGAGGATATAGCACAGCTCTATCCCCTGGAGAATCAACCCACGATAATGCCTATCTATCTAGTGTAGATTTTCCTAATGTAGGAACATATGGTGTGAAAGCTAATATTGAAACTTTATATCCAGGAAAATATCAAATTAAACTTAGTGTATTTGATCCCACTAAACAAGTATGGCATGAAAACATTTCATATCCTTCTAGATTAATAAGTGAAAATGCAATATATGATGCTCTCATAGGACTCAATGATAGCGCAATATATGAGCTAATCAATGAATCTCCTGCTACAGAGAATGATTTAAAACAAGTGAAGAACGCTTCTAAAAAACCTTTTTAATGCCTGAAACACCTTTATTAAATGAACAAGCATTGCAAGATGCTTCTCAAACATATTCCCCTCCTCAAGACGTAAATCTCCCTAACATTCCATTTAAGGGTTTTGACACTTCCTTGCTTCCAAGTGAAGGCGGTAAACCTACACCCTCTGCATTAAGTGCATTGGAGAATAAGTTATTTTCTATTTCTAATAATGGAGATGGTAAAATAACAGGTGGATCTATTCCTAGAAGTTTAGCAGAAGTTAGTTCTGATAGGTATGACCAATATGTTCCTGGAGAATATAATAATGAAGATGCTTATGCCTTAGGTCAAGGATGGCCTTCTAAAATGGTGAATGGTGTAGGAAAGGGATTATCCTTAACTGCTACAACATTCCTTCAATCTACAGCAGGAATGGTAAATGGAATAGCTAAAGCATCTATGGATGGTAGAGCTGCTTCCTTTTACGATAATGAATTTAATAGAAATCTTGATGAATTTAACAAACAATTAGAAAATATTCTCCCTAATTATTACACAGATGGAGAAAAACAAGCTAATTGGTATTCTCCTAAGAAGTTAATAACAGCTAATTTCTTATGGGATGGTATTGTTAAAAACATGGGATTTGCAGCAGGAGCATACCTATCAGGTGGTGTATATGCTACAGGATTAAAATCTCTATCAGCTCTCCCAGGAATGACTAAATTATTCTCTGTAGGAAGAGCTGCTGAAACATTAGCTGCTACAGAAGAAGCCTTATTATCTGCGGATAAAGCTGCTTCTACTTATGGACAAATAGAATCTCTTTCTAATAGGTTTCTTAACACATATAATGTTCTAAATAAAGGACAAAGGGTATTAGTTGCTGGATTGGCTACAACAGGAGAAGCAGGATTTGAAGCCTATTACAATCTTAATGATTTTAGAGATAGGAAGATTCAAGAATATAAAGATAGTCATGATGGTTGGGGTCCAATTGGTGGAGATTTAGAAGCTATTAATTCTGCATCAGATAATGTAGGAAATAGCTCTTTTCTATTAAACACTGCTCTTTTAACAGCTACGAACTATATACAATTTCCTAAAATCTTAGGATCTTCTAGTAAAGCAGAAAGAGGACTTATAGCTTCTACTACAACCAAAGAAATAGGGAATATAACAAAGAATGAAGCTGGTCAATTTATCAAACAAGAAGCCAAAACCAGAACAGGTAGAATCCTATCTACTATAAATGGAATTAGACCTTACACATTCTCAACCTCTGAAGGATTTGAAGAGGGTGCTCAATACGCTATTTCTCAAGGAGTAGATGATTATTATAACAAGAAATATAATAACCAAAACACTGATTGGTTAGAATCTGTATTTAAAGGAATTAACCAAACTATAGGCACTAATGAAGGAATGGAAAATGTCCTTATTGGTGGCTTATCTGGAGCATTAATGTTAGGAAGAGGTAAATTCCAAGAATCTTCCCAAATAAAACAGAATACAGCAGATGCTATTGCTAAATTTAATGGTTTCCAATTATCTGATTTCACAAAATCCACAGTAGATGCTGTAAATAGGGGTACTGTATTACAAGAAGAAAGAGAAGCTTCTCTTAGAAGAGGAGATGTTCTTGAAGCCAAAGACAAAGAACAAGATTATATTATCAACTATTTATCTCCTAGAATTAAATATGGTAGATATGATTTAGTACAAAGTGATATTAATCAGTATAAACAATTAGCTTCTACACAAGAAGGATACTCACAATTACAAGCAGATGGGAAAGCTCTACAAGGAGATTCCAGACTAGCTTATTTACAAAGACTTGCTAATTTAGAGGATGTTTCAAGACATATAAAAGGACTTTATGAATCTCTTCAAATAAGATATGGTAATCTTACTAAAGATGGTAAACCTGTTTATACTCCAGAAGTAGTAGATAAAATGGTATATGCTGCTTCTAAAGTAGCAGACTATGATAGACGTATTCCTCAAATATCTACATCTTTAGCCTTGAAAGGTATTCTTATAGATGAAGTGATAAATGATTTAGCAAAAGGTAAATCTGAAAAATATAATGAAACCTTTGACAAAATACAGGACTTAAATGAGGTGACAGGTTGGAATAGAGCTAATGATGATGAAAAAGAAGAATTAATAAGAGACTTAAATGATGTATCTGAAATGTCTTTAAGGAGACAACTTTTCCTTAAAGAATATAATGATATTAAGAAAAATCCATCTAGTTTCAAATCTTCCTTTGAAGAGCTTATCAATCCTAAAGCTACAATAGATCAACAAGTTCTTAAAGAAGGAAATGAGAAGAAAACTACTATTCAAAAGGAATTAGAAATTGGTAAGGAATATCCATTAGTTCAATCTTTAAGAAGAGAAGCTAACACTCTTCAATTATCTCCAAAACTCACCATCCTATCTAGAACTATAGGAGGAAAATATCAAGTGAAACTTCCTAATGGAGATATAGCTTATTTAACTCCTGAACAGTTTAAAGATTATGAAATAGGAGAAAAGGACAATACAGTTCCTGAATATGAAGGACTTTTAGATAAGTCTATAGATAATGTACTATCCACAGAAAAATACAAAGATTTAAAATCTCCTGAAAAGAATAAACTTCAATATATTAATTCCCTGGATAATAAGGAATTAATTGATGACATTGAAACAGAATTCAAGAAACAATCAGAAGAACTAGTAAAGCAGAAACTTAAGGAAGAAAAGGTATTAAAGAATAAAAGTCTTCAAAAGGAAATATTAGGTAGTGCTGATCCTGGATTACAAACTGTTACCTCTGAAGCTTCTTATGAACCAACTCCTAGAAAATCAGATATTACTATAGTTACTTCTACAAAACCTGCCGGAAAATCAATACTTCCACATCATATAAGAAGTAATAAGTTTGGATCTAATTTAGATAAATTCCCTAATAGACAGAAGATTAAAAGTGTACTTATCACTTCTAAGAATGAAGATGAGATGGGTCTTAAAGGACTCACTACATTCTTAAAAGGAACCTCTGATGTAGATACTTCTAAGATAGTAGCTGTAGTAATGGTGGAAAATGGTAAGCCTGTAGGAGAAGATGGTAAAGAATTAGAATTTCCAACTATGGACAATATCATTGTACAAGTGATGCCCGATCCTAAATTAGAATGGAGCAAGGAATTTGGTGGAGGAACTATGTTCAGAAAAGATACTACTCCTGAACAAATAGAATATTACAAGAAACAATATATAGAGTGGGTAAATTCTATATTAGAGAAACCTTCTTTGTTGGAACATTCTATTATTGCCTCATTTGGTATACCTGAATATGTTACTAGAAAAGATGATAAGGGTGATTTAAAAAGAGATTTTAAAGCTAAAGTCAGTGTAGAAGAAGCAGGACTTATAGCCTCATCAGATCTTACAGAAAAGCCTTTAATATTCATTCCTACTACAGATACCACTGTAGAGAAAGGAAGTGTATCATTTACTAGTCCTTTAGGTAGACCTTTCTTGAATCTTCCTAATGGATATGTTAAATTAGATAATAGAAAAATTACAGAAAAGGAAGCTTCTACAATTTATGAAGCTATTCATGAGCTAGCCAAAGATATATTTGATAATGGAGATGTTCAATCAGAGAAATCTAAAAGACTCATAAATTGGCTTAAATCTATCATTTATTGGGGATCTCCTAAAAATAAAGCAGGGTTTAGTAGTATATGGTTTAGTACTATAAATGGAGAACTTTCTCTATCTATATCTGGACAAGATAAAACATATCCTTTTGTTCCTTCCTCTATAGAGGATAACAAGGAGGAAATTATCACTCTTCTAGAAGGAATGTATAATAATGTTAATTCTGGACTTACTGATAAAGCCAATTTATGGAATGCTCCTTATGAGCAAATTCTTTCTATTTCTCCAGAAGGCGTTATAGAAAGCAAACAATGGCAAAACTATCAAACTTACCTTCTATCTAAGGAAGGTAGAAAAGCAGAAGAATTACCACTTTCTACTAACATGAAACCTATTACAGGAGACAGCGTTAATAGACATGGTATATATTTCACATTAATTGATACAGTAGATAATTATGCAAATGCTCCAAAGAAAGCTATTATTGCTCCTGTTGCTAAAGAGGAAACTCCTAAGGAAGGTTATATTTTGGATGGTAAGAAACGCAACACTTACACCTCCCCAGAAGGGAAAAATATAGATTTTGTAGCCACTCCTGATGGTAATATTAGAGTGTTAAAAGGAGGAGATTTAGCAGAAGTATTAGCGTCTCTTACAGAGAAAGTAGGAGAAGAGAAAGCTAAACAATCTATAGAATCTAGAATTAAAGCTTCTATAGCTCCCCAACTAGAAGTAAAAACTCCTAGGAAATCAATATTTACAAAGACTGAAAAGCCTATAATAGAAGGTAGAAAACCTGCTATTATTACTAGTGGTCCTATAGAGGAGAAAATGGAATTCTCTGTAGATGATTTAGATGATGAAACAGTATTAAGGGTGGTTAAAGAAGAACCTCTTAAATATTTCACTCCTGAAAACTGGGAAGAAACTTCAAAGTGGTTAAAGTCCAACTTCCCTAATGTTCCTGTATATAGAGTAAAGAATGTTATTCAGGCTACTAATGGGCAGCAAGCTTGGGGTATGTTTAAAAATGGTGCTATCTATGCATATGAAAATGCAGAAGTAGGTACTGTTTATCATGAAGTATTTGAAGCTGTATGGAAGATGTTTTCTGATAAACAGGAGCAATCTGATGTATTAAATGAATTCAAGAATAGAACAGGGTCCTTTGTAGATAGACCTACAGGTAAAACCATTAAATATTCTGAAGCCATAGATAGTCAAGCAAAAGAACAACTAGCTGAAGAATTCAGAGATTTTGTATTAAATAAGAAGATTCCTCAAAAAGCTGCTTCTGGAAAACATTTCATTATAAAACTATTTAATGATTTAGTGGACTTTATAAAGTCTTTCTTCACAGGAAATAAAGCTAAAAGTAATACAGAGAAGCTATTTGATAAAATAGGAAGAGGGTATTACAAACAAGTAGTTCCTCACCAACAACAATTGAGTTTTGCTAATTCAGGATTTATTGATCTAGAACATGCTTATACAGACAATTTTAGTGAATTCCGTATAAAGAATATTCCTGCTGATGTAGTAAATGACATTATGCAGCATATGACCTATCTCACTCTCACTGATCTTATTAAGGATAATAAGAGTCTGTTCTCTATTCCCAAGATAGGAAAGGAAGAACTATATTCTAGACTCAAAACTAGATTTACTAAAATAGCTGAACAATCCCAAGAATGGGATGAACTAGTAAAGAAACACCAAGAATATCTTAAAACCTATTCTATTGAATTTGATGATAATGATGATGTTATTTTAAAAGATGAGGATGCTTCTAAAAAGGGAGATTATCAAGATGCTACGAAAATAGATATATTTAAGAAAGCTAATAGTGCTGTAAAACTTCTTCTTTCTACTATTCCAATGGTGGATAATGATGGTAAACTCATCAGATCTACAATAGGAGGAGTTAAACTCTTACCTACTAGTCAAGTATTTATGGCTCTTATGAACACTCTTCACACTTCTAGAAGTATAGATGAGATGATGGAAAGGGTGAAGGAAATGTCAGAAGATGACAATAATTATAAAACCCTATATAATAGACTTACAAAGAACACATCTGACTTATCAGAAATCTCTGAAATACATGATGGTCAATTATTATCTGCCTTTTGGAGAACATTTAAGAAACAGTCTCCTGATGTAAAGAATGTTTATATATTTGATAATGGAGATGCAGAAGTGGGAGACTCTAATTTATCTAGTGCAGCTAGACAAATTAGTAGTGATTATGGGAATGAGATAGTAAAAGTGGTAAAAAGTAAAAACCCTTATTTTGAGTATTCTAATAAGGAAAAAGCTTATATTGGTAAACCTTCTGGGGTTAAATCTGTTTCCTTATCTACTGATCAAAATAGAGTGAATTTCCTAAAATCATTAGGAATAGAATTCAAAGTGAGTGAACTTTCTAAACTATCCCCAGACAAAATTGATAGTTTTAGAGAAGCTACAGCAGGTATAAAGAAGAGTATTGAGAAAGCTGAAAAAATAGCTACAGTGAGCAGAAAGGTGTTAGATATTAAGGGTAGGTTAATGCAACTTTCCCTTATCAGAGCATCTATTGATAATCCTGAATTTGATAGTACATTTTTTAATGTAAAAGGTGAAAGAACACAAACCTTCATAGGAACCAATCCTGTAAGTGACTTATTTGATGTTCTCTCTCAAATAACCAATAAAAGGCAACTTATCAATACTCCTTATGAATATCTATTGACTGATAGTTTTTCACAAGGAAGTGTAATCCTAGATAAGATATTCAATCCTACTACAGGAAATAGAATTAAAGGAGGAGAACAACTCATCCATCCTGGATATGCTGATGGTACTATTAATACAGAAAATGGTAAGAAGAAACAATCTGCCAAATTGACATATAAAGAAAGACTAGTACAAGAAATAAATCTTAATCTAAAAGGATACTATTACAATCTTGTACCTGGAGATGCTTCTATGGAATGGATGGTGTACATGGGAAATCATGTTTCTCCTGATGCCTTGTTGTCTGGATTCTCGCAAGTACATACTATATTTAAAAACTACTTTATATCAGAATTAGAACTCTCTAGAGAAGATAGATCTACAGCCAAAAAGAAGAATTCAGAAGACTTAAGATTTTTAAAGTCTATACTTGGAGCTGAATTACAAACTTCTATATTAAAGGAAAAAGGTACTCCTGAGGAGATATATGAAAAATATACATCACAGATAAACAAAGCTGTAGAGGCTTTTATTAAACAAGAATCTACTAATTTAAAATCTCTTCTTTCAAAATACTCTATTATCAAAGAATCTGCTGAAGGATATGAAGTTGAGAATCTTTCATTCTCTGAAGGAGATAATATCAAAGAAGCTACGTTAGATAGACAATTGAACGCTCTAACAATCAATTATGTAATTAATAATATAGAGCTTCACAAGTTATTATATTCTGATCCTTATCAATATTCTGATGAATTAAAACGTATTAAAAATGCCAATTCTCCTAGACAGGCTATAATCAATAATTCTCCTAATTTCAATAAGTCTTTAAACAAGATGTGGAATAAAGGATATGACAAAGATGATGTAGGATATACTGATATGACCAGAGACTATTTTAGAACCATCACATCTGAAGATGTTGTATCCAGTTCTGATTTAAAGGATTATGGAAATTTTGAGGAAACTGATGGTGGAGGTATAATTTCTATGAAAGCCTATAGATGGTTTAGGATCAAGGCAGGTGAATGGAACGATGATGAGGAAAAACAGTATAGGTATGATGTAGCTTTTGAAAAGGATAAGAAGAATCTCCCTTTATCATGGGAAGAACAATCTCTTTTAAATGGAACCAATCCTGAAGTACAGAGTGCTTACACTCCTATTAAACCTATTGTATTTGGAAATAAATTATCCAATAAGAATTATAATGATATTGTATTGGATAAATTTGCTCTCTACCCTCTTTCTTATAGAATATCTTATTCTCTAAATCCTGAGAGTAATGCAATTAAGCATTATAATAAAATGCAATCTGAGAATATTGATTATTCTGTATTTCAATCAGGTAGAAAAGTGGGTTCTGAAGGAATAAATCCTCTTTATAATGAGGATGGTTCATTTAATGAAAACCCATATGAAGCCATTATAAACATTTCTCATGGTATAATTTCTATACAATCTGAAGTTCCTTCTAAGGATGAGCCAATTGTAACAAGAGGATCACAAATTACTAAACTTGTTACTATGGACTTTATGGAAGCTGGAGTTCCTATAGATTTCAATAAAGGTAAAAACTACACAGAAAGATTTAATGAATGGAGCAAATTGTCAGAAGCTCAAAGACTAAACAAATCCCCTTTATATAAGGAAATAAAGAATAACCAAAAGCTTCTAGAGAGTATTATCGATCAAGGGTATTCTTCTCTTCTTACAAGAATGGGTATTGAAGAAACAAAAGATGGCACTTTTATCATTAAAGATTTTGATAAGATAGCTAATACCCTTAAGGATGAAGTATTAAAAAGAGAGGTAAATGACAATATTATTGATGCCTTTGAAGGATTTAAGAATGGGGATGTTGTATTAGAAGCCACTCCTGCTTACCAACAAATTCGTAATGTACTATATTCTATAGCTGACAAAAACGTTATTTCTCCTAAGATTTCAGGAGGTCAAAAAGTGCAAATTCCCTCTACTTTACTAGAGTCAGTTAGAGCCAAGAAAGAAAAAGGAGCTTATACATCTGATGTATTGAGATTTTATGAAGATAAAGATGGTAAAAGAACTTGTGAAATAATGGTGGGGAAATGGTTTAAAAGTCCTCTTTCTGATGAAGAACTTATTAACTATTTGAATAAAACCAAAGAAGGGCAATCTCTATTATCTGGTGTGGCATACAGAATTCCTACACAGAAACAAAACTCTATCGATTCCTTTGTAATTAAACAATTCCTTCCTAGGGAATTTGGAGACTCTGTTATTATTCCTTCAGCTCTTGTTAAGAAGGTAGGATCTGACTTTGATATTGATAAACTCTTCATCTATTTCAAAAATACATATAGTAACATCAAAGGTAATTTGAAAGAGATTCCTTTTTTAGGATTTGGAGAAGAGGCTAAAAACAAGTTTTCTGAACTTTATGAGCAAGGAGAGTTCTTAAATAAAGAACAAAGAGAAAGAGTAAATAAGTGGATAAAGGCTAAACAAGAAGATGAAAGTAAAGATACCCTATCTAAACTAGCTACAGATATATTTGGAGAAGATGCTTTTGATCAAGAGGTGATAGATGACTTTTTAGAGTCAAATTCAAATGAAGAACTTAAAAACAAGATTGTTGAGCAGATGTATAAAAAATCGCTCGAAAATCAATATATTCAGTCTTTACAGAACCTTATATCTCATCCTGAGAATTTTGAGAATCTTATAAAACCTAACTCTGCTGATCAATTAAAAGCTTTAGCAAAGGAGGTTACTAAGAAACTTGGATTTGAAGAATTCACATATGATGATCCAGGAAATATGCTTAATAGACACTTTATGTCTAGATTAAGACATGCTTTTGTATCAGGAAAATATGCTATTGGTATAGCTGCTGTTAACCAAACTAACCATTCTTTGAACCAAAGACAACCTATTTATATAGACCAAGAAAGATGGGATTTATTAATACCCGAAGATAAATATTGGTTATCTGGAGGAACTATGAATAAGGAAGATGTTTCTATAAAGTTCAAAAACTACAATAAAATACAAATAGGAGAGAAGGAATACCCCACACTCTCTATGATAAAGAACTCTAAAGGAGAAAATATTTCAGATATTATAGGTCAATTTATCGATGGATATGTGGATATTTCTAAAGGTCCTTGGATTATGGAATTAGGAGCTGCTCCAAATGTGGCATCCACATGGTTATTTTTAACAAAATTAGGTGTTCCTATTCAAGAAATAGCCTATTTCATGAATCAACCCATTGTCAAAGATTATCTTGATTCTATAGAAAATGCAGGATATTCATGGTTGTTTATTGAAGATTTTGTGAATGATATTAAAGAGTCTGATAAATACAATACTACTCCTTCAGAACTTAAGAAAATAAAAGATATACCTTCGAATTTAGGAGAATTGGTAGGAAAAGAGAAACTTTCTCCTCAAGAAAAAGCACAACAACAATTCATACTAAATGAATTCTTGAAATATGCTAAAATGGCTAACCATTCATTCCTTGTAACTCAAGGAGCTAATTGGGATACAGCCAATTTCAATGATCCTTATTTAGTATTTAAAAAGAATGAACAGTTTAAAAAAGCTCAATCTACTATTATTTCTTCAGTAAATGACTTAATTAAGAACTCCTTTGTAGGAAAATTAAGTGAGAGTATTGGAAAAGTTAGAAATGCATATTCCACAATATTAACTTCTGATAAGAAAAATGTTAGAAAAGTAGTAGAAGATGTACTGCGTCCCTATATAGATACTAATGATAGAGATTTTGTTAAACTAGCTCAAAAAGCTGTAAATGACTTATTTGATTGGGCTGTTCAAAATGACAGAAAACTTAACAATCAAATACAAAAGATATTATTGTCTGACGAAAATACAGCCAAGGAAATGTCTGATTTTGTTATAAAGGTGAGAAAAGATGATAAACACCCATTACATAACAATCAAATTATTAAGCTTTTAACTCCTCATTTCTCTGAAAAGAATGAAGGGGTAAATAACCTTAAAATCAAGAATAAGGACAATAAGGTGTATGACCAAAATCAAATGATCTATGCATTCTCTGAATTAAGAACATTTTTACAAAGTATAGAAAGTCCTTTATATGGATCATTAGTGAGATTAGCCGTTCTTCAAAGTGGATTATCAAATTCACCTATTTCCTTCACTTCTTTACTTCCTTATGAAGATTTTAAAAAGATTTACAATGAAACCTTGTCTACATTAGAAGAATATCCTAACTTAGCAGCTTTCAAGGAATTAGATGTATTCCAGAGAAACAATTGGAATAATGATGATTTAGTACCTCAAAGAAGAGCTAAATGGAAGCAAAATAAGAATGGAGAATGGAAATATAATAATAACATGAAATTCTTCGGATATAAAAGAGTGACAAAAGCTATAGAGAATGAAGATATTCCTCAATTAGTCAAAATCAATACTAAATCTAGAGAAGCAAATAATGATGTTATTGTATATACATGGGAAATAGGTACTAAAGCAGAAAAGGATAAAAAGAAGAAAGAAGGGGATTACTCGTATATTAAGAAAGGATTGTTTAAAAAGGTGAAACAATACGGTGAGCCATATACAATATCCTTCTCTATAGGAGATGCTTTAATAAGTGACTATGTATACAAGGCTATAAACACGTGGGGAGATTCACACTCTTCTGATGGTATATATTTTGGAGCTAATGAATTTTATGATGTAGCAAAACCTTCTATAATTGATAATGGATTTATAAAAGTGGAAAATGAAACAGATGATAGTACAATTCTTTCTTATTTCGAAAGTCCTGTAAAAGAAGCTTCTGTAGAGGAGGAAGATGATAGCAATTCAAATCTTCCATCGTGTAGTTGAAATTAAACCCTAATAATATGGAAATCAAACAATCTCTAGAATCAAAAGCAGCTAACATAGCAATAGCAGCAGGATTATCAATTTTTATAGTAGCTATAACAGTTTCTATATTAACACAATTAGTTCCATATTTCGATACAAAACTAGCAGTAAAGAATATTCCTTTAAATCAAATAATAAGAGGATTAACAATAGCTCCATTAGGAGAAGAATTGATTTTCAGATTAATCCCTATATCTTTATTCTCTGTTCTATTAAAGAATACAGAACTTTTCAAAGAAACCAAATGGTATATTGTAGCAATAATAGCCGCAATATTTGGTTATATACATGGAGGATTTTATAATATTTACATACAAGGTGTGGCAGGTTTCTTTTTTGGATGGGTGTATATTAAAAATGGTATGTCTTATTGGTCTGCTGTAGCTACACATTTTCTCTATAATTTCATGATTTATATTGTTTTTCCAGTAATTATTTAAACCTTTATAATGGCCTGTAAAATAAGTTATATTCAAGCTGCTCCTCTATCAGAATCTGAGAAACTTAGATTGGAAAATCTACATATAGAAATTTTTAGTAAAGCTAAAGAAAGTGGAGATTTCAGAAATTTTGATGGAAAATTATATACCCTCAAGGAAGGATATTCAAAAGGTATATCCTTCGTAGCTGGAATAAATAAGGAATATTCTACTCCTGTAGCTAAAATTAATACAAAAGCTCCAGGTCAACATTATTTATCAGTGGATGTACTTCCTTTAACTATTGAAAAACAGGAAGTAATGTTCCAAAAGTCCACATTAGAACCATCTATAGCTACAGAGGAAACCATTAAATTAGTGAAAGAAGTAGCTAAAAAAATGGGAATAGATATTCAAGAATTGAAAGGTAAAGAGGGAGTAAATGCTACAGCAGACTTAATTTCTGGTATTATAGCTATTGCTGAAGGAAAGGAATCTGAGGCTATTACAGAGGAAACTGTACACATCGCTACAGCCATTTTAGAGCAAACCAATCCTAAGATGGTGACAGAAATGATTGCCAAAATTGACAAATTCCAGATATATAAGAGGGTTTATAATGAATATAAAGATACATACACACTTCCAAATGGAAAACCTGATATTAGGAAGATAAAAAAAGAAGCTGTAGATAGACTTATAGCTGAAATAATTGTAAACAATAATGAGAATTTAGATCAAAATCCTGAATTAAGAGAGGAAATTAACCAATCCTTAGTAAAAGGATGGTGGAATTCTATTCTTCAATGGATAAAGAGTTTATATAAAAAGGCTAATATTGACATATTTAAACAAGCTGCTTCTGATATTCTTACAAAGGATATTGGTACAGTGGAAGATATTAAAACAGAAGGAACATTTTACCAACTATCTGATAAACAGAAAGATATACAACAGAAATTAGCTGATACACAAATAAAGGTAGAAAAGGTAGAAGATGTTAAAAATTCTGACCCATTATTATTGGATTCTGAGGAAGCTAATAATTTCTATAGAATACAAAAAGAAGATGGATCTTGGGAGAAAATTACTAAAAGGGTTACAGATAGGGTAAAAGCTTGGTATAAACAAAGATTTGGCAACAATGTATTTTCAGCTCAAGAAAAGGAATTTAATGAGCTTAAAAGGAAATATGGTGTAGAAGGACATGCTGATTTTGAAGAAATTCACACCAGATATTATAATGAAGATGGTACTAAAAGAGAAACTCCTTTAGAAAGACCAGATAAATTCAATCTTCCTTCTAGGGAAATGTATGATAAATTAGAGAAGTATTATGTGGAACTTGTAAATACATTTCCTCAAGATACATTAATATTCTCTGAAGTGATAATTTATGATGAAAAACAGAAAGAAGCAGGAACAATAGATTTCTTGGCTGTAGAACCTTCTGGTAAAACCTCTATATTTGATTGGAAATTCATGAATTTTGGTAAAAATCAAGAGGATGTTGCTTGGTACAAACAAGGAGCTTATAATGTTCAAATAGGAAGATATAAAGAAATTCTTAATAAACAATATGGAATTAAGGAATTTGGACAATTAAGAGCTATTCCTATTACAATGAACTTTGAGAATAAAGATAAGAAAGACAAAAAATCTCCTTTATTATTAAAGTCTATAGGTATAGGTAATGTCAATCCAACAGCTATGGAGCCACTTACCCAACTTCCTATAGCTGAAGAGTCAGAATCTACAGGATATGAAGCTTTGGATAATATTATAAAGAGACTTAATGCTCACCTAAGACAAGTAAGTAAAGAAAAAACTACCAATGAAGAGGATAAACAGTTTAAAATTGAAAGACTTAATATTCTTAACAAGGCTATTAGACATGCTCACATTACACATAATGTTGTACCTCTTATACAGGTTATTGAGGTGATGAGAAAAGAAGGGGATAGAATCTTGGATGATTATTCTCTTTCTTACAAAAATAGACCTGCTACATTAGCTGATAGTACAAATGAAGAACTATCAGATTTTGCTGAGGAAATGAGGGATTATATTAAACTCTCTGAAGTATTTACAGATATTGGGGATGATTTAGGAGGACTTATATACACTGAAGAAAATAATAAAGATAATCCTACAGAGGCAGAGAAAGCAGATGCTCTTATAAGAAAACAATATCTAGATATGCTTGAAAGAGAATCTAGACTTATTAGAAAGTCTCAAAAGGAGATAAAAAAGGCAGCTTTAGCATTTGCTGACAAACATATAGGGGAACGTAATCTAGTAACAGGGTTATTAAAACCTGAGAAAATAGTTAAAGGACTTGGTAGTTTATTTAGAGGTGTAAGTGAACTCCCTCTTCGTTCCTTAGAAATATTACATAAACTTACCAGATCAGCACAAGGAAAAGCCTCCACAGATGCTCTAAAAGAGATCACTTCTTTAATGGATATTAGGAAGAAAATAGCAGATAAAGGTGTAGATATAAGAGATTTTATCAAGCAAATCTATCAAAAAGACAAGGAAAACAAACTTGTAAATAAACTTATTCTTAAATATAATAGTGAATTCTTCAAAGAAATTGATGAAAAATCATCAGAAGGAGGAGATATTAAGTGGTTGAAAGAGAATATTAATGTAGAAGAATATAAGAAAGAAGCTCAAAAAGTTATAGATAGACAGATAGATAATATCAATAAAACTAGGTATAACGGATCTGAAGAGGAAGAAGAACTTATTAGAGATGCTGAAAAAATCAGAGTTAGGAAACTCTATGATATTGATAGAGAAGACTTTAATGGTTGGAATAACTATATTCTAAAAAGACATCCTCTTGATAAATGGTATTCAGATGAATATAAAAATGTCTTAAAAGATCCTCTTTTATTAGAACTATACAATTTTGTTGTAAATTTCAATGAAAAGGCCAAGGAAATAGGATATTTGGATAATAAGGTGGCTAGTAGCTTTCTTCCTTTTGTTAGAAAATCTATGGCTGAACAACTATCATTTGACAACACTCTATCTCCATTAGATGCTTTTCAAAAGAGTGTACAAATTAATATTGATGATGTAGGATATGGAAATATTAATGAGGTAACAGGAGAGCTTGAAAATAGCATTCCTAAATACTACACTCACGATTTTACCAAAACTGATGGTGTAAATGACTATTCTCAGGTGAGTGAAGATTTGTTTAAGAATCTTATTCTTTATATCCAACAAGTAGAGAAGTATAAGTATATGTCTGAAATTGAAGGACAATTAAAACTTGTTAAAACTATAGAGGAATTCAAAACCCATCTTAATACAGGTAGAACAGGTGATGTTATAATGAAAGATGGTAAACCTGAAGAGCTTCCAGGGAATGCAGAGAATACTAAAATGTTTGATGATTTTCTGAGAGTGTTATTATATGATCAAAGATATGTACTCTCTGATAGTGATACCCCATTACATATAGATAAGGTTTTAAACTTTGTTAAAAAGAGTGTAAATGGTGTAGTCGGGAAAGAAATATGGAAAGAAAATGAAAAACCTACAGCTACATCAATGATAAAAGCTATCGATGCCGCCAATAGAGGATTTCAATTAAAAACTTTAGGATTTGAGTTTATATCAGGAGCTGTCAACATGTTTGGAGGAAACATCCAAATGGCTACACAATCAGGAAATTACTTCAAAGCTAGAGAATTTGCTAAGAATGAAGCTAAATTAACCTTCCAAAAGTTTGCCAATGAGGAGGATAAAGAACTATTCATTCAATTAGTAGACATTTTTATGCCTTTAAAAGATGATCCTTCCTATGAACTCTATAAACAAGCAGGATTAACAACTCTTACTAGACTTAATCTAGGAGATACTCTAATGGTATTTATGCGTAAACCTGAACAATTAATAGAAAAATCTGTATTTCTTTCTCTATTAGAGAATACAATGGTAGTGGATGGAAAAATAGTGAATATTAGAGAGTTTGTTAAGAATAAGTATAAAAATAGATATGATGATGCTTCCTCTTATAACCAAGTAAAGGATAAAATAGAAGCAGAAATAGAAGAATTAAAGAAAACTTCCTCTATAAATACCACTAAAAAACTGGAGGATGGGAAACTTGTAATCCCTGGACTGGATTTAAAGAATAGAGATGAGCTACAAAGACTTACTAATCTATCTAGAAGAATTTCTAGAAACGCCACCGGAGGTATGACAGATGGGGATATAAATAGAATGTCTATGTCTATTTGGACTAAATCTATGATGATATTCAAAGGTTGGATACCTAAACTAGCTGATACAAGGTTCTCTGAATTCAGAAAGGTGAGTGATGATTTCTCTGTAAGAGTGAATGAAGATGGAATAGCAGAAGGAGAAAAGTACGATATTGGTAGAATAAGGCTTTTAGCCTACATCCTATCAGATGGAATATTCAAAGGTGTACAAAATGTAAAGAACATTGTAGCTCTTAATTCTCAAGGATTAGAACGCTTAGATAAGCTTTTTGAGGATTTTAAGCAAAAATATGAATCAGAAACAGGAGAAGCTCTGAATATGTCTAGAGAAGACTTTATTGATCTTATTAGAACCAATTTAAGAAATCAACTAAAAGAACTTGCAATATTTGCTAGTTTAATAGGAATGGCTCTTAGTTTAGGATTTATGGCTCCAGATGATGATGAGGATAAGGCTACTAAGAACTTCTTCAGATATAGTCAAAAAGTACTAGATAAGTTTGTAAATGAACTTTCATTCTTCTATAATCCTGCTGATTGGGAATCTCTATTATCAGGAGGTATATTTCCTGCTGTAGGTATAATTGAAGATATGCAAAGATTTATTATTCATTTCTTCCAACAAACTACAGGACTAGACTTTGATCCTAATACATCATATGATGATGTTAGAAAGAAGGCTCAACCTATTAAAAATGCTATGAAAATGCTGCCGATTACTAAAAGTGCAGTTACTTACCTTGCTATATTTAATGAAAATTGGGCTAAAGAATTTGATGTCACTGTGTCTAGTAGTAGTAAGAGACACTAAATAGCTATATTATATTCAAAACATTAAAATAATCCTTAAAATTTCAATAATTTAACTTATTTTTGTACATTATGAGAACTGCTAATATTTGCCCCACTTGTGCAACATTTATAAATGCTGCATGTATTGTATATGATGGAGATCTTCTAACCAACTTAGATGTAGCTCCTCTAGACACCTTAGATATTATTCTAGGGAAGATTAATGATGCTTTAGAGCCTCAAACTGGTCATGGCAACCCTACATCCAATGTTGTATTTGTAGGTCAATTTTATATTGACTTGGATGCTCCTGCAATATGGATAGGGTTAGCAGCAGGAATCCCTGATTGGGGTTATTTTGGTAGTATTTCAACTACTACAACTACCACAACAACTAGTTAAAAAATAATTTGGATTATTAGAATATTTTTTATATTTTTGCACAAAATTAAACCAATTATATTATGGAAAAACAACTAAAAGTTGAAGAGATTTATGAATGTATAGCTCTTTTAGCAGGATTTAAAAATGATCAAACTCAAGTTACATGTCTAGGATTTAATAATGAGAAGTCTATTTCTGAAGGAATGCGAAGAATTACTAACAAAACATTCAAGAAATTGAGTGAAAACTGGCCTAAGGAGCAATTAGAAGGTATTCAAAAACTAACAATAGAAGCTCTTCCTGCATTACAAGAAGGAGAAGAAAGAAATGATGAAATTGCTCTTTTGACTCTAAAACAAAGTAAAATTAAAGAATTAACTGAATCAGAGGTAACTATTATTTTTGAAGAACTTCCTGATTTTAAAATACTAGATAGTAGACTAGAAGAAAGAAAAGAATCATTAAGTTATAATTACAGCTATATTTTTGAACGATTGTTCCTAAACTACTAGAAAAGAGGATTTATCCTCTTTTTTCTTATAGCATTATTTTATTGCCAAATTCTTTGAAATTTGGATATTTTATCATACTTTTGTACACTCCCTCTAAATTTATTTTAAATGCCTGACATTGCTGAAGAATTATCAGAAATAAAACAACAATTAGCCATAGTTATAACAACAGGGAATAATACACTTGATGAGTGTAGAAAAACCAATGGTAGAGTTACTAGACTAGAAGAAAGTCATAATAACTTAGTAAAGGATTTGGCTGTACTAGATGCCCTAACCACTCAAAAAATGAAATTTATAGATAAAGGTTTGGATGACATAACTCCTAAATTAGAGAAAGGTCAGTCCTTTATGTATACACTAAAAGGAAATTGGCAAGGTATAATGGTAGTAGCAATGCTAATAGGATATATAGTAGATAAATTTATAAAATAGTATGTTCAGTAATTGGAATAAAGAATCTTCTAAAATAGGAAAAGTATTCCATACTTGGGTGGCTGGTATACTATTAGTCCTATCCATATTAGGAGGATCAAATGAATACCTTTCTCTTGTTCCTCCTGATTACATTCCAACTTATATAAAAACCATTGTTGTAATATCGGGAGTTATTTCCTATGTAGGTGGAAAATTAACCAAAAAAGAAGATGCTCCTAAGGCTTAAAATAGAAATAGGGATAGTGTTACTACTAATTATAAGTAGTTCGTTTCTTTATGTATTCTATAATAAATATAAAGAAGAAAGAGGGCAGAAAGAAGGAGTAGAACAACTTTTTAGCAAGAGCCAGGATAGTGTAAGAGTGTATAGGAATGTACACGGAAGATTAGTCAGTAAAACCAATAGTCTTGTTCTGGAGAATAAGACAATTAAACAACTTGTAAAAGATGGAAATCTACCCTTTCTAAAGGAATTTGATGGTTTAAAAAGGAATTATAAAAATCTAGAATATGCTTTTCATTCTCTCTCAAAATCTGTAGATAGTCTTCATATCCATTTAAAAGATAGTGCCTTTAGTTATATTGATAATAAAGGTGATACTGTTAAATTTGTAGCCAAAAATTGGAAAAAACAAGATAAATGGTCAAAATTTGACTACAAAGAAGTTAGTCCAGATAGTGCAATCCTTAAATATGAAGTGGATGTCCCTTTAGATGGAGTATTGTATTGGAAAAGGAGATGGTTTTTAGGAAAAAAGCACTATTTTTCAGAAATGACTTCTGAAAATCCACATGTTAAAATTCCAGAACTATTAGAATTAAAAGTAGGTAAAAAATAAAAATAAATAATGCCTCATTATGTAAAAACCGGATTTTGGACAAGTTCTGCAAAGAAATATAATGATTATCTCGATTTAGAGAAATTAATAACCTCTACTATAGGACCTATACCTAATTTGTTAGCAGGTAATAACATTACTATTACAGGAACCTATCCTAATCTAATAGTAAATACTATAGATCCTATAAATATAATAGCGGGTGCAAACATTGGAGTTACAGGAACCTACCCTGATATAACTATTGCAGTTACAGGACTGTCAGGAGGAAGTGGATTTACAGTATTTAATTTAAATTAATAGAATGCCATTAGCTTCAGGAGCATTTATACAAGATAGAGGAACTACAATGATGCAAGTTGCAGCATTTCCTGCTGGTTATTCTAATGATGGTATATTTGGATATGATGACGGTATAAATAAATGGATTGCCATAGAATTAGATAGTTTAATATCATGTAGAAAGGGGGGAATCTACTCTAATGGAGTAGATATGACTACTAAATTAAATACTTTACTGTCTAATTCTGGAATAAAAGGTATTAGGTTTGATGCTAAAGGAGGGGGAGGAATAACTGTAAATGGTACAGTAAATGTACCTTCAGGTAAAGTACTTTCATTTGAAAACGGTTGTTATTTAACAGGCTCAGGTACAGTAAATGGAGGAATAATAGATGGTAATTTTAGAAGTAAAATATTTGATATAACACTAACGATAGTACCAGAAGCTCTTGTTCAAGGTAAATGGTCAGTTAGATGGTTTGGTGCATTAGGAAATAACTCTCAAGATGACCAACCTTCTATACAAAAAACTATAGACAGTGCTATAACTTCAAACTTAAAGTATGTATATATGCCATTTGGTATTTATAAAATATCAAAAGGTATTGTAATAAGAAAAGGAACAGATGTGTTTTGTACAGGATTTAAATTAGAAGGGGAAGTAAGTGTTTATGGTGGCGAAATAGGACAAACTAAAATATCAACTTCTAATAAAAATACCTTTATGGTAGGTGTACATAAAGGCAAAGGTGTTAGAATTTCAAATATCTACCTATCTGGAGCCAATATATCCATAGCCACTCTATCTATTTATGATGTGATGGAGAACCCCAATACTGACTTTACTGGAGGATGTAGAAATACCCCTAGTTCTCCACATGCGGGATTTATAGTTGATCCTTTTGTAAATGATCCTTCATATTCCGATCAATATCCAGATTTTACATCTTATTATGTAAATGAAGGTAGTGGAGGGTCAACAGATATTATTTTTGAAAATTGTAGAGTTAATAGCTTAGTTGTTGGATATTGTATGAGTCCTCATACTACTCCTCAAAATGGGGATGCAATTTGTATAAACAATTGCTGGGGAGATAGTTGCAAGGCTGCAATTTCTGTTGGCCAGTCACAAAATAGATCTATGTTAGTAAATAATTTCAAATGTTGGGGACACACAGAGACAATATTTGATTCGTATAATTATGGAAATGTAACATCTGACCATCCAGAAGTGGACGGATTAAACGTTGCTGGTTCTGTTAGGTATTTATGCAGATTAACAACATTTGCAAATAAAGGACTTATAATAAAAAGAGCGCATATAGAAAGTTTATATATGTTAAATGGTCCAGGTCAACTAGGAGATTTATGTATAAAAGATTCAAGAATTCATTTACAGTCAACTCAAATTGGAACACCAGCGATACATGATGCCTACACGGTATTTAAAGGAGGTTCCTTAAAAATATCAGATAGTTTATTTATAAGATATAGTAATTATAATAAACCTTTTGCTGTAGATTGCGCAATGGCTTATTTTGAAAGATGTTATTTTGAAATATTACCTATAAATTATGCTACAGCAACAGGAGGTCAGATATTTTTTGAAAATTGTAGAAATGCTCAAACTATACATAATTTTGGTACTGATGGTAGAATTACTTTAACAAAAACCGCAGATCAATCTCCTAATAACCCAATTCTATTTTTATCTAATATGGAGTTATCTTTCATAAGTAGAAATAGATATGCACCAGCAAATGGAACATGGTCTTATACAAGAAAAAGAATGGCTGATATATCAGATAAATTTTTAAGTAGAGATTATAATTTTTTTGCTTTAAAATCATCTACATTAAATTTTAGTAGTATAGATTCTGTAAACTTAACAGCTAATATAATTATTGGACTGGGAGATGATTATAATAAGGTAATGTTAGACGATTTAATTTTTCTAAATGGAACAACTAACATTTTAGATGAATATGGAATAGCAAATAGATATTTATGTTGCGGAATGGTGACAGCAAAAAACGACATAACAGGGACAATTACATTATCATATACCACCAGAGGAATAGATAATATTACTAATTATAATTTTTATATTGGAAGAACTTCTTTAATGTATCCATTTTGCGTTGTAGGAGATTGTGCATCAGGTAGTAATTTAATAACAAATGCTGTAGCAGATGGAGGATTAAGTACACCCAAATATATAAGTGTAAATAGTCCTTATTTTCCTATAGGAACATATATAACATCTATATCAGGAACAACTATTACTTGTAGTAATAATGCCATATCGTCTGGAACAAATATAGATGTTGTAAGTGCAAACTGGCAAGCAATTGAATATGGGGTTTATAATGCAGCAACTCCTGATGTTATTGGATACAAAAGTGGTGATTTAATTTATAATACAAATCCAGTAACTTATCCTAATGTGTGGAGATGGAGATGTATTCAATCTGGAGTTACAGCAACTTCAAGACTACCTATTTTTACGACAGAAACTGCAATTCCAGCAAATAGTCTAGAGGCAACATTTAGTTCAACAAATAATACTACTTTTGTTATTCCTATAGGTTATCTAACTACTGAATTTGTATTAAAATCCACTGTAAATATGACTATTAGTATAGGAACAACTCCTAGCGGTACTGATATAGCTAATTCACAAGCAACTGTAGCTAATATCTCCATAGTGATTCCTTATGTTAAATATACTGATAATTCTATAACCATCTACTTTACCGGAATCTCAGGAGGAACTTTATCAATTATACCTATATTAAGAAAAGTATAAATAATTTAATAAAATATAATGTCAGTATCTAATAGAGAAATAGGAGGAGCATCAGCACCTGAAGAATATTGGTTAGCATTCATCTCTAAACAGATGGAAAGACTTACACAAGTTGCCTCTAATATAGCAGGTGGAGGTGGAGGTAGTCCCACAGGTCCTGCTGGAGGGGATTTAAGTGGAACTTATCCCAATCCTATAGTAGCCAAAATACTAGGAAATGCTATTCCTATTAACGCTGCTGGAGCGTTAACTAATAATGGAGCAGGAATATTAACCTGGTCCCCTGCTGGAACAGGTAGTGTAACTTCTGTTTCTGTCACTTCTACAAACGGATTTGCAGGAACCGTAGCCACAGCTACAACAACTCCAACCATCACCATATCTACTACAATTACAGGAATAATAAAAGGAAATGGGACTTCTATAAGTGCAGCTACAGTAGGTACTGATTATAGTGTCGGAACTTCTGCTTTAGGTACAGGAATCTTAAAATCTACAACAGCAACAGGAGCATTGTCAATAGCTGTAGCTGGAGATTTTCCAACATTACCTTATTGGTCACTAGCAACTGGTGGCACTTTAACAAATGTAAACACTATTACTAGTAATGTTGCTAATCAGCACATCTTTACTGGAACTTGGACTGCATCTGCTAATAATCAAAATCATATAGAAGTAACAGGTACAATAACAAGTAGGAATACTGCTTCTGACACTATAAACTATTTAGTAATTGATCCAACTATTGCTAGAAATGTAGGTAACCCAGCAACGCAAATAGCAACGGCAGTATTAATTAATCCTACTTTTTCTAATTCTCCCACTACACAATATATTCTTAGACTTCAAAATGCCACTACTGATAGATTTACAGTACAATCGGACGGGACAACAAAAATAACTAATGCTTCTGGATCAACTACTTTTTCAACCAATGGTGATATTGTCATGATTTCGGGAGGAAGGTTGAGTTCCATTGGTAATTCAGCAGGTGTAAATTTTTTAGGAGGAAGGGATGCAGCAAATACATTTTTATTTTCTACTTCAAACAATTATGATCAAGCAAATGCTACAAATATATTTATAAGTGGAAGTCCTTCATTTTCCTATCCTTCAGGCACAAATTCGGGAACATATTTTAAAATTTCACCAACTTTAAATACATCTGGAGGTACTAATACGATTAGAATAATTGACTACAATCCTACTGAGACTTTACTAACAGGGAGTACACACTATTTCATTACAAGTAGATCAACAACAGCATTAAGTGGATTTGCAGTAGCCTCTCCTGCAAATGCTTATATTGTTATTGGAGCGGGAACTACAACAATAGCACCATTTAAATTAACATCAGGAACTAATCTTACAACTGCTGTTGCTGGTTGTATGGAGTATAATGGTACAGACTTATTATTTACTAAAACGGGTACTACTAGGGGAAATGTTTTAGTTTCTACAGCTACTACCACTGAAACAGTAGTTAGTGATACTACTGCTACTATAACAATTGGAGGAACTACATTTAAAGTGCTGCTAAAGGCATAAAATGACAACAACATCATACGCTCTTTCTATTCTTACTAATTATACTTCTGTTGAAGAAGCAATATATGCAACTACTTTAAGTGGAGTTAATGCTGGAAGCTCTGTTATATATAATACAACTCTTTCTCTCACTAGAATATGGGATGGAACTAATTTTGTAAATGCTCCTACAATTTCAGCATCAGTACTGCCTTCTTTTGGAGATATGTTTAAATCTGATAATTTATCAGGTTTATCAAATTATACCACTGCTAGAAGTAATTTAGGACTTGGTACACTTGCTACACAAAATGGTACTTTTAGCGGTACATCCTCAGGAACCAATACAGGAGATCAAGATTTAAGTGGGCTTGTCCCTAAAACAACCACTATTAATGGTAGTTCTCTTTCTTCTAATATCACTATAACTACAATTACAGGGAATGCAGGAAGTGCCACTGTATTGCAGACAGCTAGAGCTATAAATGGTATTTCTTTTGATGGAAGTTCCTCTATAACAATAACAGCAGCAGCAGGAACATTAACAGGTAGTACATTAAATTCAGGAGTTACAATATCATCTTTAGTTTCATTTGGAGCATCAGCCATAACTAATCTTCTTCCCTCTCAAACTGGAAATACAGGGAAATATCTTACTACAGATGGTAGTAATATAAGCTGGGGATCTCCTTCAGGTAGTGGGGATATGATTTTAGCCTCTAATCAAATAGTTACAGGTACTAAAACTTTTAGTCCTGGGACATTGATACTTGCTGCTGGGAATACGTCTTCTGGAGCAGAAATATTTATATTAACTAGTGCAGCATTATTAACATCAGCAGTGGCTGGTGTAGGGGAAGTGGATGCTAATGGTATTAGATATTGGACTCATTCTACATCAGAAAGAGGAGTGATAGACAGTGAGCAGTTTATTTCTCTTACAGGAGCATACACTCTCACTTCTCAAACTGCTGCTCAAAAATTGTTCAATTCTTCTACGAATGGGGCATTAACAGTTTCAAGTTCAAAATCTTATTATTTTGAATGTGTTTTTTCTTTAACCTCTTTATCCTCTACCTCTGGTTCTTTTGGTTTTGCATTTGGAGGAACAGCTACATTTACATCTCAAGCATGGCAATCTATTGCTAATAAAGCAGCATTAGCTACCCCCACTGCCGGATTAATGACATTTAATACTGCTGCAAACGTAACACTTGCTACAGCAAATACCACTACTACAGGGCAAGCTAGAATAACAGGAATTGTTAGAATTAATACAGGAGGAACATTAATCCCTCAAATATCATTAGGAGTAGCATCAGCAGCCATAGTAGGAGTAAATTCATACTTTAGAATTTGGCCTGTTGGTAGCAATACAGTAACAAATGTAGGAAGTTGGAGTTAATTAATTAAAAAAATATGCCAGTACCAAATCAACAGATAGGATCTAGTAGGAAAGTCAAATGGCTTCAAACTATATCAAAACAGATAGAGAGATTAACAAAAATTCTATCTACCAAATAAGAGATTTTCAATAAACCAATAGAATTACATGAGAGATTTAGTATTTATACAATGTGCGCCTTGTGATGATTATTACTGGTGGCAAACTCATTTATGGTTAGAAAGTCTAAAATCAATAGGAAAATCAAATAAAGCAATTTCTCTAATATTTACGCCTAATTACAGAGATAGGAATTCTAAATGGGATGAATTAGTTAAACTATATCCTGAATCAGAATTCTTCTTCTATAAAGATACTGATAGAATAAGTGAAAAATTAATAAGAATTTATATTCCTATTATACGACCTTATATTCTGATGAAATATTTCAAATTACATCCAGAATTAAAGGAAAAAGCTATTTTTTATTGTGATTGTGATATTCTTTTTACAGAAAAATTCAATATTGACAAATTTTTAGATGATGACGTATGTTATCTATCAGATACACTTAGTTATATAAATGCTAGTTATTTTGATAGTAAAGTAAAAGATGTTATTCCTGAGAAACTAGAGCAATATAAAACTAGAGATATATTAGATGAAACTTGTAAATTAGTTGGTATATCCAGGGAAATAGCAGAGAAGAACAATTTACACTCTGGAGGAGCACAATATCTTTTAAAGAATATAGATTGGACATTCTGGGATAAATGTATAACAGACTGTATTAGAATTAGACATCATCTTCAAGAAGTAAATAAATATTTCTTTGAAAATGAGAATAAAGGATTTCAATCCTGGTGTGCAGATATGTGGGCAGTCTTATACAATTTATGGAATAGGGAACAAGAAACTAAAATAGTTCCAGAAATGAATTTTGCATGGAGTAGTGATAATATTTCTAAACTAGAAACCTGTCCTATATTCCATAATGCAGGTATCGTAGGGGAAAAACAAGGAGAAACCCCTGTATTTTATAAAGGAAAATATCATCAAGGAGCTAATCCTTTCGAAGATAGTCATTTAGAACTTGTATATAACAATGAACAATCTAAAACTCTTTGTAATTGGTATTATGTAGAGCAGTTAATAAAATTAAAACAAAAATATAATTATTAAAATATGGCAAATATAGATAAACCTGTACTTAAGGCATTTGTTAGGATAGACGGAACTGGTCGTGATGTGAGTGGTAGTTTAATCCTTAGATTAAAGATGCCTAAAGTAGGTAAATGGCGTGAGATTCAAGCATACCAATGCTGTGATCCATTTACTACTACGACAAGTCATCCTTAGTTTTTGAATTTATTCTAAACCAATTTTTAACTACATTTTATGGTGGTTGTTTCTGTTATTGTACATAATAGGTTGTCTAATGTTGAGGAATGGATAAGGTGTTGGAAACAATGTAATACTCAAGATGCTCAATTAATAATTATTCACAATTATAATAATACTAATGATAAGAATGAATGCAGTAAACTTTGTAGAACAGATGATATTGCTTATATTCCTAGACTTAATACAGGATTTGATATAGGTGCATTTCAAGATGTTTGTAGAGGGAGATTAGAAGGATTCCCTACAGAATATGACTATCTCTTGTGGTGTACAGATGATGTGCTCCCTATGAGTAAAGATTTTATAGAAAGATATATTGCTGTATTTAAAGATGATATTTCTTGTGTATGTTATGAATTAAGTAATGAGGTTACTAAACATATACGTACTACAGGATTTATGATGAGAAAAAGGGAGTTAGCTAATATTGTATTTGCAGTAGATCCTATAGCTCATAAAGAGGAATGTTATGAATTTGAACATAAGAGAAAAAGTAGAGTGGTTACTCTCTTTGAACAAGTGGTTCAATGGGGAAGAATAGTTCAAGTAGATGCTGTTGAATATGCTCCTTTATGGGATAGTGGACATGAAAGTCCACAAGCTAAAGGAAGATTTAAAAGAAGACATCAAGAACATATAGAAGCATTTCCAACTCTTCCTAAAGTATTAAATTTAAATCCTCTTCCTGAGGATAATAAAATTACATTTATTTGTCCCATTTTCAATACTTTTCCTGAAATTGTTAGTAGTTTAATTAATCAAACCTATAAGAACTGGGAACTTTTATTAATACACGATGGTCCTAATTCCACTAATTTAAGAAAAGTAATAGATGCTATAGGAGATAAAAGGATTAAATTTATAGAGACAGAAGAAAGAAAACAGCAATGGGGTCATCCAATACGCCAATTTGCACTCAATAACATTGATGTATTATCTCCTAATACATCATATATATGTGTGACAAACGGAGACAACCATCATGTCCCTCATTTTTGTGAGTTTTTATTAAATGGGTTTTCAAATCCTTACTATATAGCGGTTTTTTGTTCCCAGTTCGTACATTCATATGATTCTTCTCAGAAAACTACAATAATTGAAAATAATCAAAGATCTTGCGGTAATATTAATTGGGAAATATATAAATATGGAATAATTGATACCAGATTACAATTAGGATATATAGACAGCGCCTGTGTAATTATCAGAAAGGATATAGCCGTAGAAAGTGGATGGGACGATTTTAGTCATTCTAGTGACTATAGTTACTTTAAAAGGATAATAGACAAATATGGAGCTGATAGGTGGGGTAGTGTCCGCGGAACTTTAGTAGTGCATAATTAACAAACCAATTTTATGACAGTTGTTTTATTTGGAGGCAATGGGACTTTAGGAATAGAATTACAGAAAATAAATCCTGATATACTTTGTCCTACAAAATCAGAAATTGACATCAGGAATATAAAAGATGTTGAAAACTATATAAGAAAGTATTCTCCTGATATAGTGATTAATTCTGCTGCTATTATTGATAATAGAGCCATTGAAAAAGATAGTATTCCTGCAATTGAAACTAATATTATTGGAAGTGCTAATATTTCTATAATTTGTTCTAAATATGATATTAGATTAGTCTACATTTCTACAGACTATATCTATTATGATGGAAATCAAGGTAATTACAAGGAAACCGACCCCCTACTACCATTTAATTTATATACCTGGACTAAGTTAGGAGGAGAATGTTCTGTAAATGGAGTTAAAAATCATTTAATCATTCGTACTTCTTTTGGAAAGAATGAATTTTCATATTCTGTAGCTTTTATAGATAAATGGGCTTCCAAGGATTATGTAGATAAAATAGCTCCTTTAATATACGAAGCCTCAATGAGTCCCTTAATAGGAGTATTAAATTTGGGTACAGAGAGAAAAACTCTATTTTCTCATGCTAAAGAACGTAATCCTAATGTTTCTCCTATAAAATTATCAGAAACGAGTTTTAACACTCCTTATGATACCTCTCTAAATCTCCAGAAATGGATAGATTATAAATCAGAATCTCCTATTGCTAAATCTCATACCCATTGTAGAGCATGTAATTCTACAAAATTAACTAAATATTTAGATTTAGGATTGATGCCTTTAAGTAATAACTTAGAAACATCTTCTAAATTAGCTAGAAATAAGCAAAGATTTCCTCTTCAGGTGATGGTATGCGAAGAATGTTATTTAACACAATTATCAGTGGTGATTGATCCTAAGGAGATGTATAGTTACTACACATACAGATCTTCTATAAATAGACCATATCTACAGCATTGTAGAAATATGGCTAAAGATTTAAAGGATAAATACAATCTTTCTTCTGACAGTTCTCACATAGATATTGCCTCAAATGATGGATCTCTTCTAAAGGAATTCAAAGAGGAAATAAATATTAAAGTGTTAGGTGTAGATCCTGCTGAAAATCTAGCAGCAATAGCAGAATCTCAAGGAATTCCTACAATAGCAGATTTTTGGTGTAAAAGAGTGGGTGAGGAAATAGTGAGTAAATACGGAAAAGCTCAATTAATAACAGCTACTAACGTATTTGCTCATGTTGACAATATTAGAGAATTCATAGAAACTGCCAAATTAGTCCTATCTCCAAGTGGTGTATTAGTGATAGAATGTCCATATTTAGTAGACTATATTGAACATTTAGAGTACAATCAGACATATTTTGAGCATTTGTCAACAATGTCTATATCTCCTATAAATCACCTTTGTGATACATTAGGGATGAAAATAATTGAAGTGAACAAGTATAATATACATGGAGGTACAATAAGAATTACAATAGCTAAACAATCATCTAAATATGATGTAGCTCCTTCTGTTCATGATTTTATAAAAAATGAAGAAAAGAAAGGGTATACATCGAAAGAACTATATTCTGAATGGCAATCTAAGGTGAAAGAAAGCATTTCCTCTATATCAGAAAATCTTCTAAATTTAAAGAAAAAAGGATATAAATTATCTGGATTTGGAGCATCCGCTAAAGGTAATACACTTTTAAATGCTTGTAATGTTACAACAGATATAATGGATGTTATTATAGATGAAACTAGTGAGAAAATAGGGAAATTTAGCCCTGGTACAGGGATACCTATTGTTCACAAGAGATATTTAGCAAAAACTCCCCCTCACTATCTTGTAATTCTAGCTGAAAACTTTAAGGAAGAACTTATAAAAAGAGCTAAAGATGCTGGATATAAGGGGAAATTTATTGTTTGTCTTCCAAAATTCGAAATAATTGATTAAATATGGCTATATTTCCTGAAAGAATGGTAAAACCAAAAGAAGAATTTACATTAGAATCTATAGCTGGAAAATTACATTCATTCCAATTACAGATAAAATTCATTCATTGGAAGACTAAGAATAATAGCGAGCATGTTGCTCTTGGTAATCTATTTGATTATCTTGTAGAAAAGACAGATACTATCATAGAACAATTGATGGGATATGAAGGTAAAACTATAACAGGCTTCAGGATAGATCCTATCAATCCTAAAATGGGACATATGGAGGCTGTGAAAGCATTGGAATCTTATTCTCATGAAGTGTATGAGTTTGGAGAGAATAAAATGTATTGTGGTGTAGAATTGAATTCTCAGAAATTATCAGCTAAATGTGCTCAAACTTTATACCTCTTAACACAGGAATAAATGCAAATACAAACTAAATTTTTGGATGATATACTACCTGAGAACGATAAGGTATACTATTCATATTTAGTAGGAGTTATTGAGTCAGTTGATGAATTATCGTCCTTAGAAATTATACAAAGTTTACATGGATTAAGTATAAGAATTGCTCCGTCTCTTCCTAAATATACAGATACTCTTCTAGAGGAACTTTTGAAATTACATAATTTGTTTAATATTCATTTAGATTTATCTAAGAGTATTAAGAGTTCAGGAGGGACTATATCCTTTGAAATAAGTACAAAATAATTTGGATAATTAAAAATCTTATTATATTTTTGTGAAATAATTAAACCAATTAAATAATATGGAACTAATGAAGAATGATTTAGCTACAACTGATAAAGATGTCAAAAAACCTAAACAATCAGAAAAAACACCAGAACCACAATTAAAACCCACACCTATAGAATATGACCCTAATAAGAAATATAAATGGGACCCATCTGATGTATTTTATTTATCAGGAAATGAGTTCGGAATACTATTACAGTCTCATAGGGCTATTTTAAATACTAATGAGGCACGTACAATACTTTTAGTAGAAAGAGCTAATGATGTAATTGAGGAAGCATTAGCAAGGTCAGTACAAGCAGGTATTACTAAAGAAATGACAGAAGACAAAAAATAATATGGCTAAGAAACCTTCCAAATTTCATGGAAACCAAGTACCAAAGGACTTTAATCCTCTTTCTACAAACATTGAAACAAGTGCTTGGAGAAAAGTGGTAAAAGCTGGAAACTATGGGAGTTGGATAGATTATCAAAAGCGTGTATTAGGACAAATTACACCAATTAAGAAATATAAGAAAGGAATATGAACATCCAGATAAATACAAAAGAGAAGACTATTAAATTAGCAGAGACTGTCAATTTGAAGGAATTAGAAGAAGTATTAATTAAATTTTTCCCAAATAATGAATGGAGAGAATATAACTTAGAAACTAACACAATTATTAATAATTGGACATCTCCTATTATAATTCAAAGGGATTATCCTTGGACTTTTCCTAATTATTTTGTAGGAACAGCAGGAGATACTTATTCAGAAGGATTATATAACTTATCAGTAAACTAATATGAAATCAGGAAAACCAAAGAAAGCTCCTAAAGTAAATAATCCAAATCCAAAGGATAATTTTATGAGAGAAAGTGATACAAAAGTAAGGCTAAAATCAAAGAATTGGCCCTTAAAATCAAAAAGAACATCTAAATAATAACCTGTCGAAAGCAAAAATTAAAGGCTCCCTAATCAAATAGGGAGCCTTTTTTATTATAACATGATTATAGAAGCTTTGATATTAAGTGTAATCATTGTTTATCTCCTATTTAAAATAGGAGAATGGTTAAGTAATATTGATAAATGGGATTAACTTTCAGTATTAGTTTGCAATGTCCAATCTTCCCATTTTGGAGCAATTCTTTCAATCGTTTTCCAGCATATATTACACGTTTTCACTTTTGCTCCAGTAGAATGAGCAGGTGCCCACCACTCATCTATAAAATCAGTAACATCTTCATGTTTACAAACTTCTTGAAGTTGTTTTAAATCACTCTCATATTTATCTAATAATTCTTGTGCTTTCATATTCAATTGTGTACAAATAGTACTTTGTTTATTTTAATCATTTTCTCCCAAGGATATAGTTTTTTGATACTCTCAATATAATCCCCATCAGCAGCATAATTAGTGTTTAAAGGAATAGATTGGGCTATATCTCTTCTTATGCAGAAGGCTCCCATATCTATTTGTCCATGTGCAGGAACACATTTAAAATAAGCATAGTTAAAATGGCTATGCACCATATCCCAATATATTACTCCTGGTAATGAGTTAGATGCTAATTTAACCTCTTTTACAAAATTAGGAGTGTAATAATTATCATCTCCTGTCATCAAAATATAATCAGCTTTACTAGTTTGTTTAACAATTTGTCTAGGTGTATGACCCCAATCATTATACCTCTTGTCTGTGATAATATAGTCAATTCTATCATCATAAAAGGAGTGTATAACATTCAGTAATTTAGCTCTAACTCCCTCTTCAGGATAATCTAATATCACTGTAGCCCTCCAATCTTCATCAGTTTGACAAATAAGAGAAGCTAAACTACTTCTAAGTTCATTTATACGATTATAGGTTGGAAGTAGGATTTCTAGAAACATAGTCTTTTAATAGTTTTGAATAATTTCTCTTCCAATTAGGTTTCAATATAATATCCCCTGTAGGTATAAGTTTCTGTATTCTAAGCTGTTCTATATGAGCACTGTGTCTTTGTATGATATTAGGTTTACCTTCTACATCAAATCCTGCTCCTGATTGATGATATATACCACCCCCACTTGGAAGGCTCCAGCGATAAAAGGCACTTTCTTCTCCTCTAGGAGGATTCCCATGTGTATATCCATGTATCTTATGAATACTATCTGCAAATGTAGTGTCTCCTCCCGCATTCATTATTGGACATTTTCCCACCTCTTCCCAAACTTTTTTACTATATACCATACCTGAATTCCCTATAAATACTAAAGATGTTATTTCTGGTTCATTATAATACACTCCATTCCAATGTAATATACTACTCTCAGGAGTAAAATACTTCTTTATATTACTATTATGGTTGGACATATATACATCGTCATCATCCGTAACAGCTATAATATCTCCTTTACATTGCTCTATAGTAAAATTTTCTTTTTCTCCAATAGTCTTAAAAGGTTCCTTAATATTAAATATTCTTACTAAAGGATGATTGAATATAAGAGTTTGTTTAGGATAATCGTTAACAATGACACATTCACAGTCTGTTAAATCATCTTGATTTAAAAAAGAGAAAAGTGTCTCTTCTAATGTAGACACTCTTCCATAAGTTGTAATTTTCCAGCTTATCATGCTACCAAATATGCATTATATCTAAACTATTAATACAAATAAGCTCTTTATCATCAATTTTTAAGACAGTTCCTCTCCTAAGAGCATTAGGGTCAGCAAATACTTCATCCCCTGGTTTTGCATTTACTGTAATTCCATGAATTCCTTCTCCTACAGCATACACTGTAAGTTTATCAAATTTACTCCTCATTTCTTCCTTTATTCCTTCCTCTGCTTCTCTTGAAAGCTTTATTTTAGATTCTGGTAGTTGAGGTAAAATTAAATATACTCTGTTACCTTGTATTCTCATAATTCAATATTGGTTAATTTAAAATTTTTTAATTTATTATATACATTCTTATCTATTTTATCTTTAAATAACTCTGCTATCTGACTAATTTGTTTTTCTTTCATTTTTATATAAATTTTATTTGCTTCTTCTCTAGTATCAAAAGTGCCCAAAGGTGTTGTTTTTCTTAAATTTCCTATTTTGGCCTGATATTTTCCATTTTTTGTTTTACGTATACCTGTCAAATAAGTATGTTTTCTGATCGTACAACTACCTATTATACTATTTATGGTTATAGGTACAAAACAACAAGTTTTAGGACTATATATTTTATTACCTTTTATTAATAAATCTTTATCTAAAGAATATCCTTCGATATAATTATTATGAAACCATTGTGCAAATACTTGAAAATTTAACCATTCTTCACATACAAAACATCCTTCATATTTACAGTCTCTTTTTAAAGATTTTTTACAATAACATCTCCTAAGCATACTTTTCCATACATCATAGACTTTTGTTTGTTTCCCATTTATTTTTGAATGATATATACCTTTACTGTAATATCCTTTATTATAAATAAGTCTTTTCATAAACTTAATCTTCTATTGATGTTAGCTTGTAGAACCTATTCCCATCTTCAGCAGATAAAATAATCTCTGATTGTATAGTTTCTCTTACTTTCTTCATTCCTCTAAATTTATTGGTTTTTAGGTCAATATCTGGTTTATCTGTAACCCTTTCATTAAAATCATCTAGAATAACAATTACTGTTCCATCTGTATGCGTGACGGAGCGGATAACCTTATCCATATTTAAGGAATCTCTATATTCTTTCTCTACTTCTCCATCTTTTGCTTTTCTTGTGTAAAAAAACTGGTTTTTCATAATTTATATTTAATTTTTAATAATTCTCGTCTTTTGTTAATTTCTTCATATTTATACATATTCATACCTACATTATCGTGTTCTTCCCACGTAAGGAGAATTATGTTGTCTTCTTCGTACTTTATATCTGGATATTTCTCTTTTTCAAGAATATGATGAAAAAATATACTTAAAGGTTCATTTCCAAGCCATTCTCCACTTATTTCACTCTTATGTTCTCTTTTTCCCCAAATAGATAGAAAGAATTCCCACATTGGATTACCTTGCTCTACTTTTCCTACTATTTCCTTTACTTCTTTCATTAATTTCTTGGAGATTTTAGGAAGAGGACTTCTAGGTTTACATCTAAAGCAATAATCAGACTCTGCATTACAACTACAATTCTTACATTTTTTCCTCATTTGTCTGTAAATTCAATAAGTTTGATTTTTGCATCCCAGTTGCCTAAATCTTGATAAATGGCACTTAATACTTCATCACAACCTGATTTATCATCTTTTAGACTTTCTTCCCAGAATTCATCAGATCCTTCTTCTATAATTACTTCAAATTTATATTTTTTCATGACTAATCTAATTTTTGATTATATAACAAATGTCCATATTGCATAATATGTCCTATAATTTTCATTCTATTCACTTGATAGTTCCACGTACCACTATCTACCTCTATTATTAGATCATGATGATTAGGAATATAAGTAGTAATAGAAGTAAACGATACATCTTTAATTCCCACATAATAGGAATTTTTAGTATAATACCCAGGTTCCATCTTTACTATTAATCCATCTGTAAAGTCATGAATATTATAATGAGGTTCTGTTTTATATAATATAGAGTTATTTTCTTCGTTATATTTACTATTTAATCTTCTTTCTATATAATTCTTTATTTTTTGTCCTAAACTACTCATATTTCTTATAAGCTTTAAATTTCATATTGTTATTATACTTTTCAATCAAAAAGTTAATCTTGTCCACCCATAAATTATAATCTTTAGTTCTCTTATCAGGAATATTACTCTCCATTTTCTCAATAAGAGCATCAATTTCCCCTAAATTACTAAATTCTTTAGTATAAAACTCTTCCTCATCCATTTAGAACTTTTTACCACCTTCTTTAATACGATTTTCTATTTTGTGGTCAGCTCTATGGGCATTGTAATGCATCTTTTCAACTACTGCTCCTCCTAAATCATATCCCCATCTACCAGCATAATCACAAATTCGTATAATACAATCGGCTAATTCTACTTCTGCCATTGGTCTATTAGGAAGATGAGTATCCATAAGATTTTTACGTTCTCCTTCCATACATTCTGATATTTCACTAACCATTAACATAAGCATTTCTGCTCTATTTCTATCTTTCAATTGTCCCGTAGATAGGTCTGTATGCCATCCAGCATCAAAGCTAGCCTTAAAACAAACTTCTACTAATTCATTTATATTTTGTTTCATATCTTGAATATTTATTACAAGTATATCTCCTATATCTTTCATAGAATCTTCACTATTTAGTGTTACTTTCATACTTCTTCATTTGTTGGTTCTTCTACTTTAATATCTGCATTTTTAATCTTTTCTATTACTAACTCTTTAAGATCGTTAAAAATTACTGGATTTTCTAATGATTTTCTATACTCATCTTCTGGAAATTTTGTTTCTTGACCTTGTTTTCCATATACAGTGATAGATTTTCCCCATTTCTTAATAATTTCAAAATCGGATGCAAGTTGCATGATTTCTCCCATTTTGTCAATACCTTGACCATAAATAATATTGAATGAGCAAGATTTAAACGGTTGTCCCAGTTTGTTTTTTTCTACTTTTACAGTAGTTTTATTTCCAATTTTATTAGTTCCTTCCATTATAGAATTATCTGTAGTGGTACTTCTTGATACTTTAAGTCTTAAATGACTATAAAAACGTAAAGCATTACCCCCCTGAGTGGTTTCAGGGCTACCGTAAAGGACTCCAATTTTCTCACGTAATTGTCCTAAAAATATAAATAATACATTATATTTAATTGCTAAAATATTACATTTCATTACTGCCTGATTTAGCATCCTAGCATGTTTTCCTAATGCAGAATCTCCTACTTCTCCTTGTACAATACTAAGTGGTTGTAGAGCATTATAACTATCTATAACAACTAATCCAATTTCTCCTGTTGATACAAGTTGCTCTACTTTATTATATGCCCCCTCTCCTCCATATTCATCTAATTGGACAACAATTAAATCTTTTAAAGAGATCCCCAAATTAGTACTATATTTGGCATCTAGAGAGTCTTCAGCATCAACTAGTAAGCATTTAACTCCTTCTTTTTGAAAGTTTGCAATTATACTTTGAGCTAATGTGGATTTACCAGAGGACTCCCATCCATAAATCTCTACTATTTTTCCTGAATTCTTAGGTAATCCTCCAATACCTATAGCAGCATCTAATCCTAAAGATCCTGTAGATACCACTTCATCATGAATTTCTCTATTATTTCCATTAATTACTGATCCAGAGCCATATTTCTTGTTTAACTCTTTCATTACTTCCTCTAAATTCTTTTTTGCTTCTTTTTGTTTACTCATATTTTTTATTTTAAATGTGATTCCATGCTTTTCTTACGATTATTCTGCTAACCATTACTTGTGTAATGTTATATTTTTTAGCTATATCCTTTTGTTTGGTTTTTAATTCTTTATATTCCTTTCTTATAGAAATAACATCCTCTTCACTAAGTCTAGCCATAGGATGGTTTATACCAATATAGTCGTTTATATTCTTTCTAAAATGTAGAATATTATCTTTAACAGAGCAATATTCCAAATTATCATCTTGATTATTTAACTTATTTGAATCTATATGATTTACTGTAGCTTCAGGATAGGGTTTTGGGCCTTTAAATGTTAAAATTATTAACTTATGAACTGTTGTTGGATGTTTCTTTCCATTTTTAGATAGATGCAGGAACCAATATCCTTTATGATTTTTTGTTTGTTTCTTTATATTTTCAGGCATTTTTAAAAGAATAGCAGATTTATAATATCTTTTTAAACTTTTAATTCTACCTTTATTTGAAGCTTGATATAAACCTTCATATCCTGGAATATCTTTCCAGATTTCTCCTTCAATATCAATTAATGATAAATTTTCTGAATGAGACATTCTATCTTTTTTTAGTTAATTCCAAATAATTTGCTTCTAAATTCTTCTTATACCATTGTATATCATCAAATAACATTTTATACGCTAATTTAATGAATTCTACATCATTATTTTTATATATTTGAATAGGATGAAACATATTTTCTTCATCTGGTTCATTTTTTATAGCACATTTAACTAATTCTTTTAATTTGTTCTCCATAAGTTGCAAATATCGTAATAAAAAAGGAGAGGAACAAATATTCCTCTCCATAAATTAAAAAACAAAACAATTATTTTATAGGGCAAGCTCCAGCACATTCCTGTACTTCAAAACTATCCTCACCAATATTAGCACTTGTAATAGGTGTAACATTTTTTATAGATTCATTATATTCATCTTCTGTAATAGTCTCATAAGGAGCTTGTTTAAAACCATGCCCACTACTCAATAGGAAAGATACAGTTTTCAGCTCATTTGAGAAATGTTTATTTAAATATTCTTTAATTCCTCCAATATCTTCTTTTTTATAATACACTGTACAACTTACAGAATTATCACTCCATTCTCTTTGCATTCTTCTCACCATATTTAATTGCTGAGTATATGTAAAATTACTCTCCACAGGTACATTTTGTCCTATTTTACAAGGAAATGTTACCACCATAGTAGTTTTACTATTACTACCATCAAATTCAATAGCTGGTTCTACGTTATATCCATGTTTCTTACATAATTCTACTAATGGGCTATTTGTAGCCATTCTAACACGTCTATAATAATATGGCCCTGCTGGATTAGGATGCACCCCAGGTGTAACTCCTGCTAAGAGAGATAAGGTTCCACTTGGTTTTACTGTAGTGAGTTTTATAGATGTTGGAAATTCTTTCAAATTCGAATAATAAGTATCATAATATCTAAGTTCTTGATAAGCATCTTTAAGCCAATCTCTTTGTTCAGGAGTAGCTTGTAATATACCTGTCATTCCTATACCCATTCTCATATTCTTATGCACAATATCTTCTGTTTCTTTCAAAGAGCAATGTAAAGCTAAAGAATGTTTATTCACTCTATAAGTATATTGTAAAACATCTAAAAGTTCTTCAAAACTATCTATATTAGGAAGATATACTTCTGATAGACAGCAAGTCTCAAAATTATTCAAACTCTGCTCTGCACAAGGATTAAACCCCTCTACACCCATATCAGGATATTTGGTTTCTCCTGTTCTACCACACACTTTAGAAAGTTCTAAGTTGATAAGTCCATAAGGTTCTCCTTGTTCATAAGTGTCCCAATATTCTTGCGGAAGGTCACTTAAATCACTAGGAGCATATATAGAATTATTACTCATACTTCTCCAATTAGGAATATTACCTAAATCCCATCTTTTAGCCTTTAAAAACTCAACATCATCATAATCTCCTATTGCAATTTGAGCAGATCTTCGAACATTTCCACTCACTACAATAAATCCAATAATATTCATTATATCAAGGCAATCTATAGGTCTTAATTTCTTATTAGATCTACTATTCAAAATCTTATGAATCTCCTGCATTCCCCAACAAAGTTCCTCTGGACCACTGGCTGTACCTCCAAACCCTTTTATAATAGCTCCTTTACCTCTTACACAAACAGTAGAATAACTAAAACCCTCTCCATTATAAAAATGAGCCTTTAGTACTTTCCCTAGAAGCTTCACCCATCCCTCCCTACTATCAGGAACTATAAAATCAGCATCATTAGTTTCCTTTCTTTCTATCTTTATTTTACCCTTTAATTTAGGAAGTTGATAGACATTTTCTTTTTGAATATTGAATCCTACACCACTTCCTAACATTAACATTTCAAATGCCCATGTAAAAGGTCTAATTGGTTGATTTACAGTGACAAATGAGCAATTTTGCAAGCTTGGTAATCCAAGTTTATCAACTGTTTTAGTACCTAATTGCCACATAAACCTTCCTGCTGTACTGAATTTCAACCCTAGTCTATATCTAGCATATTTTTCCTCCTCTTCAGGAGTAAATCCCACTTTTAATTGTTTCCTACATGCTTCTAATTCTCTTTCTACTACTTGCCAAAATTCCTCTGTTTTACTGTTTGAATCATCTTCCTTAAGTCGTCTAGCATATGTTCTTTTAAAAACAATATAGCCAATTTCACCCCAAGGAGTATTAATCTCTTTACTAAGTTTTTCTACATCTACCATATTTATTTGTTTAATTTGTTTTCGGAAAAAAGGATGTGAAAGTAACACATTTTTCCTTCCTAAACAAATGTATCTCTATAATATTCTAAGTTATACTAATTCTTTTTGTGAGTGTTCTAATTGGTAAACAATCATCATACTATTACATGCTAATGCTACAAAATGACCAAATAATTGTTCATCTGAATAGTTATTACCTTGTATTTCTATAAAATGGCGTGTAATTGCTTGTTTTAATTCTTCTACGTTATTTCCATTTTTCCAATTAAATATAGGATATTTACCATTCTTATTTAAAGCCATTCTTTCAGCCATTTTCTTTACAAAATTCCAATCAATTTCATAAAATAACTTATCTTTTGTTTCCTTTATCTGGGTAACATTAAAATCACTCATAATTTATTTAATTAAATCTCTTAATATAAACTCAGGAATTTCTTTCGTCTCTAACTGAAATATCTCATCTCCTTCCACTTTATAAATAACCCTGGGAAAGGAGAGATATTCATTATATATTTCATCTTTAACCCATTCAGTCCATATATTTCCATTTTTCCTAAGATGGTCTTTGAGATCTAAGGATAAAGTACTTTTCATTTTAATCATAATTTCTCTTCTAAAAGTTTGAAAGAATATTCTACAGCTCCTTGTTCTGCTGTTTTTCTATCAGGGAGAACAACAGACCTATTATCCTCCATAGGATGATCTTTTCCATCATCTATAAGATAACCAAATGTCTTTTCTTTTTTACTATTAAAAAAAGCATCAATATTAATTAATATACCATGAGAATCAAAAATATCCGTTAATGCAATTGGATTAGCCTCTAAAAGCTTAAATATTTGCTCTTCAGGAACCCCTTGCTGTCTAACATGTTCTTTAAAATCTTCATCTAATCCTTTATCTTCTAAACTCTTTAATAGCTTATTTAAATAGTATTCTTTTACTACTTTAGCTGCTTTTGGGTATTTTTCTAATAATTCTTTCATATTAATTCTTTAATTCTTTCTATATCTAATACTTCATTTTCATCATCCCAAGTGTCCCAAACCTCCATATCTCCTTTAAAATCTATAGCTGCTCTTTCTCCCCAATAATCCTTTAATTCTTCCGATTTGTTGAATATTTGGTAATACAATGAAGTCTTCTCTTTAGGAATTTCTCCTTTTTTATACACTTTTATCACTTTAGGGAACAAAGCTTGAAATTTCTGAGAAGTTTTGGAATATTTCCCTAATTTGATGAGTTTAAAATCTTCTTCAAATTTTGGATTTAACGTATATACCAACACTACAAACTTCTGTGCTGGATCATAGTCTTCTACTAATGCACTATTTTTTCTTTCATATTCATAATCTACAAATTCTTTAAATCTATCTATATTTGGTGGTTTAAATAATATATAAACAGAATTAGGATAGGTAGATTCCCTATCCTTATCTGAAATATATCCATTTATCATTCCATTATCTTGTAATGTTTCTCTACTTACTCCTACTGTAGGCACTAAGAAGAGGGTACTAATTGTTTTTTTCAGAGTCATTCATTATCCTTTTATGTTTACAAACCCTCCATTCTCATAATTCTTTTTTGAAATGTTCCATTTGTCATTCTCTTTAGCCCATTTCAATTCTTCTATAATACTCTTCACACCAGGATATTTCCTACCTTTATATTCAAAACCATTGTAGGCATCATCCATATCATCACTGTTAAGTGTATATATCAATGGAGCATAATATCCAATACTGTCACATACAATGAATTTAGGACACTCTATGGTATAATATTCTAATCCTTCTCTTTCTTTTAATTCTGTACATGCTTCCATATATAGATAGGCTTGGATGTAACTTCTCCTAAAGAGGTAATATTCGGTGTAGAAACCCTCCACACTAAATGTACACTTTAAATCATAGCATGAGATTGTCTTTTTCTTATGATCTATGATTAATTTATCCATCATTCCTTTAAGTTTCAATCCATCTATTTCAAAATCTTCAATTTGAAATTGATTATATACACTATATCTATCACTATTTACTAGATTTATAATAGGAGCAGTAAATTCATTAGATTTCAAATCCTCTACAATTCTCTCAGAATTCTGTACATCTTGTAGTGTAATAATAGTAAGTCCTTTAGATTTTACTTCTCTCATTTCCTTATATAGTAATTCTGGGTCTTTCCCTATAAATTTATCTAATATAACAGGGAGTTTCCAATCAAATTGAGCTATTATTCTGGCTTCTGTAGCCATATCCTCAAAGCTTTTATTTACATTACCAGCTTCATCTGTATTTGCAATAGTAATGTCTACTAAAGCATTAACAAAATCAGCCATTTTTCCTGTTAAAGGTTTAGCTGTAGAACTAAGATAGAATTTAGCATCAAATTTCTCAGGTTCAAATAATAGTAAATCAACTAAGGAGCCAATTTTTGATGCTTGGTTGGATTCTTCTTCTATTCTTTCATTTAAAAAATATTTTTTATAATATTTACGTCTATCTAATGAAAATTCTTTCAAACTGGATGACGAATCCAAATTTATCATTCTATACTGCTTTTCCGATTTAATATTCCCGTTTATCATTTTATTTATTTTTGTATTTCCATTTATATCCATAAGCATAATTTCTTCTACCTTTACAACATGCTATAATATTAGGATTTCCACCTATTTTATTTAATTCTTTTTCAGCTTCTTTTACACTTAAGAATTCCTTTATTTCATTTCCATCCATATCACATTGTATTATTTCTACAGTATCTCCAGATACTATTCTATTTAATAAAGTATTAGGATTATAGTCCTTTTTTAACATAAATCTATATCCTTGACAACTTTTTCTTATTCCTTTTGTAACTTTAGAAATTGCAGTACTTATAGTATTTAATTCTTTTGCTGCCTCAAGTGTATTCCTAAACTCCTTGACAAAACTACCGTCTAAATTTAGCATCACTATATTAATATTATGAATAGGATGAGCTTTAAATTTTTCTTTGGTTTTAACTGACCATTTTTTACCCATACTAGATATAGACATCCTTTTTTTAGTTTCCTCTGAAGCTTTACCTTTGCTTCCAGGCTCTCTAATATTTAACATCTTATATCCTACAAATTTGTACCATTTCCACCAATAGATCTCATAGAAATTTAAAACATCTTGAGTAATAGTATTTGGAAATTCTAAAATAATCTCAAATTTATGATTTTTTATACCATATTTCGAAAAAGATCTATACAGTAATCTTTGAAATTTGCTACCTCCACTAGAATATTTGGAGTATCTTTGTTTCCAATTCCAAGTTTGTCCTATATAAATCTTTCCAGAAGGAGAGATTATTCTATAAATTACTATCATTCCTTTTCTGTCTTATTTCCTTGTATCATAATTCTGTTGTTTTAAGATATTTATCTATCATACTAGCCAATTCATAGCTATCCTTTGTATTTTCACTCTTTATATTCTTCCTAGGAATCATATTTAAATAATGTAATGTTTCCTTTAGAAGGTCATAATAGCTATTTTGGTTAAAATCTAATTTCTCATTGTTCATATTTCTTACAAATTTAGTACTTCCATCTTTCAATGTAAATAAAATACCTAATAATCTATCATTATCTGGATTTCTTATCATATTATTCTAATTTATTCCATCCAAAATCTATCCCTTGTTCTATAATATCAATTAATTCATCTACGTCTTCTTCTTTCCATTTCCATGCCTCATATTCTTGATAAATATCTGTTTCAAGATCTTCTATTGATAGTGTCCTGTTTTTCCATTTTGATAGAAAAGTATAGAATTCTCCAAATACAAAATTTCCATTATCCCAAAACTCTGTACCAAACATACTATGTTTATCAAAATTTATACTAGGCATACTATACTTTTGTTTGGTTGGAATATATAAAGCAGACAATGACACACTAGCATCTGGATTCTCTATAGCCATATATATTGTTACATCTCTCTCTTTCATATTTCTACATTTACATTTCTTTCATAAAAATTCTTACACATATCTCGCATATCCAACTTATAATGTCTCCATTCATCAAATTCACTATCTGGAGGTATAATTAGATGGTCTAATAAATACTCAAACAGCTCTAATGTTGTAAAATCATTAAATACTAGCTCGTTCATCTTTTTCTTTTTTAGTTTTCCTATCGTGACATTCATCATGTAAACACTGCAAATTGTCTATTTCACAGAATAAAGTTTTGACAAAATGAGGTAGATCAGAATAATCTTTTAAACTTCCCAATGGATGTACATGATCTACAGAAATCCTTTTATCAGGAAAGTAATTTCCACATTCTGCACATTTATATTCCCATTTTTGACGCTTCACTGGTCCCTTATATGGTCTTCTAGCTGCATTTTTACATGCTAATATAGGTTTCCACCACCTGCTTTTCTGTCTCAATGCAGATCGTATAAATGACCAAAAACCACTAACACTCATTGTTCCATGATTAAATGGTTTCTCCACCTTACTTTTTCTCTTCTTAGGAGCCTTTATTTTCTTTTGTTTCTTACTCATGTACAAATTTAATAAAAAATTGGACATGTTTGCTATACATGTCCAATTATTGTTTTATATGATATAATCCTCAATTTCTTTAGAAGATAAAAAATCTGTATAATTAGAATAATTAGTTTCTACTCTAAGTCCATTTTTCTCCATTTTTTTAATACTTCCTTTTACCCACTTTTCATAACCTTTATGAGTTAAAGCAAGTTGTAAGGATGGATTATTATCAATAATTACATACATTCCTACACAATAAGGTTGTGCTATAAAAGAGGTATCTTTTTCTTCTCCTTTATATGCTTGTAACCCTCTACAAAACTGTAATTCTTCTATATTTTTAGTCTTTTTCATAAATTTGATATACATAAGGCATAAAACAACCTGAATGATACTTTAAATGGTATTTATTACCTTTAGAGTCTTTAAACCTCCAATCATCATTTATAGTATTTACATATTTGAATTTTAGACCTTTTGAATTATTAATCATACAAGGCCAAATAACTAATCCTTCATCATTTAACCTTTTTAAAGTTTGATTACTGGTTATTTGTATTTCTTTCATACTAATTCAGGAATTTCATTTACGAAGAATTTATGAGCTTCTATATGATTTTGCATCCATAGAGAAGGATGAATTTCTCTCATTGACTGGGTTGTATATTGATATAGCTCGTAAAGGCTATATGGACAATTATAGTCGAATTCTGGGTGTTTTAGTTGATTTTTGATGATATTTAACTGTGTGGAAGTAATAAATTCGTCTTCTATAAACATTCTACCTATTAATTCTGCTCTAGTTTTATCAGAAAGTTCAATTTTCTTCATTTCTTCTCTTTCTTTTACCATTTGAGTGAATATTTCTCCAGAGTTCTTGATATATTCTGTAATCGCTGTAGGTGTGAAAGATTGAATTTCTCCTTGATGTTTCTTTTTAAATGTTCCCATATCTCCTCTAACACATCCATTTTTACAAATAAATACATGTGTTCCTATAGCAAATTTAAGACTTAAGGACTTATCATAGCTATTTTGGAATGCTATTTGTATTTGCATTTCCTTATCTGCTACATTTCTAAGCTTAAATAATCCATTTGCTACATTTCCTTCCCTGGCAGATGTATAGGATTCTCCACTTAATGTAAATCCTGCTCCTTGTATAGAATTCAATGTTAAATCTATTAATTGTTCATGTGTAATAGGTCTATAGGTTCTTGTTTCACGTGGAACAATTGTGTTTATAAGTTGTTGTTTTGTACTAATATATGTATTTTGTTGTTTTTCTAATGTTTCCATAATTTTTGTTATTTATAGTTTTTTAATATTAATTCTCCTTCTTCTTTACATTCATTTTCTCCATAAAATCCCCAACAACTATCTTCTACTGTTTCTTCAGTATTTCCACAACATTTACATTTGATGGATTTCACTATTTCATACCCCCAAACATCCCCAGATAAGAACTTATTCCATGTTTCTATTAATCCTTCAGCATAGTTTTCAGCTTCTTCTTCATTATTTTCAAAATTCTTACCAGAAGGATTGAAAGTTTTCCTAACTAGAATATATCCAGTTGTACTTACATCCCATTTTCTATCAGGGTAGTCTTTGGTATTAGATAATGATAAATTAATCCCTGAATGAATATAAGCATCTACTCCAAATATCCAATATTTATCGTATTCAGGATTTAAATCTTCAGAGTATTCTTCTACTGTACTTTTACCATTCAAGGTAATTTCAGACTTTTCTATTTGTCTTTTAGCTTCTAAATGAGTAAATATAGAATGAGGATCAAAATTCTCCCTTTTAACATTAAATTGTCTATGATCATATACTAAAAATATATCATTATTTTCCCATCTATCAGGAGATTCTGAAAACTCATCCTGAATTATATTTAATGTATATTCTACATTTTTATTTTCTAATATCATATTTTCTTAAGTTTTAGAACAGAACTTTCTACCAAATAACCAAGATTATAGCTACTTTCAACTTCTGCATTTTTAATAGCATCATCTAAAGCCTTATTATACATTAATTGACCATATTCCTCCATACACTTTACAATTTTAGGATAGAGGTATTTATCATATACATGATGTTTTGTTTCTGGAGTTATGTTATAACTCTTTAATATTTCTTCTTTCTCTTTCATGTTTTCTTTAATTTTAGTATGGAATCTTTTATTACATATACTTCTATAGTATCTTCATCATCCCCGCTCCAATGAGGAAGTCTGTTATAATCAGCATCTGCGTTATTAGCAGCCTCTTCTAGAGCTAAATTCCATTGAATTTTCCCATATTCTTCCATTACTTCCAAAATGCAATCTGCTTCAGATGTATCATTTTTGTACCAATTTTCAAAAACGATACCTTTATCTTTCAATATTTCTTCTTTTGTCATGATTATTGTATTAAAAAGGTAAATCATCAATTTTTTGAAGCCAGTTTATCTCTACCCTATTATTATCTTTTACTATCTTTGAAACCTTAGAAAATACTCCATTTGTTTCCATTTCTTGTGAAATACGTGCAAAATAGCTAGGATGTTTAAGAAAAAATGTATGCGTAAAAGGAGTAACATATTTTTGTAATTTGGCCGCTTCTGAGCCTAAAAATATAATAGGTATTCCTGTGTATCCTACTACTTCCTCTAATAAGTATTTCATAAATGGGTTCCATAAATCTACCATATTTCCAGCTTTATCTTTTGAAGTAGTTAGAGCAGCATTTACTAATAGTATTTTCTCATCTCTAGCTAAATATGTCAAATCTGGATTTTTTATTCTATCTAAAGCTAATCCTTTATATACATCTTGTTCTATTGCATTGAGTAAAGTAGATAAACTAGGCTGCATTTTACCTGTTATACTACAACTTAAGGCTAAACCATCACAAATACTTGCTCCATTTATAAATGTATGATATGGACATAGACCAATCATTATTGCCCTACATTCATCCAAAGGAGTTTCTTTAAAGGCTCTCCATGTAAGCATGGAATTTGGTGCAATTTGTATACCTCTCCTTGCCTCTTTCTTCAAAAAAGCATAAATTTCATCACATTCTTTACTTTCCACAAACTTTTGCATTTTAGGATGATAGGATTCATGGAAATAATCTTTAAATTTATTCCATTCCATTGAAATCTAATTTAGTTTGTCTTTCATAATCTATATGATAGGGATTATCTTTTTCAGACTTTGGAAATGCAAAATTTAGTTTCCCTATTCCCAATTCATAAGATTCTCTCATTAATTTTAATACTGCTTGTCTTTCTTGTACACTTCCAAATATCCCATTACTTAAATAGGGATATTGGTCTAGTATATTTTCTAATTGTTTTTGTATTGTCATGTGTATTTTATATTTTTCATTATAAACTCATCAAATTCTTCAAATGGGACATTTATTCTGTAATAGTCTTTTCCATCCATCCTAAGTGTAGTTATCCCTATCTCTCCAGAAGGATTATAACTATTTATCTTAGAAAGTCTAAATCTAAAAGGAGCAGGCTCCATATCTTCTAATTTATTTTCTGGTTCAGGAAGCCCCATTTCCTCATATTTAGGAATATTATCCTTTTCAAACATTGCTTCTGTTATAACAAAATCTCCTTTTAATTCTATCATAGTAAGTTTTTTTCTTTTAATTCTTTCTCTATTGTTTGAATTCCGTACACCTTTCCTAATAGTGCCCAATCCTTGATACCTTCTTGTAGATATTTCCTAGGAACATTACAATAATCGAAGTTGAATAATTTAGTAATTTGTTGACTATTCTGCACTCCTGTTATATCACTATCGAATGATAGAATTTGCTTTTCAGAATTAGCTTTTAAATATGCTACATTTTCTTCAGAAAAACAAGCAATTCCCTCATTCTGAACAGCACAACTACATGGAAATACTTTCTTAATCATCATGTGGTCCTTCTTTGACTTATTCACAAAAGCCACCTTACAATTTTTAATATCATTTTTCCCATCCATTGTTGTAATAGGAACATTGTTAGGCATCCATTTGCTCTTTTTATCAGCAAAAGGTCTGTAAATCTTCCAGAATCCATTATAATAATAACCAAACCTTAAATCAGTATCTTTAAGAGGAAATTTAGATTTATTGAAATATAACGTTTTTATGCTATAAATGGAATTATCACGTAAATCCGTGATATTCTGATGATAGGTATTCCAATAGGCTAATTCCTCTAATGTGAACTTTCTTGTAATCACTTGAATCAAGCTATTTCTTTTGGTTATTTCTGGTTGTTTATATTGAGAAGTAATAGATTTATAATCCCCTTGTACACCATTACTGATTCCAAGCTGGAAGTCCACATCTATTTTTCTAAGAATATCATCTAATGTGGAAAGCATAAATAACTGTTTTACGAAGGTGAAACAGTCTCCTCTAAAAGATGTATCACCAAAATCAATATATGAAATATACCCTAATTTACTCCCTATAAGGAATGAACTATTTTTATCTGTCCTAAATGGACTATGTGTAATTTCATTCAATTTCCAATCCTTTGTAGGCATATAATAGGAAAATATAGAGAATTCGCTAACTTTCTCTAATATACTATCCATAGATAGTCTTTGCTTAACTCTACCTTTTATCATATTATTTATAATAATACCTGTAAATGTATACAATCATTAAAAATAAGTCCTTTATAGAAGAATTAGGTCTTGTATACTTGTTAAATCCATCTTTTTTATAATAATAGTCCAAAATAACCATTTTGAGATGTCTTAGGAATCTCTTAAACTTATTCATAATTTTTCAAATATAATAAAAAAGCTAGAAGATTTCTCCTCTAGCTTTCTTTTTGTTTAACAATTTAAATTAATTTCTAATAAGAAGCATCGTCTTCTTGAATAACTTTATCTCCAGTTACAATGAAATCTTCTGGTTTAAATTCCTTCAAATCTTTAAGCACGTGGCTGTTTTTAGAGCCATATTCTCCTTTAACATTTAACACAAATCTTTCATGAGGTTTTAGATCCTTATTAGCTTTCTTTTTAAGAGCCTCTATTACTTCAGTTTTATCATAATCTACTAATCTAAATTGCTTTAAAGCGTAAGAAGCTAGAAAAGCTTTATTATAAATAGATTGATAATTTTTAGTTTCTCCTTCTTTATCTACAGATTTTACTTCATATACAGGTACAAATGTTCCACTGTACTCCCCGTTAATCTGGCTCCTAATATCCTTCAAGTTCCCTTTCATTAATTGTTTCCACTCTAACTGAAGAGTAGTTTCCGCATCTTTATAATCTAGCTTACTTAACCAACTTCTTAGAAAGTTATAAAAATCTTCTTCACCTACATTAGCTACTCTATAATCTCTCTTAACAAACCAATCTGGCAGGTTATTAGGATCATCACTCCAAGAGCAATTACCTAAAGTATTAATATACTGTTTTTTAGTACCTTCTTTATTTTCTTTAGGTTTATCCTCTAGAAAATAGGTAATTTTGTCCTTTTTACCAGTTTTAACATTTTCTACCCAAACATCAATTCTTACATTAGTATTCCCTTCTTTGGATTCCCCAATATATTCTGTAGCCCTACTATCCTCTTTCAATTCGATTCCTAGGATCTCTTTATACTCTTCAATAGAAGGATTAATAGCAATTACCTTGACTTCAGCCAATCCTACATAAAGTTGATTGTTAAATTCTTGATTAATTCTGATTTTTCCTCCAATTCCTGACTTTACTTCATTCTTTGTCTCTTCCATAATTTGTTTGTTTAAATTTGCTTTCTTGTTTATTTTACTGTATATTTTGTTCCTTTTAAGATGAGAAAGTTAAGCTGTCGGGGATCAACTAGTCGTAAATTCATACTATCTGTAATGTTCATATCTGTACAGCTTATACGTCCAAAATCATCTTGTAAACCTGTGTGATAACCTGTAAGAATTCTTTCTTCTCCATTTAGAGCACGTTTTACAGCTTTTTTAATAGCTGCTTCCATTGTTTTAGGCGTGGCTCCTTCATAAGAGTCCATTATTTCCTTTGTTACATCTGCTTCTTTCACTTGCTTATTAAAAGAAACAGTAAATGTTGTATTAGGATTTTCCAAAAACATTTTAGTTAAGTCAGTTTTGTTGATTTTTTCCTCCTTTGTAAACTGATTACCACTAATTAGACAATCTTCTACATATCCACTGTCTACTACAATATCTTGATTTAAGACATTTTTCAATTGTACTTTGTTTCCTACGATTTTTACTACTTTATAATATTGAGTTTCATTTAAGACTTCTCCTATTTTCAATGTTTTAAAATTTGTTTTCATGTTTATTTATTAAAGTGTTTCTTGTTTTTTATAAAATCCTACTAATGTGTCTTCTCCAGCTACAGATGAAGCAAAATAACTCATTGTAGCTCCTCTTGTTTTTTCCATACTCATTTTAAATCCTTCTGCTGTATTAGCTGTAGCAAATGTATTAGATGCATCAATATTAATATCTCTCATAATATTCTCTAAATCTTGAGGAGTAGCTACAAAAGTGATAGTAAAATTCTCCTTTTGTACCTTCTTAATCAATTCTGCTGCTTTAGATTGATAGTCTCTCATGGAATTATTTTGTCCATCTGTATATACATTCATTAACACTTTGTCTTCTTTTGTAACCTCAAGATTCTTAATTGTCTCATATACAGTATAATATAGAGGAGTATCTCCTCCAATTGCTCCACTAAAAGGAATCAATGAGGTATTTATGTCAGAAGGTTTTACTTTATACACAGCTTTATTGAATGGTTTACTAGCTTGAATAAATTCAACTAAGCTATAAATAACATCTTTCCTAGTTTTCATATCATTAATACGAGAAATGATACCTTCTGTGGAGTTATTATATTTTCCACCAGACATACTACCTGAAGCATCTAAAATATCAACAACATAGAATTTACCTTTAAATACTTTTTTCTTTGGTTCATTTGTCTTCTTCACCTTGATTTTAGTCTCCAAATGAGCTTTGTAGCTATCTGCTGTCAAAAATCCATACTTTTCAGCTAGTTTTTGCTTTCTTTCCTTGTTTGATTTCTTAAAATCTTTCAATTGTTCTTCTCTTGTTTTACTCATATTTATTTATTGTTAATTGATTCATACATTGTAATAGTCTTTTGTGCAGGTTTTACTTCGTATACATCATCCCAAGAATAGAAATCAGTTCCTACGTGGGAAGCATAAAATCCTCTAATTTTGATATACACATCATGATCTTTGAAATACTTTACAGACCACCAATTATCACCTTCACCTTCTCCTCCCTGTTGTTCAACTTCTTCACTTTCTCCAAGCCCTAGTTCTTTGGAGTTATAATCTCCATAAGCAAATTGATCCAAATCTATATTAAATTCTCTTAATTTATCAATAATTTCCTTACCTGTTAACTTGCTCATATCCTTCTATTATTTTTTGTATTGGTTTTACTTCTATCATTTCATCCCATTCTTCTCCTTCATAAGAAGCTCTAGTTCCTGAAAATTGTACAAATATACTAAATTCTGGGAAATAAAATATTCTTTTTAATTCAGTATCTTCACTTCCATAGCTATCATATTCTACTTCATCTTGATTTTCTTTTAGTTCTCCATTTAATGAATTCTTATTTAAATCGAAGAAATCATTCATAAAGCTATAAATAGAACTATCTATATCCTTCTCAGGATAAGTTTCTATAAGTTTCTTTCTAAATTCTTCAAATTGGCTCATATATTGTTACTTTTTTCTCTTTTCCTTTAACAAATTGTATATCTACTAAATGTTCATTATTTCCATAGCTATCAGTATGGTAAGTTTCTTGCATAAATACTCCTTCTGTAAATCCAGGATGTTTGTAATATATAATAGTTTCATTATATTCTCCTTGATTTCCTTCACTATAATCATCAGGAATTCCTATATGGCCTGTCTTTTCCTGCATTTTATACTTAGACTTGTTCTTTAACAAATCTTGAAGATCTTTTAATAATATTGTCTCCTCTTTCATTGATTTTTTCATTTAATATTTTAATAAAATTATGTCTTACTTTCTGTAATTTAGGATAGTTTTCTAATATCCATATAGCTTCCCATATAGGAGCATGTGAAATGATGAACTTTTTAAGCATTTTTCCGTAAGCCATTCTAAAGTCTAATTTAGGCCACCTTTCAAATGCCATTATTTCAACTTCTTCTCTTACTAGATTTTCCTTTTCTTCTTCTGGTAATAGCTCAAATTTGTCTTCTCCTACCTCTACTTCTCCTATTAATACTTTATTGAATGTAGGAATAGGATTTAAAAGTGTATGTAACCAATCATGGTCATATTCACATTTTAGAGCATTATCAAAGAAATCTGCTGCTGACATCTTTAAATCACTTCTTTTATTCTTTCCATGCAATTCATTAAAGAATTCATAGAGTTTATAGAATAGTTCTTTATTTAATTCACATCCCTTCTTTCTTAGAAATGTAGCATCCCATTCATGTTTTTCCCAAGCTAAATCCCAGAATAAATGAGACATTTTAAGTGTATATAATTCATCTGGTGGACATATTTCTATTCTATATCCTAAATGATTTATTAAAATAGGATTATATAAATATTCTATTCCTTTATGATTGGATTTTAAATCTTGTTTAAGAACAGCATAATCCACATCTTTTGGTTCTCTAGGGAAATCAGGAAACCAGTGTTTTATTGCTTTGCTTCCTACAAGTATCATTATTTATAAATTTTATCCCAAAATGTCTCTATTTTACCATCTTTTCCTTTCTTAGAAATAAGGATTTTGCCTGATAGTTTTGGTGCTCTACTTCCAGCTATAATACTATCATTTAGAACATCAAAATTTAACCATCTTTCATCTCCATCAGCTACTAATTTAGCTAATGCTGTAACTCTAGAAGCAAATATTGTCTTTAATTTTCCTGTAAGACTAATTTCACTACCAATCACTTCTTCTTTTCCATTATCCTTAATATATTTATCAGATACATGAGCAGCATATAATCTATAAGGACTAATTTGTTTAAAGGCTTCAATTTGATCTAGAAACCATTTTCTTGTATGTTGATAACCATTTCCATCAGGAAGTGTTAATACAGATTTCCATCCAGGTTCTCCAAATTCAAATATTCTACCTGTTTCAACATTTCCTTCTCTATTAAACTTCTTACCAATTATACTTTTTTGGTAAGCCAATGTACCTCCAATTTCTGATAAGTCATCTAAATCACTCAATCCATCTATAAGGAGATATTTATATTTACCTTTTTGCTCTAAGAGAGCTTTTCTATATTTAATATAATTCTGATAGGATTCCCATCTAGTAGTTTCTTGGGAAGTATATGTAGAAATCTTTCTAGCATCAATATACTCATATCCTCCTTTTTCTAAATCTAAGACTAAAGCATTATATTTCTTAGTAAAATCACCAAAAATTGATCCTTTTCCCATTTTGGGCTGAGAAATTACCACTAGATCTCTCGCTGGAGCATCTTCTAACACAATTTCTACATCGTCTGGTAGTTTAATTTCTTCTTTCTTGCTTTCTAGTTTTGTTTCTATCATATTTTATTAAATTTTTACTATTTCCAAGTTTTGTTTAAGTTTTCCTACAAGTTTTACTTCATACACATACCAAGTACTATCTTTATAGTCCTTCTCAATATCATCATAAGCTTCTTTTAAAGAACCTTTAATATACATCTCACATCCTTCTCCAATAGAACTTTCATCTAGGGCGTAGTATATTTTCTTCTTTATAATTTCTTTTTTCTTTGCCATAATTTCTACAAATTTAATAAATTAATTAATTTCTTCCAAGTTTTTCTGTACATTTTTCACACAAACATTTTTTACCAATTACTTCCCAACCTCTATCAATAAAGGTTTCTATAGCTTCCCATTCATCCATATAACTCTTATCAATTGTATTACATTCATCACATTTTATTTCTGTCACTGTTGTAACAAAATCTAACAATTGTATAGAGCCACTTAAATCTACTTCCTCCTCTTTCATACAATAGGATTTTTACTCATTATTTCTTTAACTATTTTCTGTACTTCTTCTCTAGCTAATTGTTGTACATAGGAAGCTTTTCCCCAAGATCCATTGTCTAGTTGGGCTTTCACAGTTTTCATAACTTCTTCTTTCAGGATTTTGTCAGGATCTGCATCTGGAACTTTTTGGACTAATATTTCCTTAAGAATTCCTATGATTTCTTCTCTAGCAATTGACCTAACTTGACCTTTTATAGCATCTTTAATTGCTAATCTTAATTCTTTATCTTCTTCTATATTTAATTTTACTATCATATATATTTTATTTTATTACTATCTAACATTGAGAGAGATTCTTTTATCTTTTTGATTTCTGGAGGTTCCTTTATAGCTAGAATATGAATATTAGCTACTTTTCCAGTGTAGTCTAATTGTAGACTTCTAGATATGGATTGAGCACTATTTTCAGCATTGTATGTGAAGTTAAGTAGAATAACACTATCTAATGATTTATAGGTTAATCCTGTCTTCCCTTTTTCAACTAGTGCTAAGTGATTAATTTCTCCTCTTTGAAATTTCTGTAAATTCTCATCATTTTCAGACTTACTATGATATGAAGGAATTCCTATACCGTCTGCTACATCTGCTAATCCTGTAAAAATAATACATCTTTTACCTTGTAATTGAAATAGTAGTTTCTTTAAGAAATTCATTTTTCCTATAGAGGATAATGATAATCTATTTCTAGAGAGAGCTAAATGCATGAAATTCTGACCTTTATATTTCATTTGTTGAATTACAAAGCTTAAATTGTCATATTTTTGCTTCTCTGTAAGCATTTTACCCTTCTTATTAGGAGTTTTAATACTATTATCTAAATCTACTAAATGAACAGTTATTTGATAATCTGCAATTATCTTATCCTTAATAGCACTACTGAGAGAATATTTAGCTATTTCTTTCAGTCCCCACTTACCCTCTGTTTCTTTACTAATAGTTCCTGACAATCCCAATACAAGAGTATTTTCATCATTTGTCATTATTTGATGACAATAATCTCTTTCTCCATCTGAAGTAGAGTGCATTTCATCAATAATAATAAAGTCAAATATTTTGTCCTTATATTTATGTAAAGAACTAAAGTTACAAAAGGTTATATTAGGATTAAAATAACTCCATTTAATCATTTCTCTTTCCCAATTCCCAATTAGGGAATTTTCAGGATATGCTAGAAGAATAGTACAATCATATGAATATAAGGATTTAGCTATTTTAATTGCCAAAAGGCTTTTACCCACACGCATTCCTACATTTAGGAAACCAAATCTTTCTTTCTTATAGAAATCTATAGATTTAGCTAGAAGTTCATCTTGTATATCATCTTGTGTCATTTGTTTACATTTAGGATATATACATAAGTTGTTCAATGTACAACTTTCTCCTTCTCTTTTTATTCCATTTTTAGAACAAATCATACATTATTTTTATCAATTATAGCTGCTATTAACAACATTATTAAGAAGGGAATAATTAATACCCATGAGAAACTAGACAAAATTATTCTATTTCTTACATTATCTGGAAAGTTAACAAAAGCCTTATTTTGTATAGAATTCTCATCTATTCTCCACACTATAGCAAATCCTATAATATAGGTTATTATAATTATTACTGTCCATATCATATATAAAGGGTTTTATTTTGTAAAGGTATCTTTAAAATGTTAAATTTAGCATCATAATATTCACAAGAAACATTATAAGCTTGTTGTACAAGGGGATAGAGTTGTATAAATTCTATAAATTGTGGAAATTCAAGGAAATCTTTATGTTTTTCTTTATTAAAATGTTCCTTATAAAAGTCGTACATGATCTCTGGAGAATTCTCTTCTCTTAGTTTGATATAATTTTCTCGGTTCATATTATTTATCATTTAGAAAGTAAGACTTATTCAATACTGAAGTAATCAAATCTTGATATTGTCCATCAGACAGATCACTTTTTCGGGGGAGTTCCTTCACCTGACCACAAAATCCATTAAAAGCTAAAGGAATTCGCAAGCTATTAGCTCCGTATGAAGATTTTAGTATTTGACAGCTTCTAAAATAAGCATTTCCATTAGTCTTATCAACAAAATCAGTTGGTGTATATCCTGTCTTTGAACCTTGAGAATAAGCAATTGGATCGAATAAAGATACTGCCAAATCGCAAGCATCTGAAATATCACCTGACTCCTTAACATCTTCTAGTACTAATTCATGTTCTTGATCTTTCATTCTTGTTACTCCTGCTATGGCTCTATTAACTTGAGCTATCCAAAATGGAGCACTTCCTTCCAAATCGCGAAATCCTTGTGTGTATTCTACTAACTTATCTATAGCTTGTTTTTTACTAGGAAGTTCTTTTGTAGTTTTAGTTAAATTACCATGATCAAATACAGGACTTACTATTTCATTTTCATTATTAGGAATATATATTTTTACTTCTTTAGATAATCCTGTTTTCTTATCTATTTTAGTAACTTTCTCATATTTACCTTTGGATTCGAAGTGATCTTTCATAATTCTATATATTTCATTTGGAGTTTTTGCTCCTTCATGAATAGTAATATAGTCATTTAGTAATTGATCAATATATTGTTTTTGGCTTAAAAACAAGGAATGCTCTACTTTTGTTAATTTAGCATCTTCCCACCATCCCATTATTCTAGGTAGTTCTATTACTTCCCCCTCATTCTTAAATATAAGATAACTTATCCATTTAGCTATTCTTAGTTTCTTATTTCTTTCCATACTAAATAGCTGGAAATCAGGCTTTAACCCAGAAGGATGATTCATATGATGATCACAAGCATTCAACATAATCGTGTCTATTAAGGAACTTTTCCCAGCACCTGTTGTAGAAAATAGTAATGTTAATATATTCTTTCTAATATTAGCATATCTTCCTAATTTAGGAAGACCAATAGGAATAGATTGTACTTTTCCAGCAATGGCTTCAGTTACATCTTTATTTAGTTCATCAAATGTTGACTCCATCATAATTTTCTGGTGTTTTTTCAGCTTTTTGTCCCTTTCTAACAAGTTCTACATAACTCTCATAAGTGTATTGTAATAAATATGTATGTGAATTTTGGAAATACGAGAGCTTATTTTGACCTGTTTTAATACTATTTTCCTTCTTTTGATGAACTTCTAATTCTATAGCCTTTATAAGTTCTTCTATTGTATATTGTCCTTCATTAAGAATTTTATTCAATTTAAGCTTACAATCATCTTTTTTAGCCTTTAAACTCCTTGTACCAGGAAAATGTCTCCCTTTATAGTCAAATGTATCACTGGAAGGAAAGGCAGCCCACCATGATTGAAAAGGTTCTTCAGAAGGTTTTTTCTTAACTATCTTTTTATTCTCTTTTATAGAGAGGAAAGAAATTAGTTCTTTCCCCTCCTTAGTCAAATTATGATTATCTGAAATTAGTCCTTTTCTATATAAAGATTGTATAATATTACCCAATTTAGGACTGTCTTTGGAAATTTCATCTAAATCTTCTCCATTTTCAACATATTCTAAAAGATGAACAATATCAGAAGAATAACCTTTTTTATGTAATTCTATAAGCTTTTCAGATGTCACTTTCAACTCTATCATTTGAAATAATTAATTGTTCATTGAATTTTACCTTGATCTGTGCTGGTTTTCTCTTCTTATCATATTTAATCTGCTCTTCCATCCATTCCCATTCTTCCTCTTCTTCCTTTTGAGCTTGAATATAAGCAAAATCAGTTAAGAATTCTCTTTCTTCATCAAATACTATCATAAGTTATTTTTTAGGGTTAGGTGATGTTTCTTTTACACATTTTTTCAATACAGTAATTCTACTTTCTATATCTTCTTCTCTCCACCAAGAACCTGCTAACCAGGAAACAGATGAAGGAATTTTTTCACCAAATTCTTTAAAGATTATACGAACTTCATCAGCACCAATATGCTCATCTTTTCTTTCATTTACAATGTTCCTTAAAGCTATACATATAAATCTTTCATAATTTCTTCCATCTTTTACTCTTTCTATAGCTTTCTTATAATATTTACATCTTTCCTTCTTTGTTAGTTTCATATTTTAGGATTGGTTTCTTCGATACATTGTTTTAGTACTTCTATTCTACTTTCTTTATCTTTTTTAGGCCACCATCCTCCTTCATTAGGAAGAGATATTATTACTTCAGGCTTCTTTTTAAACAATTCTGGAAAAAATCATTCTAATTCTGATTCAGAAATCCAACTTTGCATTTGCCACATTAATATATTACAAATAAAGTCTCTTTCCTCATTTTCTATAGCTACTAAAGCATGTTTATAATGCTTATTTTTTTCTTCTTGTGTCATGTTTTTTCAATATTTAGTCCAAAACAAAAATATAATGCTCCAAATATACCTCTAGCCTTCTTAGGTGTACAACGTAAGGTTTTACAGATGATATTAATAGCATACTTTCTATATTCTTTATACTTATTTTCAGGAATGGTCCATTTAAATGACCATTCCTTGTCCTTTTCAGCATCTTTCATTGTTCTCCCAATAAGGGAGAGTTGATAAATAACAAGATGCTCTGCAAGATTTTCTCTTGTTATCTTCATTCTCTTTGATTTTTACTATGTGTATATGTAGTGAGAAGAAGCATAATTAATAATATGAATATTACAGTTGCCATAATTAAAATTTTAAATGTTCTGAGTAATTTAGTATATTCTTAATTTTACTCCAATTTATAGTATAATGATAAGTATCAGCTCTCCAGTATTTCCAGAATTTTAGTAATTTCTTCCTTTTATGTTTAGGAAAGAGTCTATTTATTTTTCTTCTTCTAGGTTTTGGATTTCTAGCCATAAGGTTATATTTAAAATTGGAACCCAAGCTGGTTAATTGGTTGCTTCTTCACTGCTTTTCTTCCTTCCAGTTGGATTTTTGTTATAATCTCCTGACATTTCCCTATATAAAAATCATAATTTATATTACAATCTTCTACTTTTGTTGTTTTAGGGAGGAAATTACATACTACACAAGAATACCCTTTTCCTTCTTCTTTTTTTTCTACAATAGATACATCAGGGGCATTTGTTGTACATTCTGGATTTTTTATTTTAAATAAAGATTCCCCTGACTCAGAAACATAATATCTAATGAGCTTTCTATATACATTAGTACCTTTTTTAGACACCCCTTCATAGTGGAAATCCTTACTACTTTTTACTCTAGAACAAAAATCGTAGATATTCTTATGATTTCTTATAGTCTCATCTATAGAGATATTGTTAGTAAAATACTGTTCTAAGGCTTTTGCTATTATTACTTTTGATTTTTTCTCTCTTAATTCGAAATCTGTCTTAAATTCAGCTCCTTTTTTCTTAATAAAGTCTCCTTTATTATCAGCTATTTTCCTTTTGGCTATATATCCACTAACAGATGTTTGTGCAATCCATTCAAATTCTGTATATTCTACATTTCCCAATTCTTTATTACCTATTAATTCCTCATAATAAGATATTATTTCCTTGAATTCCTTTTCTCTAGATTTATCTATTAAAGCATCCCAGCCATCGGTATTCGCGCTTACTATATTATAATCTTTAAGAATAAGAGCTTCAATTATCATTAATATCTCTAATTGGCACCCCATAGTTACTTTTAACATAGCACATGGATCTTGTTGCCAATCTCCTTGTGTATTAAGTCTACCATAAGCTCCTCCATTTAGGGATAATTTGCCCATTTCTTGTAGGGATTCATATTTAGGATCTTTTGTATCTTTTGCTAACTTTTTGTACTTTAACCTTCTTTCAATCTTACTTACAAGCATATTATTCCATTCTATTCCTAAATGGGATGGGTAAATTTTATACTTTCTTATTGCATTGGGATATTGTGAACCTATATCACATTGTAGATATAATTGGTTTTCTGTAGGTTTTATATATCTAGGTTTCTCATTAGAATGTATACCTCCTCTCATTACAGTGACAGTTAAATCCTTATTAAACCTATACTTAAACTGTTGTTCTTCATTTTTAATAAATGTCTCACCTAGCTCTTTTACAAATTGTTGTAATTCTTTAGTTTGGAATTTCACTGTGTTAGGAAAAAACACTTTATACTTCTTCCCAAAGAAATTACTAACCTTTTTAGGTTTTAATTCTTTTTCATTTTTTCCTGTTAGTTTACAATAATCTAACTGATTCCACATCGCTCCTATCTTAACATCATCAAAATTCAAGCAATTTAAGCCTGTTTCTTCTTGTATAATAAGTCTATCTTTTATCTTGTTTTTACCTTTATATAAAGGATTATCTGTTTCTCCTATAGTATACAAATATAACTCATAACTAGACATTATATCATTAAAACAGTAATCTTTAATTAGTTGTATTTCCTCTTTGGTTAAGTCTTTTTTTAGATGATGTATTGGCATCTCTTCCACATTATACCAGTTTGTAGCATATTGTATTGCTTTTAAAGATACCCTTTGTACATTTTTACCCTCTCTTAATAGATGCCAGATTAAAGGCAGATCTAATTGTTTTAAAGTTAAATCATACTCTCTATATCTGGAAAATAGCCCATAATTAGAATTATCTATATTATCATTAGATTCTTGAGATATTAAAGCACATATTTCTAATCCTGTTAAATCATGCCAATTTTGATAGTTTCTTAAAACCCATTCGATTATTTGACCGTCATATTTAAGATTATTATATCCTGTCCAATAGTAATCTTTATGAGTTTCAGTAAATTTAATAAACCCATCCAATGTATTTTCCCATTGATTTACTCCAAATTCATACCTTTTATCCTCTTCAGGGATATAGATTCCCACAAAGAAGCATTCTAAGAGAGCTTCTATATCCCAGATGAGTATTTTCATATTATTTCTTCTTTTTAACTAATATTTTAGTCTTTTTCTTTCTTTCAGGATAGGCTTCTTCTAAAGCTTTAGCTATTTCCTTAAAGTTGTATTTCTCTGTATCATTTAAAACATCTAGAGAATTCCCATCTTCTCTCCTCTTCTGAATGTCATCATTTATTTCCTTCAGCCATGTAGGAGCATATTTTTGATAATTAGGCATATCTCCTTCTAAATATGGAATTTCTGTCTCTTCACCAGTATTTTCATCCATCTTTGTTTGATATTTCCACTTGTTTTTAGGAATAAGTATTTTACAAGCTACGCCGAGGCAACAATAACCATCTTTGTCATTTAAGGTTCCTGTTGTTTGTTTATATCTTCCTGATTTTAAGGCTTTTATCCATTTTCTGAATTGTTCTCTATTTAGTCTCATAATTGGTTTTATTTAAAAATACAAAGTTACACTATCTTTTTGCATTACAGCTCTTTTAGGGACAAAATTAAACTCGAATCCTTGTGGGAGTTGTATTTCATTCACTTTTATATTAGCTGGTTTATATTTCCTTTTTCCTTGTACAAGATAGTATTTTTGTAAGATACACCCTACTGTCCTTCCTGACTCTTTTGAGAATATTTCCATAGCCTCCTTCTTAGTTATGTCACTTCTTTTAACCAAGTCTAACATTCTATCTGTTTCTTCTTTTGTCCAGAATTTTACTTTCATAAATTTCATAATTAGTTAATTTTAGCTATACAACACATTGCACTACTATCGAAATAAGGAGCATAAATATACTTTCCCTTGTCTGTAGTGTATTTTGTATGCTCTACAGGGGAAATGAATCTTCTCTTGAATTCTATAATTTCATTCCTTATTTCAAAGAATCTATCTATTGTCTTATTTCCTATTAATCTCCTAGAGAAGGTCATAATGAAATTATTTTCTGTATATTTCCTTATTTCCTCTTCCATATTCATAATAGTGCTACAATAGTCTAAATCATAAAATACTTCCTTTTTAGGAGTTTCTTCCCCTATATTTCCTAATATAAGAGAAATTGGTGTATTCTGTATCTTTGGAAGTTGTTCTACAACCACTTCTAAATCCTTCTCATACACCTTAATTTCCTTAAATTTGTGTTCCCTGCACCAATTTATATATTCATCTATATTAGGTCCAGCAAGTCCTGTTAATTGGACATATTGGCTATAATAACCAATTAAGAAATCCCTAACCATTCTTTTCTGAGGTAAAGACCCTTCTTTTTTCACTTTCTTAAGATAATTACTCATGATAATGCCTTTTAGATTTACAATCTCCTTTATGTGTAATAGATTCAACTTTCCATCCACCTGAAACATATGAAGATAATATAATATATTCACAGTTATCAATTACCCTAATTTCATAATCTCTACTTTCAGTATCTTTTACTTTAGGTTCTATTTCAGAACAAGATAATAGAAGTGAAAACAGTAATATTTTACATATCTGGTGCATATTTTTCTCTTTTCCAAGATTTATAGTTAGAAATAATATTCTTATCTCTCATTTTATATCTATTAGGGTGGTTCCCATAATAAACATGAGCAGCTTCTAATAATTGTTGCTCCCAATCATATGTAGAAGTATTTTCAGATATATAATCCCAATCCTCCATAAATTCATATATTTCATCCATAATTAGTTTAATTTCGGATTATATACTAATTCATCTTGAGCTTCTAACCCCCAAGCTGTTACAATAAGATAATATTTTATATTTTCATACATTACAGGTTGCAATACAATAGGATCTGGCACTTGTATTCTACATAATTGGAAATCCTTTACCTCCATATTTGTTGTATCAAAATCACTCATTGGAGCCGCTATTTCTAAAGAGGATTTAGCTGTATTGAGAGTAGGATAATTGCGATGTATTCCTGAGGATAAATGACAGTCTCTATTAAATATAATCATTTCTTTCTCATAGTCTATTCTTTTTTGATTAGCCGTATTGAAGCTTATGTTTTTAGGAGTATTCCTTCCTCTCCAATCTCTTTCTGCATCCAACCATAATTCATCTTCCTCATTGATTTTAAATTTCTCCATCTCCTCAATTGCCCTATCTGGAACCATACCTTTATATCTAGTTATTCCTCCATAGATAAGACCATATTTCATACATATTTTCTTAACACTATCCTCTGTAATGAATTTATAAGTAGGATATTTCATAGAAAAATATTCAATAGCTCTAATCAATTGCTTTTTATTATTGTTTTCTCTATTAATCTCAGCTAATCTTTCAATTTCCTTTTGAGCTACTATCATCTCTTTAGTTTGTTTGAAACCAAGATTTCTAAGCCTTTCTTGTTTTTTTAACAAATCTTCATATTGAGTTTCTGTAGATTTGCTAATTTTAGCCTCTGCTAACAATTTATCTACTTCTGTGAAAAAGGTTTCATGAATTTCCTCTATAATTTTGTTTTTAGAAACTATTATAGTTTCTGCTTTTTTCATTAGATTTTTGAACATATTATTTATAATTTAATTAATTTAATCCCTTCCTGTAAGCCTTTCTCTAAAGCTAATTCCCAATTAGAATTTCCTCCTATATATCCATCTCCATGTTGATGTGATGTATTTGGAGGAAGTACAATAATACTCCATCTTGGTTTAGTAAGTCCATCATCATACCATCTAAGATACACCTTAATATTATGCTTATCTCTTAGCCATTTCTGTATCACCTCTTGAGATATTTCAGGATAATAAGTTTCACCAGAAGGTAATCTAATATAAGATTGTTCTGTAAACCTATCAAAACCCTTCTCAATAGCTAAATCTCTTGTCTCTGGAGAAATAATCATAATTTAGTGTCTAAAAGGTGATAAAAGTATATATAATTCAATATAAAACAGTGTTGCTAATAGGACTAAAATGAAAAAAGCTGCAAAAGCAGCTAATTTCAAGTATTTCTTCATTTCTTTACTAAGTTTCATAAGTCATTCTTTAGTGTAAGGATGAATTTGGACTTCAATTCATCAACCTCAGCCATTATTAAACCAGATGTTTCATATACTTCTTTCCATAATTCATCCTGATTAGCTAAAGCCTCTTGGTCGCTTTTCTCTAACTTGGATTTTACATAATCACTTATGGCTTTACATATAAATATACTTTCAATACTTTCGTCATTCTGTAGATAGAAGTGAGTAATTGCTTGTTCATAAACTAAAAGTATCTCTTTGTAGGTAATCTCTTTCCCTTCTTCGCTTGGTGATTCAACTTTACCTTCAATAATATCTCTTTCTTCTTTACTCCATCCTGTTTGGTCATCTTCCTTTACCCCATCATCTTCGATAAGGCAGGCTACTTGCTCAAATCCGTGTGGTTCATTGTAATTATCAACGTGCCCAAATTCTATTTCTTCAACTTTAAATTTCAACCCTTCAATCCTATATTCGGTGAGGTCTTTTGGTTGCCATATTTTATCCGGGTTTAACAGCCACTGATTATGCTTAATCAAGTCAATAATATCAGATTTATCCTTTTCGTGGACTTTAAAAGGATGGGCACGGGCGTAGGATACTGCATCATTGTATTCTTTAAGATAAGCTGAATACTCGTACTGTGCTTCATTAAACCACATTGAATTGGGATAGTCTTCACGCTTAGGTGGCTCTCTATCTAAACATTTATGTGGTTTGTCCGGTAACTGGTACACATACATTTCTCCTTCTTTGAAGATAGCGATGTTAGGGGTGATTATATTCATAAAAAAAGATTTGCGATTACAATAAACATGATAATTATCCCAAAAATAAAAGCTAGGATAAGATCAACAAATTCAAATTTCTTTTTCATTGTGTCGGTTATTATGTCTCCTGTTTTCATTTCTTGTTATTTATAATTGCAACTAATCTTTTTAAATCTTCGAGTCTGATTTCTATTTGTTCTATGATTTTTGCGATTTCATTAATAATAGGTTCTTTTCCAGTTGATGCCATTTCATTTGTGGTTTATTGTTTCGGTTGAAGATTAAGCCAAGTAATGAATGTTATCACATTTTTATAAACTTGTTGAATATTTGTAGATAAGCCAACTCTTCGATAGCTCCATGCTTTCCATCCAGTAGGATCATCCAAATGTTTTGATTCTGGAAATTCTTTTTCTTTAGCATCTCCAATTTCGTGGCATTTGATTACTACTGGCATCAGCCAATCCCATGAAGTGTGATATTTTAAATTCTTTTCAAGGATAAACCTTGCTTCTGGTGCGCCTGCTTGTGGCATCTTTTTAACTACACTAAACCCCATAAACTCAGCAATCAATTCGTTCTTTGTTTTCATTGTTGTGTTGTTGATCTCTTTCATGGGTGAGGGGGTTCAGGTAAAATGTCTTCTACATGTTTCCAAGTTTTTTTTCTAATTATGCGACATATACTATCTATACTTACATTAAAAGTCCTAGCTATATCTTTAGTTCTTTCTCCTGCAATTTTCATTTGTCTAATTTTACGAATATCGTCCTCTTTTAATTTACAAGAACCTATATCTCTTCCTTTAGCAGAACTAGATTTAGTTCCCATTTTATAATTATCATAATGAAATAATCTATGACAATTAGAACATAATAAATCACATTTTTCAACTTCCTTTAGTATTTTTTCAATAGATTTTCCTGAAATTGCTGTAGAAATGGTAAAATCTTTTAGAGAGGGATCTCTGTGATGTAGATCATAACAAGAAAAATGGTAAGTATTATTACATATTTTACACTTATTTCCTTTTATCTCTAGAATCTTAGTCCAAACTTCTATCCTAACTTGTCTATTTAAATGATTTTTACAATATCCTCTAGCGTCATGAGGCTTATTACACCCTTCAATTTTACAACCTCCTGTATATTTATTAGGTTTTATAGGTAAATTTAAAGGAATCCCTTTTCTTAGTCTACCATAATGAGTTTTACATAATCCTTTACTTGTCGAATATTTATTACAGTCTTTAACACTACATGGAAATTTAATAATTGATGGATCTGTAGATAATCTTTTATATCTATCTGCGGAATAATGAGTTGTACATAATTTTCTAGAATGTTGACATCTATTACATCCTTCTACTATGCATTTTTTATATGTAAAATTTTTTCTAATAGGAATAGTCATATCTATCCCTTTCTTATTTCTTAGATAATGAGCTGGACACATTCCTTTAGAATGGGATTTTTCTAAACATCCTTCAATAGTACATATTTTCATACTTTCCTTAAAATTCTACAAAATTAAGGAAATTTATAGTAATTTACAACGATTTCTCCAGCTATTTATGAAAACCTTTTGACTACTATCTCTTTTTATAATATTATTATAAAATATAAGTCTTCTATTATTTAGAGTTTTAAGAAAAATGTGTTTATTAGCGCGATTTATACATAAAATTGTCGAACTATCCATTGTATTTTCTATAGGGATTCTGAATCCTAAGTCAGTTAAGCTTCTTCTAATTATACGATTTCCGACTGTTCCATTCACTCTAAAATCAAAGCAGTATGAAGCTATATTTTGGTCATTTAATTCATACCATCCTTCTTTAACCCATAAATCTAAATAAAAATCAAGCACCCAATGGTCTAATTCTTCTATATGAGTATTCCACTCTATTTTACCATGTTTTCTTTTATATTCATCTAAGTATTGCCATCCAGCCCAATTTTTACAGTAATTTTTTGTAATTCCGCAATACGTCTCCCCGCCAAAATCCAAAGGATGATCACTATAATACCCTTCGTTTTTAAGGATATAATTCAGACAAGTCCTAAAATCAGCCTTCTTTTGCATTTGTTTATCTAATTCTCTCCCTGGAGAATAGACACTAATACAGCTAAAAAGGATGAGCAATGCTATTATTATACTTTTCATAGTTTTTTAAGTTTAAAATAAGAAAGGACAAAGGTAGGTAAAAATCTTGAATTTTGCAAATTTACCTAATTGTAGTAAGAATTCCCGTTACAATTACAGAATATTTCACCTTTTTCCTTAATTTAGGCTACGAATTTACGGATTACACCTATTCCATTTAGCTTTGTGAAAATGGACAATCACATTACCTTAACCTAAAAAAGCTTCTTTTTCAGCTTTCAAGGACTCTTGAGCCTTCTTCAAATCTTGTACTTCTGTTTGAAGTGTAACAAGAGTTTGAATATAACTAGAAAGATTTCCTTCATTTTTAGCAGCATTTACAAGCTTTTCGCGTTGTGAATTCTGTTCAGCTTCTTTACCAAGAAGTTGTTCTTCCAAGCTATCTGCTGCTGAAGAGAAACTACGCTCAATCCTTTTTACAACAAAAGGACGTTTGATTGCTTCAATAGCACCATCAAGGATTTTTTCTAATAGAGATTGTTTTTTTTCTGACTTGTTTTCCATAATTGTTTAAATTTAAATTGTTAATAAAATTGGTTTACTTTTCTTTACACTAATTACTACTTCTTTTTCTGTGTTTTTGAGTGTTACAGAAGCACTTTTCTTTAATTTGATGTTTGTCACTTCGCTATCTATTGTAATAGATGGTTTTTTCTCAATAGGATTACTATATATAATTCTTGAGAAATCCTTCATTTCTCCCATAGAAATTTTACCATAATTATTAGGATATTCTACTATTTCAGCCCATGAATTTGTAGCTTTACAGTAAACATTCCAACTTCCTATTATCCACCAATCATTGTCAGATTTTTCATTATATAATGTGCATTCTTTTTCTTGTTTATAGATTGATTTACTAACACCTTCTACTTGTGTAATAGGTTTAAATTTACAACCCACTGGGAATCTCTTTTTAGCTTCAATCAAAAAACTCTCTTTTTCTGACATCTTAGAAACAAGTTCTATATGCTCAAAATATACACCATTTCCTGATTTAGGCCATGCTATATCTTCTGAAATTCTATCTATATGGAACTCCATTCCTTTTACCCACCCTGATGATGTTTTACCATCTTTCTTTTTATCAGTATCACCTATACATCTTACTTTATCTCCTATTTTGAATTTTTCCATAGTTTTAATAGGTAATTTGTCTATATGTCCTTCAGGAAGGTATTGTTGGATTTCACTGATAGAGATTTCCTTAATAGGGGTTATTTCTGATGGTACATAAGCACCCTGTTTATAAAATGTAGAGTTTTGAATATAATCTCCCCATATAAGAGATGGATCAATTTTTTCGATTTTGATTGTTCTTTTTTCTCTATTGCTATAACATTCGCACTCATACCACTTCCCTATAACAAATTTACTTTCTTCTTTATTAGGAGGAATAAAACCTATAGGCATTAGTTCCCATGAAATACCTGTAGTGACATTATTATAATTCCAACTCCAGACTTTATTTAAGAATGTCCCTGATCCAGTAGTTGGAGAATCTATTCTGGTAATCAATAAATAGTCTCCTTTTTTCATAGTTCCTATACTTTGAGGACCATCTTTTAGAGCTTTTAAATATCTTCCTACAAGATTTTCTTCTTTCTTTTCCATAGATTTCCCTATTTTTTTATAGAATTCTTCTGGTGTAAGAACTTTTCCCCAAGGAATATTACTACTAGGAGCATAGTCTTTTAAACCCTTTTCTCCATAATACTTTTGTCCTCCGCACCAATTATTTCTATGTTTTTTATTCAAGAATTCTCTAACATCATGACTAAGTGAAGGATTACCTTCTACAAGAACACACCAATCTTCATTTTTAGGCTCCATAGATGATGAATTAGGTATTTCATGGGGAAGTGCTTTTCTATAGACATCAAAAAAATACTCTCTACCTATCCAACTAGGAGTGCTATTTCTATCTTTGGAAAAAATCTGATCTCCATTTATACTAGTTATAATAGTAGGATTTTCCTTAATAGATAGATATTTACCTTCTTTATCCCATATCCAATCCCCTACTTGAGGTATCCATTGTTCTTCTTTCATAGGAAAATTCTCTTTTTTAGCTGGAATTTCTTGTAAATTAGCTATTTCTTTCAAATTAATAGCAATATTCTGTCTACTCCCTCCATCTAAATAAGCTTCTCTCGATTCTACAATGTTTATTCCTATAATAGCATCATATAATTCTATAGTTTTATTATTCCATGTCCATGTAAACCTGTAATTCTTCCCATTTTCTAATTTTGTTTCCATAGGTTTATTTTCTAATTTAGATGCCCAAATTCCTTTTCCTATAGGTACATAAAGTCTCCATTGATTATCATATAATATTTCTCCATCTCCATCTATTTTGAAGTCTTGATTGAATATTTCTATAATTTTATCATAATTAGAACTACTGTCTGCATATAATTGATAGAATTTAGTACCAATGGAAAATAACTTTTTAGTTTCTTGTAATAATATAGATTCTGTAGATTTCAGAGCTTGCTTTTTAGGAATGAATTTATTAGCCTTAATACAGCATTCTAACCACTGGATTTCATCAGAATTAGCTTTTCTATCTCCTTCTCTTAGAAAACATCCTCCTCCTTTAGAAAACCCTGTATTACATGTTGTAGAAGTTCCTGTAAAGTGGTATTCACTATCTGTAGTGCCCCATTTATGAATATTTCCATTATCTGCTACATAATATTCTCCTTCAATTTTTACATCATTTTTAGGTCTTTCCTCAGGAAAATATTTGAAAACTTCTTCCATATTAGCAGGTTTTAAGTCAATCCAGCTTTTCTTACCTGCAAATCCATCCCAGTTTCCTGTTTGAGGGAAATTATTATGGTTTATGTATTTATCTACTTTAAAATAATTGCCTTTATTTCCTAAATAATGAAATACATGTCTATTACCCCCATATAAACCCTCATACCAGTTTCCTTCAATAAGCTCTAATTCCTTAGATTTTACAGGTTTTGGAACAAATTTTCCTTTTTTAATACATAATTCCATCCATTCTATTTCATCTTCTGTAGAAGGAACAAATTTGTTATAAATATTACCTTTTATACTTTGGTCTTTAAAGAATACATCTACCATAGGATTAAGATAATAACAAGTTGTTTCATTTTTTATTTTGAAAATTTGCCACCTTTTATTAATATTATCTTCTAGAGTAGTATAACATTTTCCTACTTCCCAATTTATCACCTTATCAATATGACCATCTGGGAGATATTGCTGAATTTCTTCTAAATCTTTCATAGGTTCAGCATATTTCCACCAATCACTATTATCCACATCAAGATTTAATCCAACCTGATTACCTAAACTTTTAGCCAAATGAATAGTATCAGCTTTTAACTTATTATTCATAAGAATCAAAGGTTTCATATATCTCCCTCCATGAATCTTATACCATTTTCCTATTGCAAGATCATTTATTTCCATAGTTTTTATTCTTTTTATAGGTTTTCTTCCATATCCTAGCCAAAATTCTTTTAATTCATCTATGAAAGTTTCCATATGTAAATTTTAAGTAAAAATCCTAATGGCTACAAAAATTGTCAACAGCATGTAAGATGTATTCTTTATGTTTCTTACCTTGTCCATCCTCTACAGTGATGGTTTCCCTTATATGAAATACTGATTGAGGTTTTCTACCCAAAACCTTTTTACTCTTTTTCTTTGATTTCTTAATATTAGTCATAATTATAGAGTTTTAATTTCACCTTTTATATATTTAACTAGTCTTTCATTAGCTCCACTCCTCCAATTATTACCTCTAGCTATAAATACTTCAATAGGTGAGAAATAACTTGTTCTTTCTTTACTAAAACCAATATTTACAGCTCCATCCTCTTTTCTGTACTTTCCTATAGGAGTACCATTTAATTTATATTCTTCCCAATTATCTCCTGTTTTTGTAGAATACACTCTACTACAACTTTTCTCTATTAATTCTTTAGCTCTTTTAGAAAAACAATTAGATGTCATTTGACCATAAATACACTCGAATTTGCTAGAAAAATCTAGTTTTTGAAAATTTAATCTATTTCTTTCCTCAACTGTAGCTAGTTTTCTTAAACTTTTAGCTTCTTTTATTACAAGAGCTGGATATTTGAATTTTTTCATAATTATTTATACTTAGAATAACTTTTACCACTACCTTGTACAATAAACCATCCATTACACATTCCTTGAGACATAGAATATAGGAATTCCACCTTATAATATCTTTGTTTCAATTTAGCAAAGGATTGTCTTATTTGTTCTTTTGTCCTATTGTAGAAATATATTGCTTTTTTCATTGTTTTATTTATTTTTTGTTGCAATAATTCCGATTATCATAAAGGATGAGCTAATCAAAATTGCAATTAATACTATTATATCCATCCTAATAAGAAACAAATTTAACAACATTGTAAGATTTGCTCCTAGATTAAACCATCTTAAATTGTTCCATTTCATAATGAATAAGGGTTTTTATCTTGTGGTGGTTTATGATTTTCTGTTTCTCCCACTATAAATGAGATGAATGCAAGAAGTAGGGATAGTATTCCCCAAGAGACAATACTTCTTTCTAATAGTATAATTCCTGAATATATTAGGAAAAATCCTCCTAATAAGAGGAATATGGACAGCCCATATATTAATTTTACATAAGTTTTCATGATAGTTTGAGGGTTTCTTTAAATTTCTTTCTTATTTCTTTGATTTTGTACTTAGTTCCATAATCAGAAATATCTAATAAATGGACTAATTCATGTATTATTCCTTCATCTCCTAATACATTATAGGAAGGAAGTTCCTTTAAATATGCTACAAAACAAGCAAAATGAAGAACTGAGGGTAGACAGTGTATGAACTCACTATCTGTCATTCTTATTATTTCATTATATTTTACCCTCAATTCTTCATATGAAAACGTATATCTTGCACCACTTTCACTTAGATAGTCCATTTGGTCCTGTTAAAATAAGTGGCTTATTCCAACCTACTACATCTTTTTCAATAGCTTTAAGTATCTTTTTATCGTTTTTTGATAAAGAAGTACAAACATCCTTACTTGTTATCATTTCTCTTAGTAATTGTACTTTTTCTTCTAATGTAATCATATCAATATGTTTAAATTTCCAATTAAAGCTAATAATAAATACCCTAATAGCCACTGAAATCCTCCATTTTGCTTATTAGGATCTAATTGTTTCTTTCTATACATCCTATCATATTCCTCTACTAGAATAGAATTAATTTCTCCATGTCTATAAGGAATAAAATGAGGAGAATATTCTTTTCTATGTAAATGGTGCTTACTTTCCTCTATTTTAACTCTTGTTTCCTTAAAATACACTGTTTTTTGAGGCTGTATACATGAAATACATATAAATACCATTAATATAAAAATTAGAGTTTTCATACATATTCTTCAATTAATGATTCTTCTAATTTCTTTATTACTTCCTCTCCAAAATCATTATCCACTTCTCTAAACCTTTCTACCCTTTTTAAATCTTGAGTTTCCTCAATGAAATAGCACTTGTTTCCTGTAATAGGATTGGGATAAATACTTCCATCAGTAGTGTATATTTCTCCTTCTACTAATCCTACTCCTATACTATTATTACCCAAATGTTTATTGGGAATAGGTCTATTATTTATACATACAAGTTTCATAGTATTTTTATTTAATTTGCCACCATCCCGTAGGAATTTGTTGAAGAGACTTTAATCTTGTAGGTTCGTCATCATCATAAAAATAATCATCGTACACCTCTCCATTACAAGCGTATGATACATGAATATCGAACATAGTAATGTATTTACCCTTATTTAAGATGGTTAACATTTGACCATATTCCACTCTAGATGTATTAGAAACATAATCTACTCTAAAATGAAGAACCTTTGCTATTCTATTAATAACTTTTGTACATTCCCAGAAATTTAGTCCTTTTCTAGCCTTCAATTTCATTAAATCAGCTATGACAAAAAAAGCAGTTTCTGATATGTTAAATGCCTGAGAAATAGCCTTTGTAGCACATTCTCCATAATTAAATCCTGAATTTGTAGGATGTATAGTGATTATTGTTTTTCTCATATATTAGAAATTTAGGTAGAAAATAGGAGACTATCACTCCTCTATATACACAATTAGGACTTAAAGAGTTAAACTTCGATGTAGTTACCTACAAACTTCTACCTGATTCTCGTTCTCCTAATAGAGAGTTTAAACTGTTTTCAGGGCTATCTTGTTCCTAATAACACAATATAGGCTATGAATTCACACATATATCCTGTAAAAGGAGTGTCTTTAAATAAAACAATATTCTATATTAGCATAAGGTTCATGTATTCTTACATATTCCTCTAATATTTCTGCTACTTTTTCCCTTCTCCTCTTACGAGTATAATGGGTGAATCCGACACGCAAAACATTAGCACATTTAATAAATGTTTTCATAATTTTTATTAATTTACAATGTAAATAAAGAAAAAATAACTCTCTTGTCCAATTTTCTAGTGGAATAGGTGATCAATTGGTTATCCCTATCTCTACAATAAACATTAACTGCTAGAACAAACTAATAGATTTCGTACTTTCTCTTGCACGCTGAATGTTTCATCTCTGCAAGTCCTGGTATATACTGTGGTAATTACTCCTATGTATAGCTGGCACATCTATGGTTCCTCTGTCAGGTATTCGTTTCTATTATTGTTTATCTTCAAGCAAGAGAGTATATTTTATGTCTTTTTTAAACTACCTGGTTTATGATAACTTCCTGGATTACGAGATAAAGCATCTTGAATAGTTCTATCAGAATGAAAAGCACTTTGTTTTCTTTCTAATCTCTTTCTTTGTTTTATTGCTTTCATAATTGTGCGTAAAATGGTTGTAATTTTTGTGGTATTTCCACAGTTTCTTCTTTTTTGAATGATTGCCCTTCTTGAGAAGGTAATTCTATAAATAAGGATATATGAGCAGCATCTAAAGGATTTAACTCCTCTAATCTGTGCCACATATCTAAATTTTTGTATACATATCCAACAGGCTCAATTCTAATACTATTATAAATCTCTCCTTTCTTAGGAATTAGTTTAACTGCATGCCCAGGTTGTAATGTTCCATTTTCTATACATAATACTTGCATTTTGATAAATTTTAAAGTTATTCAAATGTTATAGGACAAACTTTTACATTACTAGGCCAAGCATAAAATCGCTTGTTTGTACTACAAAATACCTCTGTCATACCCATTTCATGAGCAAAAACAGTGAATATTCTATTGTCCCATATAAACTTCTGAGAAGTTCTAAATAGGCTTAATTCTGTTATAGGATATGTTTTCATGATTTTTTATTAAATGGATATAATGTAGATTTCACATATTGATCAAAGAATTTCTTTGTTACTTTGGAATAGTTTTTCTCTCCTTCTAATGAGAATTCTACCATTAATTCTCCATCTTCCCAATATTCAATGATTTCTCTGGAATAAGAATAAGCAGGATATTTGTCCCCCTTCTTGTATCTAGGGTCTTCTAGACCTTTATTCCATTTTTCATTCCAATATTTATCATCTTCTGTATGAATTCTATCCTCTAAATGCTCAGGTTGCATATATTTATGTTTCTGAATATAGGGAAGGAATATCTTTTGAGCTGATTTTATACCCATTGTTACTTCAGAGACAACACTAATTCTATTAGCACAATAAGCATGTTCTCCAGATAAACTACCTTTAAAAGTATTCATATCTGTTTCAATACTATCATTACCTATTATTCTTAGATAATCATGAGCAATAATTATTCTCTCAGCTCCCACATTCCTTTGTTCATCTTTTAATGAAACTACAAAAGTATGCTCGTCTATTTGGTTAATTATTTTCATATTATAATGGGGTGTATTCTGTTACAAATTCTTTAATTTCTCCATTTTTGAGAGCATTGTAATTTTCTTCAAGAAAAGGAGGGTGAATAGTAGCATATTTATTATCTACAGGAGAACCTATTATATTTGATCCTACTCCAATTCTATCATTATTTAATATTTTCTGCATTACCTTTGCCAATGGACAATTATAATTATCATCATAACTTCCAGCATTCTTTACATCTTCTTGTGTTATTACAATTTTCATGGTTTTAGAGGTTTAGTGTCTTCAAAATCCATATATCCTATAACAGCACCTATTCCAAATAGAGCACTAAATCCGTAAATACATTCTCTTTTATAAGAAGGTTCAAAATCAGATTCAAAGAATTTTATTACACATTTTACCTCTCCAACAATAAGAATTATAGCAATAGCTATATAAATTATATATTTCATAATATTTTTAGTTAAATTCGTCCAAAATAACAATAATTCCAGCAAGACCAAATAGAAATATACTAGCACCTCCCCATTCATTTGTTTTAAATGTCCAATTAAGGAGAGAAAAGAATAAGTACAGCACTATCATAAAAGATAGGAATTTAAAAAATCTATCTAGTGTTTTTAAGCTTTTCATGTTTTCTTATTTTAGTGAGAAAATAGAGATGAGTAATAACAATAGTCCTATAATAGTAGGAATTGTAGAATAGAGATGATATTTAATTTCATAAAAAGGAAGATCATTCTTAGAATTTACACACACCCCTGCTATTCCTATTAGGAATAAACTAACTGCTATAATCCATAAAGTTGTCATAAATTTATTGGTTAATTTTAAAGAAAAAGAGGAAATTTTATTCCTCTTTTGTATCTTTTAATGACTGATAGTATGATTTTTCAATTTCTTGAATATTCTCCACCATATTGAAGATTTCCTTCATTTTCTCTGAGAATTCTTTCTTTTTGTTTACCACTGTCTTTTTGAAATCCTCTTCAGCTTTCTTTACTTCCTTATCAAATTCAAGCTTTTTGTCCAAAAGACTCTTAGCCTTTGCTTTAAAGTCTTTTATGAAATCTTCCCTTCTTTCTTTCAATAAATCCTCTACAATTGTTCCTAATTCATCATTAGGAACATTTACCTTTTTAAGAGTTTTCTCTCCTCCCAATAAAGCTATCAATTTCTTGAAATTAGCATCAAATTGCTTGCTCACCTTATCATTCTGTTGTTCTGGGGTTTCTTGTGTTATATTATCTTCCATATTTGTTAAAATTTAAAGTTTTTAAGTTTACTAATGTCAAATTCTTCATTTCTATTTACTATTGATGATTCTAAAGCTAAGGAAGTATTGTTATAATCTTTAAATACATTATTTAATGTATAATTTAAACCATCTCTATAAGGATGACTAAATATAATATACTTAAATTCTCTATCTCCAGAAATCATGCAGTTTATATCTCTGGGACTAAACCTATAAAAATCTTTAGAACAGTGTTTTAACCCCTGTATTAGAACACTTACAAAATCACTAGTTTTTAAATCTTCCTTCTTTCTAGCCCATTTGAATGTCTGTTCTATTACATTCTTTATATTTACAAAGTCATCCATAAATTTAATTGTTTAGAATGTGTAAAAAAGGTTAATATCCTGTAACTTTAGCCTTGCTGCCTGTTAATTCAGACCAGTATTAACCTTTTTCATTACTTTATTTATGTGTCTTGTAATTAGAATATGTATAACACACCTTCTTTGAAGGACTACAAGAGAATACCATCATTGTAATTATTACAAGTAATAGTAAATAGAATACCTTTTTCATTGTTTTTTAATTTATTTGGTTAGTTTTAATTGATTTTAGTCACCTTTGTACCATTCGTATAACACTAATCCCCAAAGAAAGGATAGAAGTACATCTGGTATCCATAGTAGAAACCATAAATTCTCCCCTGTCTTAGGAGGATAAAATTGATACATTTGAATAGGTATAAGCCATAAAAGTGCTATGAATAGTATTCCTAATACCGCTAATAAATCTTTCATATTGTTTGTTTTTAGTGTAATTAGGGCTACATTTTAGAAGATGTTGCCCACGTAATAACTTATATATTTTGATTCATCCAATCTTTTACTCCTGTTATAGTCTTGATCTTGGGATTAGCTTCTTCACGAGAATTGAAATAAACAAACTTTTCTATTAATTCTATTACTTCTTCTCTATTCCAAATATCTTTCACTCTCTTAATTGTAATAGTATTGTCTTTTGGATTTACTTTAGGAAAATATTCCAGTGGTCTATCTAACCACTCTATTCCTTCATATTCTACCATTACTTGTTTAATCTGTTTTCCTTCATTATATGCTTTTACATATACTTCAAGAAATGAGTTAGAGGGTTGAGGATAAAAATCTCCTATTTCTTTAAGTTTAGTAAAGTCTCTTAAAGAGCTATCTGTTGTAGCTATGATTTTTTTAAACCAAGCTTTATTAATTAATTGTTCTTTAGTTATTTGAAAAGGCTTTTCTCCTATAACAGATTCTTTATAAAGACACCAATCTCTTTCTTTTATCTCTTCATCTGATAAGATATAAAGATGTTGATTGGTACAACTATTATTTCTAAACTTTGCAAGTAGTTGCATAGGATTTAAAAATAATCCTTTTTGTACATTATTTAACGTTATAGGTGCTTTTTCATTAGTTGGAAGCATAACAACTTGTACTTTCTTTAACATAGCTTTAGCTTTTAGTTTTAGAATTTCTATATATATATCCACTTTGAGATAGAGGTAAATTTAACTCTCTTCTTGATCTTTTAATAGCATCATTATAACTAGTAGCATCTTTTATAGTGCCAAGATACTTATCGTCATCAAATACATCTATATCTCTAGTATATTGTTTATTCTTTTTCATTGTAGACATAGCTTTAATGTTTAAGTTTTTTGAAAAGGAATAGAACATTATATATACATTCAGGAGGGAGCTAATTGAATAGCTTTAGTGAATGTATTAATGCTCTATTCCAAATATAAGAGAAAAATAAGACTATTGACTTATTATTGAAGCTATTATGCTCCCTACCATCTACTCTGTTTGATAATTCTATCAATCCTCTTACTTGGATGATATATCATCAATAGTCTTAATACTACCTTTCTATGTGCATTACACTATTTGATTTCTTACCTCTATTTACCCATTGTACATACCATAGGGCTATAATAATCTGTAAATTTGATGTATAGAAGCCTAATGACAATACTCCTATTAGGCCATCTACAATACATATAATTGAATACATTATAATGTACCAATTAGGGAGTCCTGCTTTCTTTATTGCCATTTTGTTTGATTTTAAGGAGATGTAATAAAAAATGTTGTAATATACACTATTTTAGGTGTAATGAAGGCTGTTACAACATAAGCCATTGGTTCATTCACTACTATTACATCATTCATTTCTGTAAAGTAATAGAAGCATCTACAGTCTAAATCTAATGTTTTCCTAGATATATGGAAATAAAGAGGATTTAAGCCCTCTTTATGATTTACCACCATTGTATCAGAAACAGTGAAATATCCACAATTTGCTGATATGCTGTCTAACACTTGTTCTTTTGTCTCTTGCGAAGCATGTGTGCTAGCTGTCATGTTGTATTTATATGTCTGAGCCATAGCTACATTACATATAAATAGGAGTATAAAAATGAGAGTTTTCATGATTAATATTTAGAAGGATAATGTTTTTCAAAAAGATTAATTATCCCCATTACAACATTAACAGTTGATAACAAGAACAGTAGAAACATCATCCAAAAATACCAATAGTGTCTAGCTCCCCATATCCAATAACTATCAAAAGAAGATCCTGAGCAATTTTGCTGTCCACAATAAGTATCTCCTAAAAACTCTCTTAATTGGGGACTAATAAATGTCCACAGCATTCCTACACCAAATAGAATAACTATTCTAATAGCTATTCCAAAATATACTTGATATTTCATAGTTTTTAATTTATATCTTCCCAGTCTCCTCTAAAAACCATAGAAATAGCTATACATATTTGAGCTATTAATAGAAACCACCAAGATACTATTAATATAATCCATGCATACCAAGGATCATCCAAATCATTATTCAGCTTATAGGCTGTAAAGAATATTCCTATTACATATAATATACATAACAGAATAATAGTTAATAAATCCATAATTTTTTAATTTAAAGCTATATTTATTCTTCGTTTATACTATCCTTAATAACAGCACATTCATCCTTGTATGAAGCTGAAAGGACGATAATAGAATATTCCTTATTACTAAGAAATGTATGAATAGCTCCAGAAATACTTTGATTTCTTACTTCCTCTATATGGATTTCTTTATCCTTATAGGAATAATATTTAACAATAATAGTGTACATAGTAATGTGGGTTAAAGATTTATTCTATAATTCTAACGAAATTTGAAGAAGTATATATTTCCTCACCTGTAGGAAATACAATTAATAAATCGAGTAAATATGGTTTAAAACCCATTTTTACTTCAACTTTATCTAGTTTTGTATAAATATTCTGATTGATAGCTATAACAATAGCTTCAGATTTGAATAGTTTATCAATACCCCATCTATGTTCACCTGTATTCTTATCAGTATTTCCACTTCCATCCCATACCATTACTCTATCTCCAATTTCCTTTTTTCTATCATCCGAATTAGCAGCTTGAATAGCTGTAATGAGATAGATCATTTCTAATGCTTCTTCTTTAATAGATTTCATAATGTGGATTTAGTGTATGAAAATTAGAAATAAGAGGTTAATTCAATAACCCCTTATTTGATTAAAATGATTTAATTGCTATAACATATAGACTATCCTTAGATAATATCATAGATTTTAGGTTGTCTTTAATTCTAAAACCTGTTCCAGAATTACCATTGCCTTCACTCACCCAATATGTGTTATTATTGGATATTAGCTTAGAAAGATAGAGTTTATTGAACTCCTGACTATTAGGTAGGAAATAACCTTCTAGATTACAAGCATTTGCAGCATTATACACACCACATAGACTATTCATTAAAGCTGTATTATTTACACCTTCTCCTAATGTAGGTGATAGAGCATTTGGATTGATACCTGTTCCACATCCCCACCATATATATTTCCCTTTCAACTCCTTGTATACAAACCCATGATTTTCGCCCTCAATATAGCCTTTATCACCTTTCTGGAGTGTATAGAACACATTTCCTCCATTTAGCTTACTATTTAAAGCTGTAGAAGGTGAGACATCATTACCCTTACAGGATAATAACATCGTTGTAAGTATAATGATGTATTTCATATTATTTATGTTTAATGCTATAAGTTGTATTCAAATAAAACCTAATTCAATATAAGGAGATAATCTATTATCCCTCTCAATTAGCTTATTAAGGAGATATTCACATGTCTCAATAGAAACAATAAATCTCTTCCTAATACGTCTAGTAGTAATAAACGGGTCACAAGTAGCACTATTAATACCATTCTTATACACATTTCTATGATATTTGGAAAGAATAGCTAATTGTTTATTCTCTTCTAATACATCAAGATTTATCTTAGCCATATAATATACGGATAAGGCTCTTCAAACATAGCAAACCAACTATCAATAGTCCTATTAATAGGATTAATTGGTTCATATTTAGAGTTATTAATTAATATAACTGATAAGACGCTACAAAGATCTTTATTAATATCAATAGACGGATTACATATGTTGATAGTCTCATACCATTTTCCACTTGATTTAAATATACGTATTTTCATATTAGTTATATTATTTAATGCCATAATAATGAATAAATAGTGTTTATTTCTTGAGTTTTAGGTCTAATCCTTCCCATAATTGACCTTCTCCATTGATAAGTCTATATGTTCTAACATTAGCAAATGTTGTAAGCTTAATTCTTTCAAATTTAAGACCGTAATCAGCTTCTGTAAATGCATTAGTTATGTTATTTTCTATTGTTTCAGGAATACAATCAATTAGGTTATTATTACATATAAAATCACTCATTTTACCCATAGCAATATTACCTATTGTCATATCTGGCATATAAAGAGTGTTAAATAGCTTAGAAATATTCACAATACTATATCCAACACTAGAAGATACAGTAATCGTATGACCATCCTTGGTAGTTAAAGTCTGTATTGGAAGAGTAATTGTTCTTAATCTCTTCTCTTGAACATATATACTATCTAATAATGGCAGCTTCAAATAAACCCCTTTATCTAATAATGTAATATGTTTACCAAATCTAACTCTTATTCCCTGCTCCCAAGGCATGACAATCACCCACCATGTAAATAGTTTACTTATGTAGTCTATAATTTCTTTAAATATACCCATGAGTGATAATTGTTTAATAGTTAGTAATAGAGAATATAATGCTATAACAATTGAATACAACTAGTTTATTTGAATAATCGTTTAAGCGAATATACAGTTATAGTGATAGTACCACAACTCTAAAACACTCAAATCAATTAAATTTCACACTATTTTGACATCAAACAGTGTATCACTCAATTAATATGTATATATAATAGAGTGAATAATTAAGTTATCCACTCTAATGCATTATTTGCATCTTCTTTGGAGAAATAGAAACCAAATATGTCTCCATCTTCATCAATTATGCACCATTCTTCTCCAAGAGGAGAAGTATAATTGTCTGGAATCAAGCTTATTCTCCACATAATATTAATAGTTTAATTTACTCCTTATATATAGATGTATAAAAAAGAGGCCATTACAGCCCCTTTTCCATTTCAACCTAAACCCATTTACTACCCAAACAGAATATTCTTTGGTATAAGACCCCTAAAAATAGGTATTGGTATATACAACAAATTACATTTCACCAAATATTATTCTGTTTAAGTATAAATAGGTGTATAAAAGGAGAGCATTGCTGCTCCCCTCTCGTTAATTACCAAGCCAATTCTTCTGGATTAAGCACTTCAGCTTCAATTGCTGCAACATTAATCTTCTCAACAGCAATCTCATGAACTCCACCAGTTGGAGGCATTGCTACAAACTGACGCAATTCACCTTTGTCATCTTCTGTTTCAATGACATTCAATCCTGCTAATTGGGAGATTGTCAGCTTTTTAGCTCTGAACATCTCACTCACCTGCTTGCTACATGGAACAACAGCAGAATTACCAGCTTTGTTAGTAAGAACAACAACAACTCTCTTAGTGAGGTCATTGTAATTCTTCCTAAGGAAGCCAATCTTTCCACCTTTTCCAGCAAGATCTTTCACTGTGCCAAGGTCAGTAAGCTCTGCTGTACTGCCTTCATACTTCTTAAATTCTACCATAATACTTGTTTTTAATTGTGTTTTTGTTTTTTAATTCTCATTTGTTCTTAACCGGGGAGTGATGTCAACTCCCCAAACTTGGGAGGGGTGGCTTGGTGGAGGTACACTACTCTCTCTTTAACATAAAAAATTCCTTAAATTTGGAAAATTTTTTATTTTTTCCTTCTCTAAAACACATCTCTTCTACTCCAAACTAGATTGATATTCCACCTTTTACAGTCTTATATTTGGAAATGTCAAACCTTTTACATATATTTGTCCCATGTTAAATAATAATTTACGCCCCTTACAGCATTCACATTCGCTCCCTAGTTATCTAGTGGAGGAGGGGATATTTGTGTTTAATTATAGTTGATTCAGAACAACTTTTTAAAACTTCAGAAAACCCCTCCTTAAAACAGAGGGGTTTTTTATTTTCTAGGTGTATATCAATTGGTAGATTACCTGGTTTGGGACCAGGAGGCTGTAGGATCATACCCTACCATCTAGACTTTTAATATGGTGTAATGGATGCACATCAGATTTTGAATCTGAGAGTTTGGGATCATGACCCAATATTAAAACTGTGTCTGTAGCTTAATGTAAAGTCTCACCCTGTGAAGGTGATGGATATGGGGTCGATTCCCATTAGACACCTATTTCTTTCTGTAGCTTAAAGAAAAGCGATTGAATACGAATCAATCAGATGAGGTTTCGCACCCTCCAGAAAGTCTATGCTCCTGTGACATATGCAAAATGGTACAGCTACTAGTTTTAGAAACTAGGTTATTATAGGTTCGAATCCTATCAGGAGTACATGTCCCTATGGTGAAAATGGCAGCACACGTTAGACTTAAAATCTAAAGCGAAGTAATAGTAGCGTGAAGGTTCGAAGCCTTCTAGGGATACATAAGGAGGGTATCTGGCTGGATGAAGAGCTTGTCTTGAAAACAAGTAGGTCGGTAATACTGGCTTGTGAGTTCGAGTCTCACATCCTCCTCATAGAGAGTTGACAGAGTGGCTTATTGTGTTTGTTTGCTAAACAAAAGGGTGTAACAGCTCCAGGAGTTCAAATCTCCTACTCTCTTCAAAACTGTAAGTATCCAAATTGGTGAAGGAGACAGACTGTAAATCTGTTGCCACTGGCTAAACTTGTAAGTTCGAATCTTACCTTGCAGACAAAAATAAATTAATAAATATTAGGAATTGTAGGTTTTATTTACTACGTTTGTGATATGAAAATAAAGAGTGTTAATAATTCTGAACAAATAGAGACTGAGGAACATATTGTTCCTGTCATCTAATGGCTAGGATATTACACTTTCAATGTAAAAAAGAGGGGTCGAAACCCTCCAGGAATGCTAAAAATGAAGAAAGATATTAAGATTAATTTAATAAAACTATTAGAAGAAAATGGTGGAAAATTTAGTTTTTTCCCAGAATGGACTTTGATAGGAACAGGTAAAGGTAAATTAACATCTATAAAATAAAGAATTATGAAAAGGAATTGGTTTAATATTATATTCACCATGTTTGCGACAAGAGATTGTGGCAAGGTGGGAGTATATTGTTGGAGCCAATAAAAGAATATAACACAAGTTATAATTAAGGCTCCCCAAAAAGGAGCCTTTTTTATTTATGGGGGATCATGTACCAAGGCTGGCGAGATTGCTTTGCAAGCAGACTGAGTAGGATTCGATTTCCTAATTCTCCACATAATAGTTCTGAGGTCAAATGGTTAAGATGTCCCACTGTCTATGGGTACGGAGAGGGTTCAAATCCCTTCAGAACTGCAAGGGTTGTTAGTACAATGGTAGTACGAGTGACTGTTAATCACTGAATGGTAGTTCGATTCTATCACTTCCCTCAATACACACTTCAGGCTATGGTAGCCAAGGAGTCTCCAAAACTTCAGGACATCAGTTCGATTCTGTGGAGGTGTGCAATATTCCCTACGTAGCTCAACAGGTGGAGCAATAGTTTTGTAAACTGGAGGCTGTCAGTTCAAATCTGACCTAGGGATCATGGTGATAGTACGAAGATATAGGTTATTCTAATAAACTCCTGTAGTTTAAATGGAAAAACTATGCTCTTCTAAAGCATCATTCAGAGTTCGAATCTCTGTAGGAGTTCATATTGAGATGTATCCTCTCACGCTTATATCGTGTAGAAAAGGTAATTGGTCACATAAGGGTTCGACCCCCTTCATCTCTACAAATTTTATTAATATGGAAACAGATAAAAAAGACTATGAGAAGATTTATTCTCTCATAGCTCAATGGTAGAGCTGGAAGCTTTTAACTTTCAGATCATGGTTCGATTCCATGTGGGAGAACATATAGTAACTTAGCTTAGATGGGAAAGCATCTGACTGATATTCAGAAGAGAACAGGATCGTTACCTGTAGTTACTACTTAAAATAAATATCATAAATCATTTGGAATTTATGATACTTCTTATTAAATTTGTAAATGCCTATTAAAGACAAAGAAATAAGAAAAATAAAAAGCAGAGAATACCAAAAGAAACATTACGAAAGTAAGAAATGGTATTATAAGCAAAAAACAAAAGACAGAAAGAAGAACATATTAGATATGCTTTCTGAATTAAAACAAACTTTAAAATGTAAAAGTTGTGGAGAAGATCATCCTAGATGTTTAGATTTCCATCATAGAAATCCGAATGATAAGAAAATATCTATCGCAAGAGTTGCAAATCAAGGATGGAGTTTAGAAAAAATAAAAGAAGAAATAAATAAATGTGATGTTTTATGCTCTAATTGTCATAGAAAATTACACTATGAAGAAAATAATGTGGGTAGGGCTAGTGCCCCAGTGAGTCTCATAAGCTCACCTTGACAGGAGCGTAACCTGTACCCGCAACAAAAGGAACATGAGCTAGTCTGGTGATTCAGCGTGCGCCTGAAGAGCGCAAGAATATGGTTCAATTCCATAATGTTCCACTGTATGGGAAGTTGACTAGTGTATAAAAAGGAAACTAGAGTCATAGTTAAACTTAAAGGCTTGGCGGTAATTAGCTGTTATACATAGTTCGTCCTAACTAAAACCGCCTCCATACTTCAGTAGCTCAGAGATAGCAGCAACTCCCTTACATGGAGAAGGTCAATGGTTTGATCCCATTCTGAAGTACAATGCAGAACAGGTGTTGTTGAAGGCACTCCTGACTTCCAATCAGGGTGGTTGGGTTTGAACCCCAAGTTCTGCACTTTTGTCAAGTGTTTTTGAAAATAATTTCTCCCTGATTACTAGCTAGTTAGGGAGTTTTTATTTTAATCCCTATTGCTTTATAATTAAATTCGTTATAACTTTGGGGATGGGTGGCAGGGTCTTGGAATATACCCTAGTTAGATATTCCAAATATAAAACATCAGGATGGTTGAGTGGTTAAACATAGATCTGCAAAATCTAGTACGTGAGTTCGAACCTCACTCCTGATTCTAAACCAATAACAATATGGGATATATAATAGGAATAATCTTCATTTTAGCTCTTTGTGCTCCTGATGATAGATATAAGAAAAAGGAAGAAAAGAAGAATTAAAGGATAATATAGCAATTATTTATAATTATTCTTGTTAGTTATGATAATTCCTTTTACATTTGTATTAATTACGTATGGAAACCAAAGAACAGAAAGTCCTTTTACAAAGAATAAAGCTTACAGAGACACAATCTCTGAACATAGCTCAGAAATATTATTCTCTTCTTTCAGCTATAGGAAACTCTCCTTTAACAGAAAGAGAGATTCAATTAGTAGCTTTTACAGCCATTAAGGGAAACATTTCTTATTCTTCTAATAGGGAAGAGTTTTGCATCTTGTATAAATCATCCTCCCCTACAATAAATAATATCATCTCCAAACTAAAGAAGATGAAAATTCTAGTAAAGGATGCAGGAAAGATAAAGGTTGATCCTAAGTACCTCTTGGATTTTAATAAAGATATTGTTCTACAAATCTCCCTATTACATGGATAAACCTCAATCAATGTCTGATAAGGACTATCTAATTAGAGTGATGAGTATTAAAACCAATACTCCTGTAGCTACAATAGATGCTGTTATCTCACATCAATTTGAGGCAGCCAATGAAGCTCTTAAAACCAATAATACAATAGAGCTTTCAGGATTTGGGAAGTTTGTCTTTAAATTAAAGAAAGCTCATAAGAAATTAGAAAGGAATATAGGTAAGAAGGAGTATTGGGAGAAAGCTCTGCAAGATAGTGCTCTAACAGACCAGAAGAGGCAATCTTACACAAATAAACTAAATAATACAATAAAAGAAATAGAAGTGTTGAAAACCAAATTGAAAGTAGAATGAATTTCTTAGAAATATTTGAAGGTTGGCGAAATCATCTTCTCCCTCCTGAAAGATTAAAGGATTTAATTAAACAAACCAGTGAAGAAAGACTAGCTATATGTGTAAAATGTATAGCTTATGATGAAACAGGAGAAGGATGTGCAATGCCTCTATCTCAACCTTGCTGTAATAAACATGTAAAAGTGGAAGGAACTTTAGGATGTGGATGTCCTTTAAAAAGTAAAACTAAATGTCTTTCATGTAGCTGTCCTGCTGATAAATGGAAAGCCATTTCTACACCAGAACAAGAAGAAATAATAAACAGTAAATTAAACAATTGAATATATGGAGCCTAGAGATTATAAGATGATCAATATCGAAGCTATGATGGAAGTATTGAATATGCTTTGGAATAAAGGAGTGGACTACGTTGATATATCTGGAAAACAAGGAGAAGATCAAGATGAAATATGCTTCTCCTTTTGTAGGGAATATATGGATGAGGAATATAAAGATACATTTGAAGACGGATTTATACAAGAAGAAGAGAATGAAATCATCTCAAAACCCACTCAACAAATAAAGGTGAAATTAACAGATAAAGACATAGACGAATTAATTTAAATAGATATGGGAAGGAAACCAAACCACTACAACCATGTAATCCAAGTTCTACAAGAACTTCACAAACTATACCCCTCATATACAATGAGTATGCATTTAGCCACTGCTCTAGACGGATACAGAGACATATGGGGAATTACAGACAAAGAACTCCTATTCGCTTTAGAGAAATATAAAGCTCAATTGGAAATGGAACCTCCTCACACAGAAGGAGATGAACTAGAAGGTATAATTAAAGAAGGAATGAATCTATCCTTATCTAGTATCTTAGGAGCAGATGATGAGGATATTAGAGAACAAGAAGATTACTAATGGCTAAGAAAGCAAATAACTACATTACTACAGAACTTGATTGGGCTGAACAACAACTTAAGTCTTGGAAAGCTTATGTAGATGCTAATCCATTACATGAGTTAAAAGATAGAATTGAATGGAAACCTACGAGTAAAGGAGGACTACTCCCTATGGTTATTGCCTCAATTGAAGCTCAAGGTAAGTTCATTCAAGACACTATGAAGAACTATCTAGCTTTATTAGAAGTAGTAAATAATCTTAGAGAAAGAGAAGAAGCAAAGGTGGAAATTAGAGGAAAAGGAGAGCTTTCTGTTATGGCTTCAAATTTCCTTAAAGATAGAAAATGACAAACGAAGTAAAATCTATAGATTATAAAGATTGGTTTATTAACCAAAAACGTATTCCAGATAAAGGATCTATAGAACATGAGGAGTTCTTTAATTTTCATAAGGAACTATGTTTAAATGGATGTATGATAGGAGGGGTTTATTTTAACCCCTTTTTGTATTGGCATTTAAATATATGGCACACAGAAGTAGACATAATTGACTCCAAAGGAAGAATATCTCAAAAGTATTCCAACCCCTATCTCAGGGATAATGAATGGATAGTTACAGAAGCTATTGAAAAAGCTCACGAAGAAAAGAAAGGATTGGCAATAGGAGGGATAAGACGTTTAGCTAAATCAGTAATAGAAGCTTCTTATATAGGATGGGGGGCAACATTTGATGAAAATTCTCAGAATGTTATTTCAGGATTAAATTCTCCTGATATAAAACTAGTGACAGATAAGATAGACAAGGGTTTAAACTTTATACCTGAAGCTTGGAGGTGGCAGAGAATTGAGGATAATTGGAAGAACCAAGTAACTCTAGGAGTTAAAACTAAAAGTGGAGAAAGAATCCCCTTCTCAGCTATCCTTATAAGGAACTTAGATGAGGGTAATAATGAAGAAGCTATTGCTGGTACAAAGCCTAGGAAACTAATTATAGATGAAGGAGGAAAAGGTAGTTTCCTAAGAGGTTTACAAGCTGCTATTCCAGGATTTACTACACCTTATGGATGGGGATGTTCTCCTATAGTAACGTTCACAGGTGGAGATATGACTAAATTTGCAGATGCTAAACTCCTAATGTTTGATGTAGAAGCATTTAACTTCCTATCTTATAATAATACAGAAGATACTAAAAGAGTACATGGACTATTCTTAGGTCACAAATATAGAATGGAGGCTAAACGACCTTCTAATCTAGCTGACTATTTACAAATTGATTCTCCAGAACTTAAGAAAATAGAGATGTTAGTTAGTGATGAGGAGATAGCTAACAAAATAACAGATGATAATCTAGCTAGATCTAAGAAAGCAGGAGACAGAATAGCATATCTTAAGGAAAAAATGTACTATCCTAAAACAGTGGATGATATATTCCTTAATGAGAATACCAATATATTTGATATAGAAGCTGCTAGAAGACAAAAAGCAAGGCTCCTATCAAGAGGATTCACAGGAACCCCTGTAATTTTACATATGGGAGAAAATGGTATATATCATGAATTCACAGACAAAAGACCTATAACTAATTTTCCACTAAAATCTACAGATGACAAAGATGCTCCAGTAGTAATTATAGAATTTCCAATGACTAACCCTCCCTATGGATTATATACAGGAGGAGGTGACCCATATAGACAAGGTAAGGCTATATACAGTACATCTCTTGGAGCTATATACATATATAAAAGAATGCATAATATTCTTACTGATAAATATCAAGAAATGCTTGTAGCATATTATGTAGCTAGACCTGATAAAAAAGAAAAATGGGAGGAGCAAGCTAGACTACTTATTAAATATTACAATGCAAGAGCCTTAATAGAAAATGATGAGATCTCTTTCATAGATCATATGAAAGCCAAAGGAGATGCTAATTATTTAGAACCTCAACCTCAATGGTTAAGAAGAGTTATACCAAATACTTCTCAAAATAGAGATTATGGTTTATCAAGATCTTCAGATAAAATAATTGATTTTCTTCATGGAAATCTTAAAAAATATACAGAAGAAATAATACATTCTGAAAAAGATGAACATGGTAATACAATAAAAGAAATCACAGGAATGTCTAGAATTCTAGATCCTATGCTTTTAGAAGAAATGATTCAATACAATGAAGATGGTAACTTTGATAGAATTGTAGCAGCAGAACTAGCCATCACTCAAGCAATTGAAATGGACCCTATATACGGAAAAGCAACACAAGAGAATGAAAGAGCTAAATCCTTATATCAAGGAAATAAAGCAAAACCAACACTATTTGGGGAAACTCCATCCCTATTCAATAAAAAAAGAACACGTAAATTATTTGCATAATGGCAATTATTAGATATACAAAGGACGCAACAATTAGATATGCCTATCTAAACATCTTTCCTGATCAGTTTAAAACTGAAGAAGAAAAGAAAGACGATAGTTGGATAAAGAATACAATGGACTACTTTGCTAATAAGGCATATGTAGAGTACAAGAAAAATAGAGAAACCTTTGTTAAAAACTATGATTTGGTTAAAGGTATTCTTAGACATGAGGATTTCTATGAAAATCAAGAAGTAAGTTCCTTTACAGAAACCCTAACAAGAGATTTAGACCTACCTGCTTATGTAAAGCATTATTCTATTCTAACCACTCCTATAAATGAACTTGTAGGAGAACTTTCTAAAAGACCAGACGGATATAAAGTGAAAGCTTTTGACGATGATAGTAAGGCTGAAGAGTTAGAATTTAAAACTCAAATACTTCAACAGTTTATCATCTCTCAAGCAAAAGAAAGAATTCAAGCTAATTTAGCTCTTCAAGGAGAAGAGGTTGATGATGAAGAACTTCAACAAATGACACTAGATGATGTTAAGGATGAGCTGGATAGTTATACTTCAATGGCTGAAAAATGGGGAAATCATGTACTTACCTGCGCTAAAGCTGATTTCAATGTAAAGGAATTAAGCGAGGATGCTTTTAGAGATATGCAAATTTCTGCTAGAGAATACTATCATATTTACGAAGATAACTCTAAAACAGGATTTAATATAGAAGTGTTTAATCCCAAGAATGTATGGTATTTAACCACTCCTGATAGAAAATATGTATCAGATCCTTCTGGTAGAACCAGAGGAGCATATGCTGCTGGAGGAGTACATGTCATGGAAATATCTGAAATTATAGAAACCTTCCCAGATATTACTAAAGATGAAATAGACCACCTTAGATCTTCTCTTCAAGACTATGGTCTTATTAATGTTAGAGAATCTAATTTAGGAGCAGATGTTACTCCAGGTATAGATAGTATAAAGTATGACACCTTTGATCCGGCTATTCTTCAAGAAAGAATGATGATAGAGGGAGAAATGAAGGAAAATAATGATAGTTTAAAGGATTTTCTAGGCCTTACTTCTAATGTTTCTTCATTTGGTTATAAGTATGTAGTGGTTAGAGCTTATTGGTTGTCTAAAAGGAAGATAGGAAAGGTGGTGTATGAGGACGAATTAGGTAATGAACAATCTATCCTTGTAGATGAAAATTATAAGAAGGGTACCATTCCTACAGAGATTTCGGTAGAATGGGGATGGACTAATCAATGGTATCAAGGAGTTAAGATTGGGCCAGATATTTATCATATTAAACCTTACAAACTATTAGACTATTGTCCTATTATAGGACTTATTTACGAAGTAAAAAACACTGAAGCTAAGTCTACAGTGGATATGATGAAACCTTTCCAGGTAATATACAATGTCTGTATGAATCAGATGTTTGAGCTATTAAAGAAGGAAATAGGTAATGTTGCCTCTGTAAACATTAGAAGAGTTCCTAGAATTAAAGATGGAGATGCTCAAGATGATATTGATTTGTGGGAACAAGAAGCTAGAACTAGAGGTATAATGTTCGATGACGATAGTCCTGAGAATACTAAAGCTCCAGTAACTAATACATCTATTGCTAAAAATGTAGACCTCACCAGAACTAATGAAATACAGGCTAGATACAATCTAGCTGTACAAATGAAGAACGAATGTTGGGAACTCATAGGAATGTCTAAACAAAGACTTGGTTCTATATCTGCCTCAGAGTCAGCAACAGGAACCCAAGCTGCTATAACACAGTCCTATTCTCAGACAGAACCTCAATTTGTAGCTCATGAGTATATATTAGGTCAATTATATCAGGCCATTATAGATGGATCTTTATATGTGGAGTCTCAGAAACCACAATCCACCCTATCTTATATTACTAATAAAGGAGAATCTGCATTTGTACAAGTAAATGGAACAGATTTAAAATCAAGAGACTTAAAGGTATTTCCTACTAACAGACCGGAAGACAAGGAAATGTTTAAAGAACTTAGAGGTCTTGCTCACCCCGCTATGCAAAATGGAGCTACATTATATGATATTGTAGAATTATATTCTACAGATTCTGTGCGTCAAATGAAGAAAACTTTTAAAACTCTTAAAGAAAGACAAGAAGAGCTTCAGAACCAACAAATGCAACAAAAACAGCAAGAATTGCAACAAGAACAAGGAATTTCTCAAGCTCAATTACAGCAAGCTAAACAAATGCATGATGAACAAGTTGCTCATGATGATTATCAGAAACAACTGGATAGAGAATCTAAGGAGAAAATTGCCATCATCCAAGCCACAGGTTTCGGAAAGGTGGAGTCTGAAGATTTGAATCAAAATGAAATACCAGATGTTTTAGAGGCTTCCAGGTTAGTACATGATCAGGAAAATGCTGTAAGAGACTACAATTTAAAGCTTACGGATATGGCTTCTAAGAACAAGCAGTCTTCTGAAAAGACAGCTTTAGAAAAGGAGAAGATTAAGGTGGAAAGAGAAAATCAAGCCAATGATTTAGCTATTGCAAAAATAAATGCCAAAAATAGGAAATCTCAAAATAAGAAAAAATAATGAGAAAAGGCAAGATATATTGTTTAATTTGTCCCAAAACTGGAAAAATAAGATATATAGGACAAACCAAACAAAAAGGAAATAAGAGATTTCATCAACACAAGTACCAATGGAGTAGATCTAATGGTCAACTATCTTATGTAAATGCTTGGATAAAAGGATTATATAACGATAATTTATTGCCAATATTTGAAATAATAGAAGATAATATATCTGAAGAACTATTAAACGAAAAGGAAATAAATTATATAAAATTATTTAAATCATCTGGGGCAATATTAGTAAATATAGAAGCGGGAGGAGGAACTTATAAAAATTTTACACAAAGAGAGGATTCTAAAATAAAGAGATTAAACACCTTAAAATCTTCAAAAAAGTGGAAAATTAGATCAGAAAGACATTCTCAAATAATGAAAGATAAACACAAAGATGGAGTTTCTAAGATAGGATTTAAATATTTTTCTAATGAAAAATTAAGAGAAATGAATCAAATATCCTCTATTTCAAGACAAAAGAAAGTGAAAGGAATTGATTTAAATGGAGAAAGTTTAGAATTTCCTTCTATTAGAGAAGCTGCAAAGTTTTATAATATAAAAGATTCAACTCATATAGTTCGAGTACTTAAAGGTAAATCCAAAAGCGGAATGACTCATAATATAAAATTTAGTTATTTATAGACAAAATTCTTATGAAACCAATTCTTCTACAGAAATCTAGACTTCCTGTATTTAAAGCCACTATATGGATAGTTATAGGGAATGATGTAGAGAAATCGATTGATTATATAGAAGACGAAACTTCAGAAGTAATAGCTAAACAGAAGGATAAGAAATATATTAGAGCATACACATATGCTTATGAATCTCCAGATAACAAACGAAAGTACATGTTGTTTTTTAAATATACAGCAAAACCTGGAGAAATAGCACATGAAGTAAAGCATCTAATAAATATATTATTTAGCTGGCATGGATATAAACTATCTATAACAAATGATGAAATGGAATGCTATTATTTGGAGGATATTGTGGACAAAGTTCATTCAGCCCTCACAAGGTATAAAAAACTTTACAAGACAGATAAACAAAAATGATTAGAGTGAAATTCCTTAATGCTATATTATCTTGTAAATTCCTCGTTTTCAAGTACTTTTCCTTTGTTATTTCATAAATCTATTCTACTTTTACATAATAAAAACCAATAGTAACTAACTAAATTATGGCTGAGAAAGCAACTAATCTTCAGTCTACACAAGAATTATTTGGAAATTTCAGTATTTCTGATAGTGTAGAAATGACAGGAGCACAAGAAATCCTTGAAGGGTTATATGCCCCAGAAACATCCACTTCATCTCCTGATGAAATAGAGGAACTCGGTGAAGAAAAACCTTTAAAAAAGAAATCAACAACTTCCACAGAAACAACTCTTAAAGAGGAAAAGAAAAAATCTCCTAAAGAACTTGCAGAAGAAGCTCGTCAAAAAGCTGCTAAACAAGCTGAAAAAGGACTAAACTCCTTCTTAGAAGGAGAAGAATCTCAAGAAGAGGAACAAGAAGAAGAGAATGAAGAAGAGGAATCTACAGAAGTAAAAAATAAAACTAAGGAAACTAAAGCTCTTGAGGAGACAGAAAATTCTGAAGAAGAGTCTTCTGAATCAGATAAAAACCAATTTGAAATCCTATCTAAGGAACTAACTAATCTTGGTGTCTTTTCAAAAGATGAAGATGAAGAAGATGTTGTTGCTAAAACTCCAGAAGAATTCCTAGCAAGATTTAACTACGAAAAGGAAAAAGGAGCTAGAGAAATGATTAGTAATTTCATTAGTCAATTTGGTGAAGACAGGAGACATGCATTTTCAGCTATATTTGAAAAAGGAGTAGATCCTAAAGAGTATTTCTCTTCTTATAATAAAATCGAAAATCTTTCAGAAGTAGATTTAACTAAAGAAGAAAATCAAATAGCAGTGGTTAGAGCAGGACTCACCACTCAAGGATTTGATCCAGCAGACGTAGATGGACAAATTGAAAAGTATAAAAACTATGGAGATTTGGAAGATATGTCTCAGAAATATCAAAAAATCCTAGTTAAAAAAGAAGCTGAGAAACTGTCGCAATTAGAAAAAGAAAGTGAACTTAAGATTCAACAACAAGCTGAATTCAAGAGTCAATATATGAAGAACGTAAATACAGTTCTTCAAAACAAATTAAAAGATAAGGAATTTGATGGCATTCCCATTAATCCCAAATTAGCTAATGAACTACAAGATTTCCTTTTAGTAGATAAGTACAAAACTTCATCTGGAGAACCTTTAACAGATTTTGATGTTTCTATACTTGAACTAAAAAGACCTGAAAATCATGAAAGGAAAGTGAAAATAGCTCTTCTTCTAAAAATCTTAGAAAAAGACCCTACTCTCTCTACCATTCAAAAAACAGGAGTTACCAAAAAAACTAATCAGTTATTTGGTGAATTGGTGAAGCAAACAAGCAAATCCTCAGTGAAATCAAGTAAGTCATCAGGAGCTTCAAAATCGTTGTTTTCTGAATACTTATAAAATAAAAATCTAAATTTAAATAACAAATGGCAATTCAAACAATCCCAGGACTAACTGGTTTTACCTATGCTAGGATAGCTTCTATGGACAAACGTGCTGTAGGTAAGCTCACCGATAGTAATCACTTGGAGAGTTTTCACTCTACAGATCCTGCAAACTATGATAAAAAAATCATAAGTTTGTATACTCAGAGTTCATTGTATAGCAATGACTTCTTGGATATGATTAATAAATCCACTCCATTCTATATTGATACAAATAGCGATGCTTGGAAATGGGATGTTAATGTTCCTTACAAATTCCCTAAAATTATTGATGTTCCTGTTTCAACACAGAATCTCACTAAACCTGGAATTGATGGACAAGAATTCTCATTAGTTTTGGATACTAATGAATTCTCTAAAAACTCCATCATCTCTGTTGGTAGCCGTCAATATGGTCCTAGGTTCTATGTAACCAAAGATCCTCAACCTTGGAATGTTGGATATGTGTATTCGTTTACACTTGTAACTGATAACCCTACAGTGGATTTCGTTGCCCCTGTATTCTTGGAGATTGGAATTGAATTGGAATTGGTTGATGCATCAATTGGTGAATTTGACCAAGATTTACTAGGCTTACCACGTTTGGGTGAGAAAATCACAATGTTTGAATCTTTAGGTTCAGGATATGGTTTTGAACATAAGATTACAGCATGGGCTGATACAAAAATGTTGAGAGATAGCTCAGGTAGACCTTTAGATATTCTAGTGTATGTTCCTCAACGTAGGAATCAATTGGCTCTTACTCGTAATGATATTAAGTGGGAACCATTTATCGAATTCTGGATGCGTAAAGCAATGCTAGAATTGAAAGTTAAAAAGATGATCTGGGGTAAACCTGGAACCGTTAAAACTAATGGATCAAGACAAGAATTGAAACGTACTACTGCTGGTGTATACCACAGAATGCGCAATAATGGTAACTTGGTACAATATAATCGTGGGGAATTCTCTGCTAACTTAATCCGTAGCGTATTTGGAGATTTATTCTACAGACGTGTGGATGTTAAAGATCGTAGAGTTAAAATGTATACTAATGAAGCTGGTTTTGATACTTTCCAACAAGCTTTAAAAACAGATGCTCTTAATTCAGGATTGACATTTATGGCAGATAGCGGTAATCGTTATATGCAAGGTGAAGGTCAACATATCACATACAACTTTGCATTTGATGCAATGGTTACTCGTGAAACAGGTAGAGTAGAACTAGTTCACTTAAAAGAACTTGATCTTCCTCAATCTAACTTGGAATTCGGTCAAAATAAGAAGTCTACTCCTGTATTCTTTGTGTTTGATGTGTCTCCTATGTCAGATGGATCAATGGTTAATAACATCCGTGAAGTACGTATGGAAGGTGAACCTTCTATGACTTGGGGATATATTGATGGACGTAGACATCACTTAGGATTTGCAAAATCACAAGGTATGTCTAGTGCTAACAAGTTTCCTGGGTATGAATTGTGGATGCAAGATCGTTGTGATGTCTTCATTGAAGATTTGTCTCGTACTGTCCTTATAGAAGAGATACCACAATTCTAGTGATAACTACTCACGAAGATAGAAAATGTGAGTATTGTGGTAAAAAACTAGAAAAGAAGGAAAATAAAAGACAACTTAGAAGAGATAAAAAGTTTTGTAACCAAAAATGTCACGATAAATTTAAATATGAGAATTCTTCGAAATCTCACAAAAAGTTTAAAGATGAATATGGTTTAAACAAATACACATTAAAAGGAATTAAAAAGAAACTAGAGTTAATAGAATTGTTTGGAGGAAAGTGTGAAAAGTGTGGATATAATAAAAATATATCAGCTTTTGATTTTCATCACAGAGATCCAGATGAAAAGAGTTTTGAGATCAAAGTTCAGAATTTGAATTACAAAACAGATGAAGTTATTCTAGAAGAAGCTTTGAAATGTATGTTATTATGTTCTAATTGTCACAGAGAAATACATAATCCTTATATGGATAAGGAGCATGTGGACAGAGTTATAAAATTACAGAAAGCCTAACCTCTTCAAAATGCTGAGTTTGAAGAGGGCTTTCAAAAAATAGCGGGTTAGAGAAGTGGCCATCTCACAAGCCTCATAAGCTTGAAAACCTTGGTTCGAATCCAAGACACCGCAACAAAAATAAAAACCAAATAACTAACTAAATTATGGGCAGGACAGGCAAAATCTCCACTATTAAGAGAACCTATAGCAGTACACAGCAAACTATGCAAAGTGAACTTGCTAAACATGGAATTAGCAGAATCCCTGGAACAGGGGTATTCAAATTTCCTTACAAGGAACTCACTGGAGTTTATAGAACAGGATTAGATCCAAAAGCAGCTTATATCAGCAGAATTCAAGATAGGGCAGCTAAAGAAGTAGAGATTGATAGGGTTACTAAACTAAGAGATAAATTACAAGAAGCTCTTGGAGTAGACCTAGGACCAAAGTCCTCATTCTGGGATCATAGTAAATCCACTTCATCTGAGGATCAATCCCACGTTCAACCTGTTAAATTAATGGATGGAGATAATCTATTCGATTTATCTATTCCATATAAGGAGCTAGCTTTCTCTTGGCTTAGAGTTCACCCTACTGTTGCTTCTTCTTTTCAAGCATGGGAGAGAGGAGAATATCCAGCAGATACACAATTTTATGTAGCAGATGATGAAGTTGAAAATGCAATTGCTTTCAACAAGAAAAAGGCCATAAATAAAGCCATTATAGCATTTGATGCTATGACTCCTGATAAGAAGAAGAAAGTGGCAAGACAATTAGGATTGCCTGTAGAAGATAATACAAAAGAAGAAATTGTTTATAACTTAGTAGACGATCTTTTCAAGAAAAGTGAATTTAAATCTGGCACTTTCCAAGGATTAAGTCCTATTGAAGTATTCAATAGATTTGCAAATATGAAAGAAGATATTCTTCATGCAAAAGATTTAATTAAACAAGCCATCACTCACTCTATTTATAGAATGAAACCTAATGGTAAGCTCTATGAAGGAGAAAATGAAATTGCAAAAGATGAGGATGATTTGGTTAAATTCCTAGTAAATGAAGATAACCAAGCTGATTTAATAGAATTACAAGAAAAATTAAAATATAAAACCTTGTCTGCTGTATGATTCCCGTAGATAGTTTATTGTACAAAATAGATCAAAAGCTAAATAAACTATCAAGTAACGAACATCAACAGATAAGTCTTGAAGATAAAATATTAGCTTTAAATGAGGCTCAAATAAAGCTGATAAAACAGAAATTAGATGGTCAAAATACTGTTTCTGGTTTAGGATTTGATGCATTTAAAAAGAGATATGAAGATTTAGAAAGACTTATAGAGTCTTATGAAGATCATAAACTTCCTCTAGAAGAAACGAATAAAGAACTAAACAAATGGACTGCCTCTCTATCTGGAGTATCTCCTGCTTACATGTTCTATGTTGATAGTTATATATTAGCAGACAAAGGAAAATGTAAGAATAGAAGAATAAAGATAAATCCAGATTTAGCTAGACATGGAGATATTCAAATGTTATTAGCAAATGATCATACAAAACCATCATTTGAATATCAAGAAACATTTAATATAATAGCATCAGATGAAATATCTATATTCACAGATGGGACGTTTTCTCCGTTAGATTTATATCTATCATATGTTCGTTATCCAGATTATATAGATAAAGAAGGATATATTAAATTAGATGGAAATCCTTCAACAACTGTCAATTGTGTACTTAAAAACTATCTAGAGGACGAATTAGTGGATTTAACAGTACAAAATATAGCAATGTACACAGAAAATACATCTGCTGCCCAAAGTGCTGAATTTAGAATAAAAACAGACGAATAAACTTTAACAATTTAAATAAACAAACATGTCAGATTTCTCATTAACCACCGTCTTTGTTGTTCCAGTAGGGAATACACTCCCTAGCTCTGGTAGCACACAAGACTTAACTGCTGGTCAGTTTGGTATATTCAGAAGTGATTACACAGTAGCCACTGCTGGTAACATTGCTGCATCTGCTTACTTCTACCTTGCACAAGGAAGAACTAATACTTACCTACAAGGAAGTAAACGTTCTGATAAAATCAAGGGATGTGCAACAGCCAATTGTACTTCAAATGTAACAGATTGGCGTAAGGTCACTGGATGTGCTACTGCTGCTACTCAAGTAACAGATGTAAGTGGATGGAATGTAAAATGTGGTGATATTCTCACTCTTACATTACGTGCCCAATCTTCTTATCTTTCTACTCTTTATTTCAATGGTTTCACTCGTTCAGTAACTGTTCAAGCTCCTTGTTGTGCTTGCGGTGCTGATCCTTGTACCGTTGTAGATGTACCTGCTCTTATTGATAAGCTTATCATAGCACTAAATCAAGCAGCTCCTGGTAATAATTCAGATAATATTTCTCTTTCAGATTTCTATCAATTCCAACGTATAGGAAACAACTCATCTGCAATTCTTCGTATTTCTGGTAAGCCTCTTACTAGATATGGACAACCTTGCGATATTGCTGCCTTTCCTTACGAATATGATAGAATGTGGTTTAGAACATTCGTATTCTCTGGTCCTGCTACCACAGCAGACTTTATTGTACCAGATGCTTGTGATATTGTAGCTACAGCCACTGTAACACAAAGAGCCACTTATGCAACAGGTCAATCTGATGAAATTAAACAACTTGAAAAGAATTTCTATAGCTATCAAGCTGGATATTTGAAGAGTCTTTACAGAATGAACGGTTACAATGAGAACTTCGAATCTTGGGTAACTGATGGTACAAACTATGATACTTTCTATATTCGTTTTAATGAAATAGATAAATCAGCATATCAATGGGGAGATTATATTCCTGAAGACAGTCTTGTCATCATAGCAACTCCTTCATCTGTAACTGCTGGTATTCAAACTGTTTTGGAAGCTGCTTTAGGTACAGTAGTTACTGATAACGCTTGTATTACGACAACTAGTACTACAACTACTGTTTGGCCTACTACTTCAACAACTTCTACACTTATACCTTAATAGTAGATTTAGAATAATATACCGAAAAAGGGGAGGAAGGATAACTTCCCTCCCCTTTTTTATTTAAACTAATAGCAATGGCAGACTTAACATTAGATATACTAGTAATTGAAACATTCAACAAGCTTACATTAGGAATAGCTGATATTTCTACTTATCCTGATAGTCCTCCTATTTCTTCCCCTACTATCACTATAGAAATCCCTAATGGTTTTGATAGTGTTTCTCTTCCCTTTACTCCTAATACATTCAATGTATTTAATTCCTTAATTTTAGGACTTAGTGCTCCTGGGGATGATTTAACTCCTCTTCCAGATGGAACATACACATTGACATATTCAGTAACTCCTTCTTCAGAAAACTTTGTTACAAAAACCTTTCAAAGAACGGAGATATTTCAGGAAAAGTTTGATGAAGCTTATATGAAGCTGGATATGATGCAATGTGACATGGCTATTAAAACTCAATCTAAAGTGGATTTAACTTCTATATATTTCTTTATAGAAGGATCTAAAGCAGCAGCTAATAATTGTGCCATTGATACAGCCAATACTCTTTACAGACAAGCAAATAAGCAGTTATGTAATTTTATTGCTAATAATTGTGGATGTTCAAGAAATAATAATTTTATAACTAACTTCATATAAAACCAATTTTATGAAATGCTCTAAATGTGGGGCAGTACAAGGATGTTCTTGCCAATTAAAAAATGGAATGTGTCCTTCATGCTATTCAGCCTCTTTACAGGCAACTAATCCAAATACACAACCTCAAGTAAATGCTCCAGCCCAGACTAACTAATTGTGTAGATTGCACAACAATACCTGTATTACTATCAGAAATTAACTGTAAGATATTCTCATTAGCTAAAAATGAATACAATAATACAGTATTTGATCTTAATAAATGTATAGATAGAGAAGTTATGTGGGATTTGCTCTTATATAAAAGAATATTAACATTTAAATTATACAATCCTGATTATGCTTGTAGGTTTACTGTTAAGAAAATAGCCAGCCGAATAAAAATATTAATTAATAAATAAATCAATAAAATGTGCTCAAACTGTTATAATGGATGTACTGAAGTAACCTCAGATAAATGTGTAAGATACACAGGAGTAGATGTTCCTGTACTAGAAATACAAACAGGAGATAGTCTTTCCTATGTAGAGCAAGCTTTAATTACTTTTCTAACATCCACACTAGATGGAACAGGGATTAAACCTACAATTCCTTCAGAAATTATATGTACTTTAGTAAGTCAATATCTTCCTACCTGTGAAGATCTTACAGTGGTAAATTTACTTAAGGCTTTAATACAAGCAGCTTGTAATTTACAAGAACAAATAGATACAATTAACACTACACTTACAACATTAAATGCTGATTATGATGTAGACTGTCTAACAGGAGTGGGTGCTGGAGATGGTACACATGCTATATTACAAGCAGTGATTACTAAATTATGTTCTGTAAGTACAGATTTAGCAGCTTTAACATTAAATGTTTCTACAAATTATGTAGCAATAGCTGACTTAAATGCATTAATCGCAGCATATCTAGATTCTCTTCCTTCTTCTACAGCATTCTATACAAAGATGGTTCCCTACACTGTTGTAGAATATTATGGATCTCTTAGTAGTTTTGATGCTACAGGAGCTGGATTTGGAGATTGGATAAACATCTACTTATGTAATGGTTTAAATGGCACTCCAGATAAAAGGGGGAGAGTTCCTGTAGGAGCCATAGTAGGAGTCCCTGGTGGAGTATTAGCCCCTGCTGTAAATCCAGCATCCTCAGTTTTCAATCCTAATTATGCGTTAGGAGACACTGTATATGGAGTTAATAATATAGTGTTGGATACAACACAAATTCCTTCTCATACTCACTCCATTACAGACCCTAGTCATTTTCATTACTCTGCCCAAGATGTAGCCCTATCAGGAGCTACAGTTCCTGTAACAGCAGCTTTCCCAATGGTTAGAAAATGGAGTGTAGCTGGAAATACTGATTATGACCTAAATTCAGGAAATGCAGCAGCTACAGTATCCCCTACAAGTACAAGTGCTACAGGAATAACAGGAGCAAATGCTACAGGAGGAGGATTAGGTCATGATAATAAACAACCCTCTCTAGCAACGTACTACATCATGTACATACCTTAATACAAATATGACTATACCAGGAATGAATGATTGGCAAAATACTTCCAATAATAATGGATGTGGGTGTATTCCTACTATCACTTGGTTTCCTTGTGGTTGCTCTCCTATTAGAATAAATAGCACAGATGTAATATACACAGGAGCAGATTTAGTTAATTCAGGAATTCTTACTAATGATAATTTAACACAAGCCCTAGCTAAAATTGATGCAATTATTAGTTCTGGAGGAGGATTTACTTTAACTGATGGGAACGGAACCTTAGCAGGAGCAACTTTTGTAAACTGGGGAGGCACTTTAACTTCCGATGTAAGTATCTCAGGCTATCATAATATTACATTAGGTAATGGTCCAGCGTTACAAAGCTTTTCTGCCCATGTTACAGATTTTGCAGTTACTACTCTTTTAGATTTGCTTTTAAGTGGTCTAGGATATATAGAAATTAGAAATGCAGGAGTTGGGGTTTATGACGAATCTATTACATTAACTTCAGGAGGTATATCCTTATTATATACGAATTCTATATCTTCCAAACAAACAATAGTAAATGTTGGGGATAATTTTGTAAAAATTTCTTCTACAGATTCATCCTTTCCAGGAGCTACTTATGATATTAATTATGGGGTTAATTTTACAACAAGATCTCTTATTGATAAAAATTATGCAGATATACATTTAACAGGATTAACTTTTACAAATTCCCCATCAAATGGAAATGTTCCAACATATAATGGTACTAATTGGACATTTTCTACTCCAAGTGGAGGATCAGGGATAACCGTAGGAACTACTACCATTACTTCAGGTACAACAGGAAGAATTCCCTATAACAATGCAGGAATTTACTCAGAGACAGCTAATTTGTCATGGGATGGATTTAGTATTTTACAAGTAAGTAGAGTTCAATCTGGAGGAACTGCTGGATATACCTCACAAGGATTCAATGCTGTTAATGGAGAATTTCAATATAGTAATAACGGTGCTGATGCTTTTGCGTCATTTAGGGTATCCCATTTTAGTTCTGTCGGTGGTTTAGGAACAGGAGTATCTATAGACTTTGGGAGTACAGCAGCAGCAGGTAATGAAAAATTGGGTGGGAATATTGGCATAGTAGCAACTAATGTAGGTGTAGGAACAGAAGCATTTGATTTTGTGATTAACTTAATGACTGGAGGTGCTGCTGCAACAGAGATATTTAGATTTGTACCAGATGGTACATTAAAAACTCCGAATAATGGAGCCGGAACATCAGGTCAGCTTATTGTTAAAAGTGGAACAGGCACAACAGGAAGTGGATTTGTAGAATTAGCAAGTGGAGCTACTTCTGCTGGCACAAGTGGAGGAGCAGCAATTGTATCAGGAACAGGAACAACTGGTTCAGGCACTGTAGGAGTTATAAGTGGACCAGTCTCCGCTGGAGCATCTGGACAAGTAAGTGTAACTTCAGGAAATGGAACTACAGGAAGCGGACAAGTTCTAATTATAAGTGGAAATGCATCTGCTGGAAATAGTGGGGATATAATCATACAATGTGGATCAGCCAGCGGATCAGTAGGAGCTGTTATTGTACAAGGTAGAGCTACTGGAAAATTATCATTTTATGGTAATGCTGGAATATTACAACCAACTACTGCTGGAGCAGCATCATCATTTAGTGCTAATGCTGGAACTGCTATAAATGACGCTTCTACATTTGATGGATATACATTAAAACAAGTTGTAGCTGCCATCAGACTTTTAGGATTATTAGCTTAAAACTCCACTTTTATTGGTTTAAGAGGAGTCCCCATTTGGTAGAAATATCAAATGGGGTTTTTATTTCTAATTGTTTTAGTTAATTTACTATAATTAATTTAGTTAAATAAGTTTGCTAAATAGAAATCTTCTTCATATCTTTACTGTTGATTTAACCAAACAATCATAAAATGACTGAAAACCAAGAGATTTTAGATCAATTACAGAAACTCCTAACATGGAAGAAATCCAAAGCTTTTGTAGCTAGTAAATTAGGGGTTACGGAACTAGAACTGGAAGAATTAATAAAACAACTAAATAAAGAAGAAGAACCATTAGAATCAACTAAAAAAGTAAATAATGATAAGGGAACTATAGAAAGCTCATTAGAGCTTGATTTTGAGCCTAAATCAGACGAAGACCTATATAAGCTTCATAAGATAAATCCTGAAAAGTACAAAATAAGTACATATTGGAGTAAGATGAAGTCTAATGGTAAATTTACTTCTTCTGTATTTGCTACGTTAATTAGAATAGATAGTGATTTAATCTCTCAAAAAGAGGTTTTACTAAAGGAGCTTAGAGATGCCTCAGAATACAAACCTTATAAATTTTCTGATTGTAAAGGTATAGATAGAAGATTAGCATATGAGGTAAATATACCAGATGTTCATTTTGGTAAAATGTCTTGGGGAGAGGAGAGTGGAGAAGACTATGATCTAAGAATAGCAGAAGAAAGATATAAAACAGCCATATCTGAACTTATTTCATATATTAATCCTTTATCTATAGAGAAAATCATATTTCCTATAGGAAATGACATGATTAATATAGATTCTAGAAGAAATGAAACTTTTGCAGGAACTCCTCAAGATAGCGATAGTAGGTTTTATAAAATAGTAAAAACTGTCAAAAGTATATTAATTAGAGCAATCGATGGATTATCTTTAATAGCTCCTGTAGATGTAATTGTGGTCAGTGGAAATCATGATACAGAAACAATGTTTATGATAGGAGAAATGTTAGATGCTTACTATCATAATAATTCTAATGTTAATATAGATAATTCTCCAAAACAGAGAAAATACTACAGGTATGGAGTAACTGGATTTCAATATACTCACGGGAATGAAGAGAAACATCATGAGTTAGGATTGATATTCGCCACAGAGGAATCTAGATTATGGGCAGATACTACATTTAGAATTTGTAAACTTGGGCATTTTCATAAAAATAAGAAAACAGAATATGTATCTGTTGATGAGCATCAAGGGTTTCAAGTCCAAATACTTCCTTCCCTAAGTGGATCAGATGCTTGGCATAAGTCTAAAGGATATATGTCTAAAAAGCAAGCAAAGGGATTTTTATATGATAAACATAAAGGACAAATAGGAGAGTTTACTTATTCTGTATGATAGTTTATATTACTACAAATCTTATTAATGGAAGAAAGTACATAGGAAAGGACGTTAGAAATAATCCTAGCTATCTCGGAAGCGGTAAAATATTTAGACAAGCTTTATTAAAATACGGTAAGAAAAATTTCCAAAAAGAAATATTAGGAATTGCTAATAACAAAGAAGAATTATGTGAATTGGAGTCCTATTATATAGATTACTATAATGCTCAAAAATCAGAATTATTTTATAATATTACAAAAGGTGGAGATGGAGGAGTTACGCATGATCAATCTTTAAAAAAGGTAAAAGTTTATCAATTTGATAAAAAACTAAATCTAATAAGAGAGTGGGAAAGTGCAGGAGAAGCATCTAAAAATTTAACAATAAATAGATCTAAAATTGTTTCAGCTTGCAAAAATAATAGATTATCTGGAGGTTATTTTTGGAGTAAATATTCTAATATAATTTTAAGAAGTGATCTTCATCAAAGATATAAACCAATTTTACAATATACATTAGATGGAATTTTAATAAAAAGATGGGAATATCTAGAACAGATTAAAAAAGCAACAAGTTTTAATAAAGCAAATATTCATAAATGTCTTAAAGGTAAATACAAGAGAGTTTATGGATTTGTATGGAAATACGAATAATTATGACAGCAAGAAAAATTGTAAGTGACGTTCGCAGTATGCACAAATTATTATCCACTGATAATAGTATTACAGATAGAGCTATTCTTTCTGAGATTAGAAATAATACTATATTCTTAGTTAAAAGAGAAACAAATCTTAGAAAACTCTGGGCTACAGACACAATTTTCAATACCCTTCCTTGTTTGGAAATGATTGAGGTTCCAATAAGTGAGTGTTGTGATTATGTTGATCCTTGTAATATAGCTAGGAGTAAATTCAAACTTCCAAGAATTTCAGAAGGAAATTATCAATATACCATACAAGGAGTATGGAGTATAAATGCTCTAGGAGGTAGAGGAAAGGAACTTAAAGAAATAACAGTCAATCGTTATATTAATCTTTTAAAACTCCAGATAATTAAGAAAGATATATATTATTTCATTGTTAATGGATATTTATATGCCACCAATCCATTACTTCAAGCTGTTAGAATGGCAGCTTTCTTTGAAGAAGATATTCCTAATGAAATAGCTTTTCCTGATTGCGGTTGTGGAACAGCATACACACTAGAAGATTTATGTAAAAATCCTCTAGACAAGGAGTTTGCTCTCCCAGGATATTTAGAAAAGCCTGTTTTAGAACTCACCTCTCAAAAACTACTTAATACCTATTACAGACTAAAAACGGACCTCACTTCAGATAATGTAGATGGTCAATCTCCTAATACAACAAACGCTAATTAATTGAGAACAGCAGTAGACTATAGATCTGGAAGTAGAGATTGTTATACAGCCTTCTGTAAGAAGCATCCTACAATAAAAATCTCCTTCGACCAATGGAGGAATATTATATATGGATTTAATGAGTCTTTTAAAACTTATATTCTGGAAACAGGTAAAAAAGCCAGAATTCCTTCTGGCTTTGGAGAATTCTCCATAACTAAGAAGAAAAGAAAAAGAATAACTATAGATCCAGAAGGTAAAGAACATATCAATCTCCCTATAGATTGGAAGAAAACCAAGGAAAAAGGTAAAACAATATACAATTTCAACTTCCATACAGAGGGATATTTCTTTGGATGGATATGGTTTAAAAATTCTACAAGATTAAAACATGTAGATTTATGGTGGTTTAAACCTTCTAGAATAACATCAAGACTTATAAACCATTATATTAAAGCAGACAATAAATATCAACACCTCTATCAATCTTGGCATCCTTAATATACTAAAATGAGCTATTATTATAAATATAATTTTGTTAGTCCTGAGCCTGTTTATGCTATAGCAAAAGAGGAATTCAAGACCTATTTTGATACAGGAGCTGTAGATGATTTATTATTTCCAATTTACACAAATAAGTGTTTAAATAAACTTGGTAAAGGAAGTTATGCAATAGAAGAAGAAATTCTTCATATAGAGGATTTTGAAGCTAGGCTTCCTGATAATTTCTATGCTGTAAGAGAAGCTTGGTTATGCACAGCAGTAAATGGGTTCCCTGTACAAACAGCTAATTCATTCTATTCTCAGGCTGCATCTGTACAAACTATACAAGTAAGCCCAGTTACAATAGGAGGTAGTGCTTGTACTAATGTGGAATGTCAAGATGCTAATTGTCCAGGATGTATGCCTGAATTTATACAAGCTGTGTACAAAACTAATAATACTTTTAATCATACCTATAGAAGAGAATATCTATTAAAACCTGGAAATATCTCTACGAAAAGACATTGTTCTTTACATTGTGCTAATTTTGGAGCTTCTGGACCAGATAGTTTTGATATTAGAGACAATAAATTTGTCACTAATTTTAGAAATGGACATGTTCATTTAATATTCTATGCTACAGAGTATGATAGTTGTGACAATCAACTTATTCCTGATAATTATAGAATAAAAGAATTCATTGAACTCTTCATTAAATACAAAGTAGTGGAGACTCTTATTAATCAAGTTAATGATGAAACCTTTAATCAACTTCAAACTAAACTTGTATATTATAAAGCACTTGCCGATGAGGCTTTTATAATGGCAGATTTGGAAACAAAGAAACAAACTGTTTATCAGAAGAGATTAGCTATTAAAGGACAACTTAATAGTTTTAATAAATATGAACTTCCTAGTGGTACAGTGAGAGGACTTTGGCGTAGAAATGGAACTAGATGGTAAATAATCTATAAGTGGCTGATCAACAATCTAATATACAACAAGAGAACAACATAGCCAGATTGGGTATGAATATGGATCTTTCAGTGAATCAGATTCCTAAAGGTCAGTATACATATTCCTTAAATGGTAATGTTGAAAATTTTGATGCTAATGGAATCTCTATTCAAAATGAGAGTGGAAATGAACTTTGTTTAGAATTTCCTACAGATTTCAAATTAATAGGAAATCATTTTATTCAAGAACAAAATAAACATATATTCTTTTTAACCAATCCTAATACAGGAGATAGTCAGATAGGGTATATGAATAACAATGATTGTATATACTTAGTATATATAGATGACCCTTGTTTGAATTTTAATATTCACTATCCTATTTTAAAGTGTGTACATAAGATAACCAACTGTTCTACAGAGATATACTGGACAGATGGATTAAATTCTAGAAGATTTTTAGATTTGAATAATATTCCATATAGGACTATTATAGGAGATACTATTTGTGATGTAAAAACATTCAAAGAAATAGATTGTAACAAACTTAAAGTACAGCCAAATTTTACAATCCCTCAGTTAGTAGTATCAGATGTTATAAATGGAGGAGATAATATTGCAGGAACTTATCAATTTGCAGTACAATATTGTGATGTAGCAGGAGATGGATACACTTCTTATTATTCTATTACAAACCCTACACCATTATTTAATCCTTTAGTATCCACTTTAGACTTTAATTATCATATAAATAAATCGATAGTTTTAGACATTACTAATATAGATGTTACCGGATACTTTAAATACTTTAATGTAGCAGTAATAAAAACTATAAATAATATTACTTCTGTAGAGCTTGTAAATACTTATTTTATAGATGATGATCATAAACAAGTTATATACAGTGGACAAAATCAAACACAAATAAGGTTAACTGTAAATGATATATTTGAGAAATTTCCATATTATGATATAGCTCAAGACGTAACTGCTGTACAGGATATATTAGTTTGGGATCAACTCACATCTATTGATAGAATAAACTACCAGCAAATAGCTAGTAAAATATCATTATATTGGGAAACTTGGAGAATTCCTTCATCAGAAACCTATGCCGATGAAACTAATTCTACTAATCTTAGAGGATATTTAAGAGATGAGGTATATCCTTTTGAAATAGTATTTCAACTAGCAAATGGTAAAGAAACTGATGGATTTCATATTCCAGGTAGACTAGCTCTTCCTTCTGATTTACTAGATGTTCCCCCTATAAATGATGATTTTATAGGAACTCCTGATCCAGTGACAGGTAATCTTCCCTATTGGAAAATATATAATACTGCTTCTCTTATAGCAACTGATTCAGGATTTACAAATTCATCAACCTATAAAGGACCTTACCAATATGGTAATTTCTCATATTGGGAATCTTCAGAAACATATCCTTGTAATACAGATGTATGGGGAGATTTAGCAGGACAACCAATTAGGCATCATAAGTTTCCAGATGTATTAGTAAGTCCTATATTTGAAAGCTCTATATATACTTCAGGTTCTCCAATAACTCCAGTAATGGAAGAATCTGCTATTTTCCCTATAGGAGTTAGGATAGATGCAAGTCAAGTTGCACAATTAGTTGCATCTTCTAATTTAACAAGTGCTCAAAAAGAAGCCATTGTTGGATTTAAAATAGTTAGAGGAGACAGAAGTACTAATAAATCCATTGTTGCTAAAGGTATTCTTAGAAATGTAGGAAAGTATAATAGACAGGGAAACGATTACTATTTTGCAAATTATCCATATAATGATTTAAGGACAGATCCTTTCTTATTAGAAAATACAAATGCTTTTAATGCTCAATGTAATACATACAAATTTGCAGTTACAGTTACAGGAACCTATCAATATACTGACTGTTTTACAAACTCTACAATAACAGCAGATATGACTAGTGGAGAAACTGTGCAAGTTTGCTCTCTTACAGTGCCTGTTATAGTATCAGGGACTGTTACCCTTCCTATACAACAATTGAATTATGATACTTATCAATTAATTGCAAATAACAATCCCACTATCTTTTCTTACACTGATATAGATAATAACGTACAATCAATCAGTGTATTTAGAGATAATCCTGTAACAGTGCAAGTAAAGGTGGGAACAACACCTGCTGTTTTATTTCCATTTTCAGGAACATCTATACAGATAAATACATTTAGAAATGACCTGTGTTATCCTGCTAATCTATCAGCATTCTCTACAGATGATAGTAAATTCAGATATGTTTTCAATTCTCCAGAAACATCATTTGGACAACCCTTCTTAGGGAATGTCCTAAAATTAGAGAATGTTGTATTTGGTGCAGGAAAAGCACATTTTGTAGAAGTAAAGAAAAATGCCCTGTATAAACTTCTTACTAAGGAGGCTCAAGAAGATGCATTGAAATCAAGTTATGATATTGCAAATATAACTGCTCCATTCAATGCAACTGCAATGTTCACAGCATATCAGGCGTATCTTCAAATTTACATAAATGGTATAACAAGGAAGAATTATGGTTGGAGCTATAATTCTATAGCAAGTTATAACTATTGGGCAGATGTTAATAATAATTTGGGAATAAAACAAAGAGAACTAGATATAGCTCAATATTTGATTCCTGTTGTCCAGAGTGTTAATGAGTCTAATAGTATTGTAGTTAATAACTACCAAAGAGAATCTTCCATCTATTTAAAAACTAAAGGAAGTGTAGCCCTACCTTATGCTAGTCAGACTCCATCTTTAATTATTTCTGGTACTACTAGTGCAATTGAAGATAAGTCCAGATATGTGAATTCTCAAAAGGATTGTGCTCATCCTCAAAATCAATTTGATATTTCAGTGGTATCATATTATGGATCAATAAAAGACAACATACTCAATCAATGGGGACAGATATATTCATATACAACAATTGATACAGGATTTCAAACCCTTATAGATTTGCAATCTTTGATAAGCTCTCCTTCTACAATAACAATATTTGGAGGAGATACATTTATTAATAAATTTGCTTTTAAAACAAAACTACCCTTCTTTATAGATAATAGAGTGGGTGCTCCTGATGACAGTGATATATTCTATGATGAAATAGGGAATGTTGCCTATCCTCAATATTGGCACTCAGCTAGGTCTATATTATATGATTATAAGGTGAATGCCACACCTACTTATGGGAAAAATTTAATATCCATAAAAGCTCATTATTTTGATTGTCCAAACAATCAACTTCCTGTACCAGATCCAGTGGCTACTCCTCCTGTTGTAAATCCAGGAAGAACTTATTATGATGGTAAGATGTATATGTTCGCTTATGGAATACCATCGTTTTATTGTGAAAGTTCTGTAAATGTAGATTTAAGACAAGCATTTAATAATAGAGAAGGAGATTTCTTTCCTCATGTCACTAAGAATATTCCTGATGATTGGGTTCAAGAGAGTTTTGTACCTATTGTTCAGGATAATACATACTATTATAATGTATCTTATTCGAAACAAAATAATGAGAATTTTATATCACACCTACCCCCTAATTGGACTTCTCAGTTGTGTTTCACTCATTTTCCATTTAGAAGCATATATTCTGATCCTCAGCAAAGTTTTACAGATAATAAGATAAATGCATGGTTGATATACAGACCAATTTCCTATTTTGATTTCCCTCAAAACTACGGTAGGCTTGTATCTTTAGATGGTATAGAAAATAAGGCTATTTTAGCCAGATTTGAAAATAAATCATTATTATACAATACTTTACTTACTATTAATACTAGTAATCCAAAAGCAGCCTATTTAGGAAACGATACATTATTTAGAAGTAGTCCTCCTATAGATTTTGCAGAAACAGATTTAGGATTTGTAGGAAGTCAACATAAATTCTTATTGAAAATTCCTCAAGGGCAAGTAACAATAGATGCTAAAAGAGGACAAGTATTTCTTATAATGGGAGGTCAAGTTAAGGATTTATCCCAATTTGGGAGTGGTATGAATAGATTCTTTACAGATCATTTAGCTTTTGAAATATTAAGATATTTTCCAGATGTAGATATAGATAACAATTTTAATGGAATTGGGCTACATGGAGTATATGATAGTAAATTTGATAGAGTTATAATTTCTAAATTAGATTATATTCCGGTAAGAGGAGACATTAAATATGATAGTATAAATAAAGAATTCTATATAGATCATATCTATTCCCAGAATGCTCCCACTACATCTAGTACCACTACAAATCCTGATGCAACTACTACATCCACAACAACTATTCCTCCTATTGTAGTTAGAGAAATTGTAGAATTAACAGATAGAGACTACTTTTGTAACAAATCATGGACTCTCTCATATAATATAAATACCCAATCTTGGACAAGTTTTCATAGTTATATCCCTAATTACTATATAGCAGAGAATAATTTCTTCTATTCAGGAATAAACGAAGGATGTGATTTAGAAGCAATAGCTGCTGTAGAAGTCCCCACCACTTCTACTACCACTACAATAACACCAGATTGCACTATAGAGGGGGTTGCATATTTAGCAAGTTGCGGAATAGAAGGAGTAGCATTTAAAGAAGCATAAAATTATGGCACAAACAGTATTAATAACATTAAGTATAGCAGGAACAGATACAGGTCCTTTTGATTTATATTCAAATGTAGATGGTTATGTTACCCCATTTGAAACGGGTATAAGTAGAGCCTCTCTTTTGGCTGGATATACATCTGTTGTGGTTCCTGATGCAGCTTTTATAATAAGAGTTCAGTCTACTAGTATCGCCTGTCCTAATTTTACAGATTTAACTATTGTTACTTCTACCACTACTACCACATCAACTTCTTCTACAACTACCACCTCAACATCTAGTACTACAACCACAACTACAACAGCAGCTCCTATTGTAACTTATAGTTATTATTTTGCAGATGTGTATGCTTGTCCTGGATGTGCTCCTACTTCTAGTACAATTGTGGCTGTAGTTAATCCTCATACTCTCACTGTAAATAAATTCTATTATCAAATAGGTACTATTACAGCTACAGAATGTTACAAAATTACAGGTACTGGAGCACCTGCTGGTCCTTATCCAATTATGGAGTATACTGCTCCATCTAATACTTGTGCGTTTGCTTGTATTGTTGCATAAATAAATGAATCAATATGGCTAAAACTATCATCATAAGATTAACAAAAGCTGGAAATAGAAACACTCTATTTTCCATCTCAGATGATCTTGGTAACATCTTGGATGAAGAAGTGACTAAAAAAGAACTCATTAAAGGAAAATCTTATATAGTGACTGATGAAACATCTGTTATAATTCTTACCTCTTTAAGTAAAAGTTGTTGTAATAAAACTTGGAATATTCCAGTATCTACAATTACTCTTCCTGAATTAGTAAATTTACAGTTTCAAGAAAAGAATACTACTTCCTTATGGAGGCATCTAACCAATCCTGTACTATATAATAATTTTTATGGATGTGTAGCCCCTTATGTAATAGAGTATCCTTTTTCCTATCAATATTATGATGAAATTGTACAGAATATAAAAGACTACACTAAGGTTTATAAGTATCTTCCTACAGATGATGGAGTGTTCAATTCTAATAGAAAGATACAAACAGATAGTGATTATTTTAATCAGACAGTAATTTACAATGATCAACAATCTTCAGGGATGTTAGAATTGGTCCCTAAACCTTTAAATAATTTAAAAGCTTATCTATCCTATCCAAAGTACAATACAGAGAGTAAAACCATTCTATTCTCTAAAAGGGATAACTTCTATCAATATAATACCTTTTGGGATATTGTAAAAGATAAGCAAGTTCCTTTGTTTATAAACTCATGTGAGTCCTTATCTATTGACAAGGAAGTAAATCAGGATAATATGATATACACTACTAGATCATTTAAGAAATTTCCTATTAGAGCAAAAGATCTCAAAGTAAGAATGTTATTGACAAATAGATCAGATATACATTTAGTCAGTCAGTTTTTAATTCAATCTTCACAAATAAGCTATTTATAATATGGCAAAGAAAAGTAAACCTAGTCCAGCAAAAGCAAAGGAAATGTTACATAACCCTCCACATGGGAAACCCTTGAGTGATAAACAACGTAAATACTTTGGTTATCTTTCTAATTTAAATTTAGGAGGTAAAATAGGAAATGAGAATAATAATTCCACTCATCTTCCTACAGGATTTGTAGGAGCAGGTTATAATAATATTGGTAGAAATTATAGTCCAGCTTGGGGTGGACAATTTCAGATGGGAGGAAGTCTTCCTGGAGCTGTAGGATTTACATATGCTAGAACAGGAAGTACGCCTTCTAATGGTAAATATGCTAAGAAAACAAAAGCATCTGCTCAAAATGGAGGATTCTTAGCATCTGGAGTTTCTGGAGCTAAATCAACAGGACAATTTAATAGCAATAGATTACAGGGATGGAATGTTCCTGTAGATGAAGCTAAATATTTATTCAATGCTCTTCCTCAGAGGAAAGATGATACAATGGTTCATATTTGGTCACAAGATTCTCCATCTACTTTATTACAAAGAAAATTACATCCTGGAAAACCTGTAGATACGAACACAATATATGGAGATACTACAGCATTAAATCGTCCACAAGGAGCTAATATTAATAACTTTCAAAATGGAGGAATGTTATACTATCAACATGGATTAGATTTCAAAACTAAAGGGATGCAAGATGGAGGAACTCTATTTGATGTAAAAGCTTTAAAGAAAAGAAATCAAAAAAGAGATAGTGTAAGAGAAGCTTTATATGAGAAATATCCTAAACCTATTGATTATCAAAAGGTTAATAATAAAATGTTAGAGTATTTTCAACAAGAGAAAGCAATTAAAGACGATAAAGGATATTGGAATCCTAAAAACAAAGGAAAAGCTGTACAGATAGATTCCAATAAAATTACAATGAATGGTGTTGATCAACCTCTATTGGGAATATCAGATACCAATCATATACAAATGATGCAACCTGGGGGTGAATACTCTTTTCACGGTAGTAATGTTACAGAATACCCACTAAATGGAGGAAACCAAAATAAGGGACAATTAAAGAAATTAAGACAATTAACTGATTTTTCAAACAACAACAATATGGAGCAGGCTAAGGATGGTAAATGGATACAAGGAGCAGTTAATCCAAAACACAAAGGTTATTGTACACCTATGACAAAGTCTACTTGTACTCCTAAAAGAAAAGCATTAGCTAAGACATTTAAAAAACATCATGGGTTTCATGAAGATGGTGGAACCATTGGACAAAATGGTTTAAATCTTAGTCAATACAATACAACAGCTCCTAATTTTGGACCTCCTCAAGGAATGGGTTATCAATCTTTAAATTTAGGTCAACAACAACAAGTTTCTCAATATGGAAATTATCAAGCTCCTTCTCCAAATTTAAGTGGGCAAGGAGAAAGTACTATGGGAGCTGGAGGTGGTGGAAATATGATGGGAGGTATTGGTCAAGGATTGAATGTTGTAGGAGGAGTCATCAAGGGTATTAAAATGTTGAAGCAGGAAAAAGTTCAAAAACAACAAGCTGAACAACAAGCCAGATTAACAGGTGTAGTAGCACAAGCTTCCGAAACTCGTCCAGAAGCTGTTAAACGTAAATATGTAAGACCTGAAGATATGGCAGTCCAACCAAATCAAATGTTTCCATCACAAGGAACAGGAACTAATTATCTGTCTGGTAAAAATGGAGTATCTATAGTAGGAGAAATACAAAATACATATGCTCCTAATACATTATACACAGATTTAGAATATGAACCTTTGAACGAAAGTGGGAAAGTTAAACAATTTCAAATGGGAGGATTGGTTCAAGGACAAACAGATCAATGGGGACAATCTTTAGGTTCATCTATAGGAGGAGGAAATGCTACAGGTACGCCTAATGGAGGATCTCAAGTAGGGTCTTCAATAGGGAGTGGTATAGGTTCTATATTTGGTCCCGTAGGAAGTATAGTTGGGGGATTTGCTGGAGGAGTAATAGGAGGAGCACTTGATAGAAATGCTAGAAAAATAACACAATTCCAAAAACAAACCAATGAAAATACAAATAGAATAGGAATACAACAAGGAGTAAAGAATATACAAACCCAAAATTCCTCATTTATGGAGAATGGAGGATGGCTCTCTCACAATTGGAATCCTCAAGTAATTACTAAATTTGGAGATTATACAGCTAAAGAAGTATATAATATTGCTCATGAAGGAATGCATTCTTTAAGAACAGGTGGAAATATTAGACAGAATACAAATATGGCTCTAGGAGGAGAATTAAAAATACATGGAGGAGGACATGCTGAATCTATATCTGCTAATCCTTATTTACCAGATGGAGGAGAAACAGTGATGTTCAGAGGTAAATCTCACGCTAATGGAGGGATGCCTATTTCTTTTGGAAATAGTCCTGTAGAGGTAGAAGGGGGAGAACCTGCTGTTAAATTACAAGATGGTGGTTCTGGAGAAGATAACTTAGTAGTGTTTGGGAATATGAAAATTCCTTCTTATGGAGTAAATGAGATAGGGGATGAAAAAGCTAAAGGCATGAAATTCAAGAATTATATAGCTAAATTGAGTGAAAAAGAAACTAAACAGAATAAAACAATTACTAAGGGATTAAAACTTATTAATGACACTGATGATAGAGATGCTTTTGACCAGCTTAAAATAGCTTCAGGAAAGGCTCTCCTAGAAGGAGGAAACATGAAATTAAAACAAATAGCTGAACAAAAACAAGCAGCAGCTAATGTTCAAAATGCTATTCTTGAAACAGCACAGGAACATGGATTAGAAAGCGATGCTCTATCTAAAGGGAAAATTAAAAAGGCTAAAATGGGAGCTAAAATGACATATGCTCAAAATGGTTCAAAATCAGCAGCAAGTAATCTCTTTGAGAATATTTCTCAATGGTTTTCTCCTGATGAAGTAGACAGTCTCACTAATAAAGGGTATCAACCTGTAGCTAATAAAAAGAATATCTTGTTCAAAGATACTCCAGGAACTACAGCTCCTAAAGGTAGTGAGGATTTTAATAAAGCTTTTGGAAATGCTAGAAAACAAGGATTGAAGAACTTCATTTGGAAAGGGAAACAGTATGGTACACAATTAGCTAATTCATTAAGCCAACGTGATTATGTAGGTATTAGAGATCCTTATAATTATAATATCCCCTCTCCAGCAGATGTTTCTGCATACACTCCTCAAGTTAAAGGAGGTCCTTCTATTACAGCTATATCTCCATCTTCCTCTAAAGATGTCAAGAGTAATTCTAAAGGTGTAGACTATCTAGGAGCAGTAGGTCAATTATGGCCTTATTTTAGACCTACAAATCAAATGGGACTAGATCCTAATCAATTATCTGGAGAATACTATGCTCTAGCTAATAATATCCTAGACCCTGTAAATGCTCAAAGATATAGTCCTTTATTAGACCAACCTTATGACATTAGTCTTCAGGATCAATTGAATGCTAATCAGGCTGATTTCAATGCCATTCAGAGACAAACAGCTTACAATCCAGCAGCTCAATCAATATTAGCTGGTCAAAAATATGCTGCCAATTCTCATGTATTGGGAGAACAAACTAGAATCAATCAAGCTAATAAAGCTGGTATTTACTCTAAAAATAGAGATATTCTTAATGATGCTCAATTGAAGAATCTGGCTTTATTAGATCAACAATATGTAAGACAGTCTCAAGCTAAGAGTAATACTAAAGCAATTGCTCAGTCTGCTCTTTCTTCTATTGCTTCTAAAATAGCTCAAAATAAGCTAGAAAACAGAACATTAGGTGTTTATGAGAATCTTTATGGATATAGATATGATAATCAAGGAAGAGCTTATAATCTTAATGCTCCTGCTCAATTCAATATTCCTCAGAATTCCAATGAACTTTCAGTGGATCAATTACAATCCCTTATTGATCAAAAAAAGAAAAATAAGGCTAAAAATGGCTATCTAGTAAAGGCTCTTAAATAATCATTTCAGTTATACAAGATTAATAATATTCGTTATCCAATTTGGATATAATAATTTCTTTGGTTAATTTTACCTTTCGAACCAAAACAACTACATCTATGTTAAAATCTGAACCTATACTTCAATATTTTTATGAAGTAATAAAGGATATTCAAATCCCTGAAGATCAACAAGTTTCACTTTTAGGAAAATATCACCACCCAAAAGGAAGCTATTCATATAGGGGAGATACTGTAAAATCTCCAAAAGATAATCTGGATGCTGAATATTTTAAGAAAATATGTAGTATTAGAGAGGCTTGGAACGGAGATGTTAGAAAGGGAGTAAAAGAATGGCAAGAATATCTAAATGAGATTAATGGATGTGATTTAAAAGATAGATGGATTGAACAAGCATCTACTCATCCTAAAACTAGAACTGAAGTTATTTTCAAGGAAGTATACGTAGATAGATGGATTCCTACATTGTTGGTAGAACGTTTTAAAAAATGGATAAAATCAAAATTTACCAAAAAGGTAAATGATAGGAATGAGGATTATCCAGTAGAAGAAATAGATAGTTATTTTGAAGAGTTACTTTATAACGAAAACAATTTTCTTTCTAATTGGGATTCGGAAGGTAATTTTAAATATTAATAAGTGGCTTGTATATATAAAATAACAAATTTAATAAATGGGAAGTTTTATATAGGAAGTACTATTAGACCTGTTTATATACGAAAATACGAACATTTCTCAGAATTAAGAAAAGGAAAACATTGTAATAAATACTTACAAAATTCATTTAATAAGTATGGAGAGGTCAATTTTAAGTTTGAGATATTAGAAAGAGTTGAATTTACTAAAGAAACATCCAGATTAGAAATGGGTAAACTTATAGTAAATTTAGAATCTGAATATGTTAAAACATTAAATCCTGAATATAACATAGATAGGATTATAGAAACTACAGGTAAAATAGGACATATTTTATCTGAAGAAACTAAACAGAAAATCAAGGAATCTAATAGAAAGAATAGAGAAAATAAACCTTTATCTAAATCAGCATTAGTAAGACTTGATAGAGAGCTTCGTAGAAAAGAAGGTAGATTATACACTAATCGTCCCTATAATAAAGGTAGTTTAGGTACTAAAAAAGGATGGAAACATACTCCTGAAGCTATTCTAAAAATAAAAGAGAGGAGTTTAAAAGAGGATAATAAAAAAAGAATAAGAGAAATTCAGAAAATATCTACATTAAATAGGATAGGGACTCATAAATCTGAAGAAGAAAAATTAAAAACAATGAATAGTAAGTTTGGTAAATCTAGAAAAATAATGATTTATAATAAAGAGGGAGTTTTGATAGACAGTTGTAATTTTTCTCCAGAAGCTGCAAGAATAACAGGGGTTAAAAGATCTAATATAAGTAATAACTTATGTGGATTATCTAATTATGCTGGAGATTATATATTTAAATATTCTAACTAGTGGGAAATTTTACAGATCAACTATTACCGTACACTCCATACATTGCTCAACTTCCAGTTGAACAAATGAAAAATGTTGGCGTCTATAAGCAACAGCAATATGATCAAGGAGTTGCTAAAATACAATCGCAGGTCGATGATATTGCTGGATTGGACGTAATTAGAGATATAGATAAACAATATCTTCAAACTAGACTTAATGATCTAGGAAATAATCTAAAGAAAGTGGCAGGTGGAGATTTTTCTAACTTCCAATTAGTGAATTCTGTAGGAGGAATGACTAAACAAATAGTCAAAGATAAGAATATACAGAATGCTGTAGCTTCTACAATGAGGTATAGGAAAGGTGTAGCAGATATGGATGCTGCTAAAAAGGAAGGTAAATCATCTCCTTCTAATGAATGGGATTTTCAAAATCAAGCTTCTCAATGGTTAAGTAATCCTGACATTAAATCAAGCTTCTCAGGAGGATATAATCCTTATACTAATTATAAGAAGAATGCTTTAGATACAATAAAAGCTCTTACTAAGGATGAATCTATTACAGATGATGCTTTTACTATTGACAGTAAAGGTAATCTTGTAATAGCTGATGCTATAGTAAGGAAGAAATTAGCTGGTATAGATCCTGGGAAAATACAACAGGCATTAATGGCTACTCTTACACCTGCTGATTTTAAACAAATGGAGATAGATGGTAGATATACATATTCAAATGTTTCTCCTGAACAATTTTCTCAAAGTATTAAATCCTCCTATAGAGGTAAAATAGATTTCTATAATGATCAAAAAAGAACATTACAGAATGCTAAAAGCAGTACAACCTCTGTCCTTCAGAAAAACAAACTAGATGAACAAATTGCCTCATTAGACACTGTCATAGGAGGTATATCTAACGAGCAAAAGCAAATGGATGATGCTTTAGCTCATGGTAATATAGAAGGCG